ACATGTGCCATACGGCCGTCCGGGAGTTTCACCGGTGCGGGCTCTTCCGTCTCGTCAACATCCTTGCCGACTTTGCGGTTGAGGTAGGTGTAAAGGACCTTCATCTTGAGGTCCTCGCGGTCAGTACGCTCCCTCTCGCGCCGGATCTTGTCCTTCTCTTCGATGGCTCGAACACCCTTGCCGGCGAAGCAAGACCCGATGAACTTGGCGTTTTGCCAGTCCCGTTCCATCTCCTCGTTGCGGTCAATGATGTTGTTGAGCGCGATCCAAGTCTGCTGGCAGACATTCATCCCAAGTTCTTCAGTTCCGGGAATGCCGGTGCTGATTGGGTGATGAATTGGATTGTCGCGAAGTTGAAACCAGCGGTATCGCGAACGATTCTCGTGGACGTACGCCTCCACGAGTGGCATCAGCAGCTGGGACTTCTCGTTGAGCGCCGTCAGGTTGGAAACTATTTCGTCCTGGACTTTCGCAGGGAGCTTGCTGATTGTTTTGATCAGCCGGTTGATGTGGCGCGGCCTCTGATAGATGGCGTTCTGCGCATCGATCATGAAGATGCTGTATGCGATAAAACACGCGCGGAAGAAAGCGCGCTCCTCGTGCAGACCAGTCATGGACCGCATGAGCTGGATGTTGCGCAGCTCGTAGTGATTGAGCGTCTTGAAGACGAACGACTTTCCGGAAATAGCAGCCGGGCTCACCAGAAACCCGGTATAGAGGAAGGTCTCCAGTTCCTGCCAAACCGATTCATCTACTTGCTTGTAGATCTCGGGTACTTTTATCTCAACGCGCTGATTCCCATGCCCGTTCGTCTGCCCGTTCTGCTGCGTGGGCTGGTCGGTCATGTTCACCTACGCTGTTGCGAAAATCTCGGATTGGTATTGCCTTGGGGCTGGTCAATCTTGGGTCGAACAGGAGGTTCGCGGACTGCCGGGCGCTCGATGACCTCGTTCTGCACGGACGGAGAAGCCACGTGTGGATTCTCTGGACTGCTCTCTCGCGGTCCCTGTCCCGGAGGCATTGGCCGTCGCAAATTGGCCGGCAGGGCCGCAGGCATACCCATCGTGGGCTGAGGAGGCGGTGAAGGAGGTGGGGGTTGGCGCGGGCCGCCCGGTTGCGGACCTTGGTGCACAGGAGCCGCCTGCATCGAAGGAGGTGCCGCGGCCTGCTGCTCCGGGGAGAGCGGCTTGAAAGGATCGAAGTCCTCTTGCTTGCCTTTGGTGCGGTTCTCTTCCGTGCCTTCGTCCTGAAGCCGCTCTTCTTCATCGAGCGCGCGAGCGATGTCCTCCGGCGTAGGCTCGATACCATCCTGCTCGGTGGCATGCTCTCCGGTCTTTTCCACCATCTGCGGGAGGCCAAGTTGGGCTCGAAGCGTGGCCGCCTTGCGCTCCAGTTCGATGAGTTCGAGTCGCGGGTCCTTGGTGTTTTCGAACTTGACCTCTTTGAGACTCTCGCGCTGGAACGTCTCCATCAAGTCGGCGTAGACCTCGAACACGCTGTCGAGGTAGTCCGTGCTCCAGCCGCGCATCTTCTCGTAGAGATACTTCTCGAGCGCTACGTTCGTTGTCTTGCCATCACGCCCCTTGATTGGGAAGACTGGCTGGTTGGTTCCTCGGTGGTCGCGGAAGTCCAAGCCATTGACACCGACAATCGTGTTCGAGAGCGTGATTTTCTTGCTCTCTCCGACGATGTTGAGGCCGGGAGTGGCCTTCTCGAGCGTGGCCGTGACTTTCTCCTGTCCATCGACGGACAATGGGGACAGCCAGATCTCGAGCTGGCCGATCTTGCGCTTCCAGAAGACGTCAGTGCCCACGTTCGTGAGCGTCCTGTCCAATTCGGCAATGAACTCAGGTTCCATGCGCTCTCCAGCGTCACACTACCGCTTAGACGCCCGCGCAAGCGGAGCGGAGAGATATGCAAGGATAGATACCCTAAATAGGCGGAAGCCCGGGAAGTGGCGAAACTCCCGGGCTTCGAGGTGAACTTGAAAAGCGACGACTTAGAAGCCGAACGCCTGGCCGCCCTGCGCCGTGAAGAGGCGCGAGCCCTGACCGAGCAGCGGGTTGTTACCCGAGTCGAGCAGGTCGCCGTACGTGTCGGCGGACGTGCCGTAGAGCGTCGTTCCGTCAGTCACGTCCGTGCACGTGGCCGATGCGTCCTCGATGACGATGGCCGAGTCGCTCGGGTACGAGGCCGACATGCTGTTGAGCCAGCACGCCTCGTAGTACGTGATGACGCAGAGCGTGCCCGGGTCGGTGCCCGGGGTCACGACGAGGATCTGGCTCTGGTCGAAGTTCGTGACCAGCTCGGAGAACACCAGCTCTTGGCGGATGTCGAATGGCCACTTGTGCTGACGAAGCGAACGGACCATGCCGTCGACGCCGCCCTTGTACCCCAGCTCCTGCACGATGCCCGCGGTGTAGAGGAGCGTGCGGTTCAGGGTGAGCGTCATCGGCTCGGTCACGTTCGGCACCAGCTCGGCGATCTTGTCACCGAAGCCAACGCCACGCACCGGATCGATACCGCGGCTTTCCGACCAGTCGAAGGTCGCCAGCACGCCGACTTGCTTCTGCGTCGGGGTACCGGTGGTGTACGGAGTCGACCACACACGGTTCTTCTGCGAGATGGCCACCCGGGTGTTGGGCGAACTACCTCGGCGGTAGATATATGTGTCGGAATTGCCGCGCATCTGCTTACCTCAGTCCTCCCTCGTCATAAACTCCTCATTGTTTATCTCAGAGGAAATATAATGACTCCCCGTGAAGAGAACGCCCGGAAAGCGGCGCGGCGCCGATTTGAAGCCAGGAATCTTATCTTCCGCTTCAAGAAGAAGCACCCCAATTGCAAAGACTGCGGCAATTCTTGGCATCCGTGTCAATTGGACTTTTACAGGCCAGAGGGCGGCCCGTCGCGAGCGATCTCCAGGCGTCTCTTACGCTCTCTCGAAGTCATTCAGCGCGACATGGAAGCGTGCGACTTGGTCTGTGCCAATTGTGGCCGCCTGCGCACGTGGCACGCGCAGAGGGCCAAGCGGGCAGGCCCGACGTAGGTCGCTTCGGGAGCGTTGTAAGATATTCCCCATGCGACAAGGATACGAAACTGCACCCGAGTGGCTCGAAAGAGTCTCCACCTCCGCCGAAAGCTCACAGACGCGTCAGCTCGCGCGTTTCGCCCTCGACCAGTGGAACAGTCTGCTGCAGTCGTGGGAAGTGCGCGGCGTCAAGACGCGCAGGTCTCTCTACGACCTGCTGTCCGGCATCCTGCAGATCGCCCGCACGCTCAAGCACCACCAGTATATGACGCCCGTCATCTCTGGCAAGGATACCTTCTATTTCCCGGTGTTCGCAGAAGCGTGCGATTACCGCGGCAAGAATCGCCCGCACGACGCGGTAGTGACTGGACTACCGGTCCTGTCGCATCGTCGGCCCCAAACCAAGAAGTGGGGCAACACGATCCTCAAGACCTAGTCACTCGACGACGTTGGCTTCCGCTTCGTAGCGGTCCAGCTCCACAGTCAGGCCGCGCATGAGCTGCTTGCGCATGTCTTCCAGCTCGCGATGCTTTTGTGCCAGCTCTTGGAGAAAGAGCTGGACGTAGCGGTCCTGTACCTTGGGGTGCCTGTGCTCGATCTTCTCGCGCGTCTTGAGTAGGACGTCAGCAGCCTTCTCGAGCGCCTTGTCGATGGGAGGTAGCTTTCCGCGCGTCTTCTCGACAAAATCGACAATCGCCTTGTCGTATTCTTTGTCGTCGCCGTCGCGCTCGAGCTTCTCTTTCACCTGAGTCGTGATGTCCTGCTGGGCTTGCAGCCAACGCGCTGCGATGCGCGACGCCACCGACTTGTGAATCTGTCCGTCGTAGACGCCTATCGACTTCAGTAACTTCTCGTCGATGTCATTGCCGTGCATCCATTCGACGTTGTCCCCGTCACCATCCATCCAAACCGAAACGTCGACTCCACCGAGCGCCCCATGAAGAGCGTCGAGTACCTGCAGTCCCGTCATGACGGATGACGAAGTCAGTTTGGCCAGATCCTCTACAACGTCCTCGGTGAAAGGCACCAGAACGTAGGCGTCTCGACCCACACGGATCAGGTATTTCTGCGGATCGAGAGGATCTGGCGAAGGGCTGAATTTGCCGGCAGCCTCGGCTTCCTCGGCTCGGAGCCATCGGCTCGCGATGCGCGACGCCAATGTCACGCGGGTGGTAACGAGCGAACTCATGCTGTCCGTCCGAGGGTAACGCGCCCCGTGTCCTTGGAGCCAGGCGTCAGCAATCTTCGAGGCGGTGGTAGGCTCGGCCGGAGTACCCGTGCTCTTCTGTGCCCACTGGGTTTTGTCAGGCATCTCGAACACGGTGCACCTGTATCCCTGAATAGTCAGATAGCCTGAGAATTTCGCCTCCTTCACTACTTCGGGAGGGAGCTTCTCAGGCTTCCAGGAGCCATCAGGCTGCAGGCGAAATGCCACTCCCGGTTGCAGTCTGGGTTCTGAAGTCCCTTCAACCATTAGAGACCTCTGAGGTCAGATGCTGCCCTCGCCCATAGCTCCGAATGCGATGACAGTTTGCGCAAACAATATCACACTTGACGACCTCTGCCAGGATCCGGTCTCTACCCCATCGCTTGACACGGGGATGGGATAGATTGATGATTTTATCCCCTCTATGATCAAAATCCATCACATAATGAGGAAACTCATTCCTGCAATCCGCGCAGGGCTTAGACTTCAGACTGCGAATAAATTCCGCAACATCTAGCCGACGAGCCTCTGCCTGGGCAAAGTACACAACTTTGTTTGCTTCGTAGTGGGATCTGCCGCTTTTCTTTCGGCATTCCACACAACGAGCCGACAGTCCATCCCGCTCGGACCAGTCAAAATGCTCTCGGTCAGCCGGTTTCGGTAGACCGCACTTGGTGCAAGTCTTGGAACCGGCTTCCATAGATCACTTGCCCGACTCGACGTTTGTTTTATCGGAATGATGGCCCTTGCCACGACGGTCAAAGTAGTACGTTTTGTTAGAAGACTGGTCGCCGTAAAGGCCGTGGACCGCCTTCTCGATCTGCTCGAGCGGCTTGTCGAGGTCCTCCACCGTATCGACGCACTCGAAGACGCCGGCGGTCTTCTGGACGATGGTGGCGATCTTCGGGCGGAGGGCAGCGAACTGCGGGCGCTTGGAGATCTCGATGGCGCGCTGCAACCCGGCGAGGATGGACACGATCCTCGTGTAGTTGCGAGCGGCCGGCTCCGCGGCGCTCTTGAGCTTCTTGACCTGCTCGCCGATGAAGGAGATGTCGTCCTTCAGGGAGTTGTCGCCGTAGCTGCCGAACTCGCCCTTGTTCTTGTAGCCGGTCGGCTTCTCGATCTGGCCGAGCCACTGGACTTGGGCTTGGAGTTCGTCGCAGACGCGCTGGACCGCTTCCGACTGCGGATCGGTCTCGGCCAGGCGCCGGGCGGTAGCTTGGATGTTTCGGAGGCCGGTCTCGAAGTCCATTGAGTTCCTCGTTCTCTGTGGATCAATGAAAGTTTATGAAGTTGCCGTCGCGGGTCATGAAGTCGGTACAGTTCTTCATGACCATCAAGCACTGCCCGAAATGCGATAAAGACAAGTCTTTGGAAGACGATTTTTACAAGAATCGGTCCAAGAAGGACGGGCATCAGGCCATATGCAAAGAGTGCGTGGGGAAGAATACGAATCGATACTATGTTCGAAATAGGTCCCGGTTGAAATCACAGATTGAGGAGAGTAGGCTCAAGCGGGCAAAAGAGAACAAAGAATATGTCCTATCTTACCTGCGTGAGCATTCGTGCGTCGATTGTGGTGAAGGAGACCCCGTAGTGCTCGAATTCGACCACATAGGCAAGAAAACACGCAACATTGCAGCTATGATCACCCGAGGCAACTCCATTGAAACAATTCAGGCGGAGATAGCCCAGTGCCAGGTACGATGCGCTAATTGCCACCGGCGGAAAACAGCCAAGGACAAAGGCTACTTCCGGCTATCAGCCGCGTAAAGCCTTCTTTAGCGGGATTATGTCAGCAGATTCTTCGGCAGCGGCAACTGCGTGAACCTCTGCCTCAATCGTGTGATGACGCTTTGCGCGTTTCCCAATAGCATAATTGCGCATGACCTGCTCGGCCGCTGCATTCAGGTTGTCCGAGCTGAACTGGCAGGCGGTCCCATTCGGGCCACACTTGCCCTCGGCGACCGCACGGATGACCGTGGTCTTGGCGAGCAGGCGGATGTACGCGCCAGTCAAGCCTTCCGTCATGTTGATGACGGTGGACCAGGTGTCCTGCGACACTGACGGATCCGGCGTGGCGTGGTACTCCGACAGGAAGCACTTGAGCATGTTCGAACGATCCTCGGCGTCGGGCAGAGGAATCTCGAACTTTACGTCGAAACGACCGGGACGGTTGACGAGCGCCTCGTCCATTGAGGCGATGTCGTTGGTCGAAGCCATCACGACTACCCCGGCGTTCTCTTGAGCGCCGTCGAGGCAAGCCAAGAACTCGTTGAGGACGTGCGTGTCCGAGCCGTACAGACCGCTGCTGCGGTCGCGACCGAAGAGGTCCATGTCCTCGATGAAGACGATGCATGGTGCCAGCAGTCGTGCGGCCTGAAAGAGCGAGGTGACGTCGCTCGAGCGCTCGATGCTCTTGCCCGTGCACCAGATAATCGTCATCTTGCCGACGACTTCGCAGGACACGGCACGGAAGATCTTGGTCTTCGCCATACCGGGCGGCGAAATGAGGATGACGTTGGAGTTGGGGCACATGCCGAGCCCCTGGAGCTGCTCGGAGTGCTGCAGGACTTCCACCGTGCTCTGACGGATTCCGTCCTTGAGCAGCGGCTTGAGGATGATGCCAGACCATGGAGTCGGCGTCACTTCCATGAAGTCCAGGTGGCCGCGCACGTACGAGAGGCACTGGCGGTGATAAATATCGTTCGCCAGGAGCGACGCGTTCATGTCGGCAATGAACTGCTCGGCCGCACCCTGCTGAGTAGGCGCTGCCATGACCGAAATCGAGCAGCCCATGCTCTCGAAGCAGAAGTCTGCGGTCACTACCAGGTGCGCGCCCGTACCGATGTGCTCGACAAAGAAGTTGCCGAACACGGGCAGCGTGACTTTGGTGTTCGGAGCGATGGTGATCTGCTCCGACTGGATTCGATATTGGTAGCTGCCCTTGAGCATGTCCTTGAATTCGTACTGATCCAAGAACGGAACGACCTTGTAAGTCGCCTGCTCGCCCGCGAATAGCCTCGAGAACGCCCACGCATTCAGGTCCCGGAAAACGGGCGGGAATGCCTGATTGAGCGTGACAACGGTGTGCAGCTCGCAGCCGAGCCACAGCTCCCGGATGTGTGCGTGAGGGTCTGCCGGTGCCCAACGAATTGGCCGCCTGGCGGCCATGGCACGCTGGTCGAGCTTGGCGAAATACGAGTCGAGGAGATAGTTGACCGCACCCGACACGGGCCCGGGAACCGCGTAGTCCACTTCCGCCAGCCTTCCAAGATATGCGGCAGCGGATCTGAGGGTGCCCATATCCCTATCCTACCAGAAGAAGCTTAGGAAGCGGTTCGGAAGTGGCCGAGGAAATCCCGTAGAAAGGTTCGAAGTAATGGGCACATCATACGCGAAAGTGATCTCGAAGTTCTACCGGCTCCGGATGGCCGAACAGCTTCAGGACTTTCTCGACTCGTTGCCCGTGCGTGGCGTGCACGAATCGCACATGGGCGACAACATCTACATGGCCAAGGGAGAACTGCGTGTAGGGCACACGTATTATCCAGTGGGCATACGGATCTGGCTCAAGGCCGGGCAAGTCGTTGCGCACATCGAGGCTCCGGATGTTCACCTGTCGGTCTTCGCCGAGCCGTTCGACCCGTTCAAAACGGCCGAGCTAGTGCGGCTCGCGGCAATGAAGGCTGCGTCCTAACTCTCCATCACGTGCGCAACCTGTACCTCTTCGCAGGAGTATCCTTCCGGAGAGTCTTCTTCGGAGTCTTCCTCGGGGACCAGGTCGCGGAGACGCCCGCTGTGGTCTAGGTCGTCGAGGAAGACCTTCTCCGCGGGGTCCAGTTGAAGCTTGCTTCCGAGCGCGGCGCCGCAGTTCCGACAGCCCCAAACGGGGAGTCCGCCATCTGCAGGGCCCTCGGAGTAACCGCCGGACAAATACCAGTCGTGCATCACGACTCCATTACGTGAGCAACTAGCTCGAGTTCGAAGATCTCCTTGATCTTCTCCTGCGAGAGGCCGCCACGTAGTGCCGCTCGAATGCCTTCGCGGAGCTGGACCTCCGGCCGTTCGAAGTTTTTCGGCGAAGAGGAGGCGTAGAAACTGTCAATTTTGACAGTCGGATTGGGCTCGACGAAGAAGTCGGGATTGCGGACGCGATCCTCCGCTGCCCAAGTACCCAAGTGCTCGTTCTTCCACTCCGGGCCAGTGGTAGGAATCTTCTTGGGCTCGGGCTTGATCGGAAACTCATGCCCACCGATTTTGACCTTCCCCTCGCGAGCTGCCTTACGAAGAATATCTCTATCGTCCACTTCGAAACCGTACAGTCCCCTCGATTGGAAAAGCCCTGGCTCGTCTACATCCTCAAGTGTTCCGATGGCTCTTACTACACGGGGATAACCAACGACCTAGCCAAGAGAGTCGAAAAGCACAATTCGGGCAGAGGGGCTAAGTACACGCGGACTCGAACGCCCGTGATACTCATGTACGCCAAGCCCGTGGGCACGATGGTTGATGCAATGAGAGAAGAGCGTCGCATCAAGAAGCTCACACGCGAGCAGAAAGAGAAGCTCTTCACCTGACGGAAATTGTAGCCGCCAGGATGTAGTATCTGTCGCGATGTCTCGCGAATTCGAGAACGCGATGTGCGGCTACGCTGCCAGGAGTATCTTGAACGCGGACCGCCCGCTCGCGAGGCATGAGATCTTTCCCAAAGAAGGTATCTTTGCCGGGAGCCTGAGCAAGTCCTGGCAGAACCGCATTCTCGAGTGGTTCGTCAAAGACGGTCACGTCACAGAGCGAAAGCGCAACGGGGTCTTGCTTTACGAGGCCCGTAACAAAGCCGCGCTCGCGGACACTGCACGGGCCTGTCCGCCCATCGAGGAAGAAGAAGAGGAAGCGCCTATGCGGACTGCAGGCTACAACAAGCAAGAATGGGACAAGTGGGCGAGGGTCACGGTTGCACTGCGTGCCCTCAAGCGGCTCCTGGCATCCCATCAGAGCGACGGCGATTCGGCCAAGTGGCAGCCGCGGACCACACTCTTCATCGCCAAGAAGGGTGATAAGTTCCAGCAGCGCGCGGTCATGGACCCGAGCTGGCAGAAGGCGTTCCTCAACGAGTGCGTTGACAACGGCGTGCTCAAGATCAAGGACGAAGTCGGGATCCCGCTCTACGGGATCAAAAGCTTTGCCCGAGTCACCGGCATCATCGAACAAAACAGCGAGCTTTGCGTACACACGCTCCTGTGGCCAGACACACCTTGCACCATCGACCACACGCGACTCCAGAACGACGAGGAGGAAGAGGAGTCAGAGGAGGAGACGGAAGAGTCGGAAGAGGAAGCTGGCGAGGATGAGGACGACAAGCCCGACGAGGACAAGGTCGAGGAGAAGATCCCTGAGGCTGCTGCGCAGCCTCAATTTCCCGCGCAGGTCCCGACCGTCGAACCCCACAAACCTGAGACGGACGAAGAGTCCAACGACAAAATGGGCGAATCGAACGAGGCACTCGCTGCAATTCTCGACCTGGTGACGAGTGTGGCCGATAATCAATCCGCCGTCACGCGCACGATCGAAGCGAATAACCAGCTCCAAAGACGCCTCCTCGGCGAACTCGAACACCTGCATTCCAAGCTCGACAAGATCCACGACGAGAACGTGCACCTGCGCAAGGAGCACGAGGAGATGGGAGAGACGCTCGAGTCGATGCAGGAGCAACTCAGCAAGGTCGCCAAGGCCATTAGCCCCGAGGAGTCTTCCATCAACGCCATTCGCAAGCGCCTGGGCGAACTGGAGAAGCTCTCGAAGGACCACGCCGACGCTCTGCACAGCAGCAACCAGCTGATGAAGGGAAGCCTGGCCGAGGCTGCAACAGCCATGGTCAACGCAGCGGCAAAGGCGTTCATCCAGACGGACCACTCGGCGGTGCTGATCAAGATGGAGACTGTCGAAGGCCATCTTGTCGAGGAACAGAGCCGCACGCAGCAGGTGCTGCGCGAAGTCTTCGAAGCGCTCGAGCGGGTGCGCGCCGAGTATAGGAGCAACACGCGGACGCCGGCCATCCTCGATCGCATGAACGCGATTGCCGAGGAGTTGCAACGGCTCCAGGGCCTTCTGCCGGGACTCAGCACCGATAATAGCGGCCTCAATCTCGTGAGCGACAAACTCGCCCGTGCGCAGGGTCGCCCGTAAATTGTAGCAGTTGGTGAGTACCCTCTCGAGGTGAGAGATCTCGATGAATCTCCGTGAAGCCATCCGCACAATCGTTCAGGAAGTCGCCGGCGAGGAGATTCGTCGCATAGTGCGAGAGGTCCTCCTCGAAGAGCTGATGGCAGGAGAGAGCCCCAGGACCGTCGCGGCCAAGAAAGCGGCGGCCACCAGGCGAGCGAATCTGGCCAGCAGGTCCGCTCCGACCGCGAGTCCGACCAAGATCCCGCATCTGGCTCGCAAGCACGGCGTGTCAGTCGGCCAGAAGTACAAGGGCAAGCATTGGGACCCCAAGACGAAGGACAGGGTCATCGAGGTGGCCAGGCTCGAGGACAAGGGAATCGTGCCCAAGATCTTGCAGTCGTCCTCCAAGCGCACCGCGGCCAAGCGGATCTCGTACGCCCGGCTCATGCACTCGTACGACCGGGTGGAGTAATGACACTCCGGGCTTTGCTCCGAGAGGTGGTGAGGGTCGAAATCCGGAACATCGCGCGCGATACAGTTCGCGAGATGAAGCCAGTGGCGAGGCCCTCAGTCGAGACGCGCGACAGGACGCCGGCCTACAAGGGAGACTCTCACGCCAAGAAGTCCGCCCGACTCCGCGTGTGGGAGCTGGTCCTCAAGACCATCGGCACCAAGGCGTTTCGCAAGGGCCTGCACTTGTTCCTTGCCTCCCGCGAGGGCGGGGATGCGTCTACCCTCCGAGGACTTGGCGTGCCGGACCAAGCCATGCTGGCTGTGGACCTCGACGCCAAGGCGCTTTCGGAGTTCCGCCGGCATTATCCTGACGTGCCATGCCGCCATCAGGACGTGGGGGACGTCCTGGACGAGTATCACCGCAAGCTCGAGTCCGTGTGGCTCGACTTCTCGTCACAGGTGACCGAGAACACCCTCAAAAGGGTCGGGCGTGCTGTGCAGGCTATTCGCCCAGGAGGCGTGCTCGCCTGCACGTTCGCCATCGGTCGCGAGAAGTGGTGGTACGGCGCCAGGGAAGACGACACGCCGGGCACCAGCGAAGACAGACTCAATGTGCTGCAGGGGTTCCTGGCCGACCAGCTGCCGTACAGCCCGCGAGTGCTCGCCAGATTCGAGTACCAGAGCGAATCGATACGCGGACCGGGCGCCCTCATGGCTGTCATGGTCGTGCAGATGCAGGCCGGCAGGGACGCCAAGAACTCCCGGCTACAGGCGCTCGACTACCATGACTTGCAAAGGGACGCTTTGCGCTACGTCGGCGATCCGAATCTGTGCTGGCTGCTCAACCTCACCGAGGACAAGGCAGAGAAGCTCCGCGCTCGCGTTCGCGAATATCCGCCACCTCCGTAACTGGACGCGGCTCAGGTGTAAACGGGATAGCTCATGGCGACACTAATCGACCGGCCGACCTTCGATGCTCGCATTTGGCTGGTAGCCCGCGCGGTGCAAGCCGCTCTGCGAACGTCGAACGTCCCACAGAGGCTGGATTACTTCTTCCCCGTTCCTGGTGAGATGGGCTCGCTCTTCGACAAGGGCGCTCCGCAGCATATCATTCGGGAACTGAAGGACAAGAAGTGGCAGGGCAACTTCTTGCTGCTACTCTCCACTAGGGGAGCCGTGACAGTCAGCGGCAATTTCACCTCGGTCAAGAATAGGTATTTCTTCGAAAACCTCATCGAGGGCGTCAAAAAGCGTGGACCCGAGTACAACACTCTGTTGGACCTGGTCTGGCAAGCAAGCGGCGGCGAGGCTGGAGGGTGGAGAGCCTTGGTTGCAGAGAAGAACGAGACGACACCGAGTCCGCCGCCAGAGCCCGAGCCGGAAGTCGACACGGACAGGCCCGCCGAGATCGTCGTGGACGCACCTGCCACCATGGCAGAAGAGATCCCGACCAAAGCCCCGCGCACTACGGACCCGATGGAGGTCCTGCGTCACATCGAAGCGGTCGTCATGACCCTCCTCAACTACGAGGAGAAGATCGCCGACAACATCGTCTACGTGCGCGACGACGTCATCAAGCTGCACTCGCGCAACGACAAGCTCAACGAGAAGATGCGCGCGCTCCACGAGCGTATCGCAGCGCTCGAGGAGAAACTGCAACTCCCCACGCCTCCCATGCCGCAGGAGGCCGCAGAGCCCGTGGTCGACCAGGAGCTGCGCGACCAGGTACAATCCGTAATTGTATCTGTAAATTCCATGAGCAGCGCGGTAAACACCATGAAGCAGGAAGTGCAGCAAGTGGTCGAATCCTCTCTCCACCAGTCGGCTTCGGACCGGGTCCAGCAGATCCAGTCGTCGCTGGCCCGCATTTCCAGCGAGTTCGGGGCACTGCGTGAGCTGGCGCTCGAGACCTTCTCGGAGGTCGGCCGATGAGTGATGTGGAACTCAAAGAGCTTCTCGCGCAGTACAAGGGCAGCTCTGCTCAGATGAGCGAGAAGGCCAAGGCCATCGCCGAGAACAACATCTGGAACGTGTGGCAGAACACCGCCGGGATGCCCAAGTACAAGGACCGTCGCCATTGGGCGGCGGCCACCTTCGGGGGCGCACCCGCCGAGTACGAGATCCGGTCGCAGCTCTTGCAGGCAGGACCGTGGGTCGAGCCCCTGTGGGCGATGATCGACGATGGGATCTCCCGCAGCTCGGTGCGCAACCTCTTCCGGCAGGCCCGTACGTCGGCTATCAAGAAGAAGCTGCCTCCTGCCGAGGCTCTGAGCCTGGCCATCGACGAGTACAACAAGACTGGCCATCAGGCGCACACGCCCGATGGCAGAGTCTACCGGCGCATGAGCCCGCTCGAGAAGCAGCGCTCGCAACCTCCGCCCTCCATGTCGGACGTCCCTACCGAGATGGATATGGACAGCTCGCAGAATCGGCGGTCCAAGCAGTTCCTGTCGCGCCTGACTGCGCTGGCCGACGAGTTCCTGCGAACTAGTGTCCCCGGTCTTTCAGGCATCGACGAGATGGGTGCCAAGATCGCGAAGGAAGAATTCGTGTCCTTCGTCCGGGAGGCGGCCGAAGACCTGCGCCGGCGCGTGTACGTTCTGCGTTCACAGATGAAGCGTGATCGCACCGCGGCATCGCGCGTGTCCCGAGAGGAGCTGCGGTATGCCTCGGAAATCCTGGGGATACCCATCGTATGGGGTCGTGACCTCGACCTGCGTAAGGCCAAGAAGATCATGCTCCAACGCTGCGCTCAGCTCCATCCCGACAAGGGAGCCACTACCGAGCAGCAGAAAGCCGAGTACAGCGCAGTCGTGGAGGCGTACAAGACCTGCGAACGCTACATGGAAGGACGCAAATCCCATGAGGATGGAGACCGAAGTCATGAAGGCCAGTAGTCCGAAACTTCCCGCCGCCGGAGGGCCCCGTTCTTCCAGGACGAAGCCTCTCAGCTTCGACGACTTCACTCCCGACACGGAGATGAGCGAGAACCAACGAGCCGCCCAATTTCTCGACTGGTGCGCCCGCAATTTGCCGGGTCGGTACGTGCCGTACGTGTGGATCACCAAACACGCGTACGTCAAGTCGAAGGTTCCTCGGCTCGACAACATCGACGTGGAAGCTTTGCGCCGCAAGCGCATGGACTCCATCAAGAAGATCCTCTGGAGCGAGTATCACCGCCGCACGGTGTCCGCTCCGCGTGATCAGGAGCCGGGCGTGCGGGCCACGACCGATTCGGATGACCTCGCCGGCACCGACTATTTGCGCCGCACGCGCCGCATCGCCAACGGCGTGAAGGCCGCGCAGGAGACGCGCGAGAAGATCGACGTCACCGAGATGCGCAACAAGGACCTGAAGGCGATGGTCGAGCGCACGGACCCGATCATGAAGCAGCTCGGCAAGGCCGACTTGCTGAAGCGCCTGGAGCTGCCGCCCCGCCGGCCGGACGACGACGAGGACTGATCCGTGCCGTCTGACAGGGTGATCCGCTGGAAGCGGAAAGGGCGCCGGCCCTCCAAGACTGACGTCCACACCATCCTGCTCGACTTTCTCGGTGGAGCGGGGACTGTGGAGGTAGGCAAGGACAGGTTCTACGTGCGACTCGAGGGTTCATGGTCGCACCCTCTGAGGCGGTTCCCGGAGTTCCTAACAAAGGCCATGCACGCGGTGGCTTCCAAGCCCGACCCGCGCTTTCTCGAGCGCATCATTGAAGTGTGGAAGGACCGTAGTAGCCTGTACGTGATGACCCGCCAGCAAGACGATTTCACGAACGGGGTCGCCGAGCGCATCGTAGATGTCTTCGCCCGCGCGTACGAAGCCGAGAGGGAACCTCTCTGATGAACACCATCCAGCTTCTGCAGATGTTCGCGCGGACAATGAAGGGGCGCGTTATCGCAAGCGGCAACAACTCCGTGGGATTCTCCATGGAGGGCGTTCTCTACAAGCTCACAGTAGATGGCGACAAGGTCATCCTGCACCAGCTCTCGGGCAAGGAGCGCGGCAAGCAGGCCGAAGTCTCTACGCTCAGCGAACTCGCTTCCAGTCAGTCCAACCTCGAGGAGAACTCCCATGCCCACATGTTCTGATCCCGGATGCAGCTGCAACCGTCGTGACCGCTCCCGTCGCACCAACAGGAAGACCGACGCCTTCTTGTGAGGTCAGGCCGACACCCTTCGCCGGCTCGCTAAGATCCCTGATCTTTCCGTTACTTTCGAAGATGGGTTTCATTGGTTCGAGATTGGTGGCTACAAGGCGCCCGGAGTCGTACTGCATGGTTGCGTGAGTATTCGCACCAGAGTTCAGAAGTGGAAACACCCGAACTCTGGTGCCAATTCACAAGCGTCGTCCTGAGTAGTCGAAGAGCCCGAGTTCTATACGTTCCGCGAGGGACGCATGTGGATCTGCGCCTGGCGTCGGTTTGATGTGGTGTCGCAAGGTCGCACCGAAAAGATCGCGTGCGAGCGAATGCTTCGAACCGTGGCAGCCTACACCATCGATTGCGCGAAGGATGGAACGCTCAAGCTCGGCACTGTCAAGAAACCCACCAAGGCACTTCTAGAGCGCCGGCGCCGCGCCCACCTGGCGACACACGGAAACTAAAGTGTGACGAAGACCTAGGGCTAGGCCAGATTAGCTACGGCGCCGCCCTTGAACAAAACCCATTCACCCTTTTCGTCCAAGACATGGAGCCGTCCGTCGTTGAACGGTGGTTCGCCTTTGTAGTAGAACTGGATTCGGAACCCTCGGAGAGTGTCATAACCTTCTGGATGACCGGCTTTCTTTGAGTGGAACTTGCGAATGGCAATCGCACGCTTCAGCACAGGCCAACGGTTTGGAGCTGAAGAGCGCCAATTACCAACGAACAAGTCTTGGGCTCGGATGAGCAACACATTGCCAGGCTCATTGTTGCAGCATTTGGGGTCTTTGCAAGTACCCCAATTCGATCCGTCTTGGCGTTCGAGACGGATTTCAATGGATCGATCTAAATCGGGCTCGCCATTCTTGAGTGCGGACTGGATGACCGTACGCAGTTTGGCGATGATCGGGTCTCCTGGCACATAGCAAATCTCACTCGCTTGGATCCATGAGTCATCCAAGTCTTCGGGCTGCACCGCGAAGCTGATGTTCATGAGAATCCATTGGTCAGGCTGGAACTCGGCCGTGTAACCTTCTGGCGCTAGGATCGAATTGATCTTGCGCGATTCTGAAAACGTAACGATGTTATCCCAGTTATCCGCAACCGGCGCGGCTTTCGCCTTGCGGCTGAAGAGCACGAGAGGGAGAGCCAGGAGAGACCGAAGGAGACTGCGCCTGCGCATACAGATACGTTACGCATTCATTAGATATTTGGAGTACAAAAAACCACCTTCGTGAGGATACTCACAGCCAAGCGGATAGTAGTATCATCAAACTCCAGCATTTGGATATACCAGCCAAATGTACTCTTGCATATGGAAACTCGAGTCTGTCGTCTGTGTGGTGGTGATCCGAAGCCTCTTACAGAATTCTACGAGAACCGCGTAACTCGTGGTGACAAAGTCTATGTCACACATAGAACCGAATGCAGAGGGTGCACAGATGAGCGCACTCGCGAATACCACCAGAAGAATCGCGACCGCGTGATCCTGAACAACTGCCGTAAGGCAGACAAACTTCTCGGACTGAAAACCACAATCACACGTGAAGAAATCAGAGAGCTTATCTCTAAGCCATGTGAATACTGCGAGACTCCGGAAGAAAAGATGGGCGTTGATCGTAAGGATAACTCACGAGGTCATATGCCGGACAACACAGTTCCATGTTGCTTGAGATGCAACGCACTCAAGCGAGACATGCCGTGGGAAGCATGGATATTCCTCGTTCCAAAGATCCGAGAAGCCATGCAGTTAGGATTGTTCGGTGACTGGATCGGTCACAATCGCGGAAGTAACGAGATCGGCAAGCGCAAAGCCGCCAGTCCGGCATTCCGTGATATGCGGCTCCGGGAAAATCGCGATGGACGGTCCTAAATCACTATTGGCTAACGCGGATCTGCAAGGTTGCCACTATATACTCTAGTGGGAACACCGGCACGTAGATCGCGTCGACCAGAACGATCGTCGGATCGTTCGGCGAGGTGGCCACCGAGATTCCGGAGACCGACTGCACGATCTGCTTGTCGATGAGCTGCCCGAACATACCAACCACCTGGTTGTTGATGTTCGTCAGCGTCGCGTTGGTCAGCTTGTTCCCGATGAAGGGATCAAGCGTGTTGCGCATCGTCTGCTGCACGTACTGGATGGTCAGCGTGACAGACGGGGTCCGCGTGATGACCGTATCCAGGCGCGTGGTCAGACCTTGGCGGATTCGCAGGCCGGACAGCACCTGCTCGATGATGGTGACGCCTGCGACGGCGACTTGGTTGGCAACCGTGGGGTCGAGCACCGTGCCGAGCGACGTGAAGCCCTGGATCTGGCGCCGCGTGAGCGGAGTCGCCACGTCGATCGCCGGGTTGCACGTGGAGCCCGAGACGGCCGCTGCCATGAACGAACCGTCGATGAGCTGCTCGAGCGAGTTGCCGTTCGTGTCGGTCACCGTCACGACGAACGAGTCGGGGTAGACCACGATCATCAGCTCCGAGGAGAGCCCCTGAGCGATGGCCTGGACACCGAGCGCCGTCGTGCCGACTGCGACACCCACCACGCCCATGCGCTCGCCCTCTTGACGGGGGCTGCTCATGAAGACGCAGTGCTGGTTGAGGTACGTCATCACCGAGGGATCGGTCGTCAGCGGCGTGATGACGTCCGCCTTGACCTGACCCGAGATGGGCTTGCGCAGAGTGTCGATTGCCGCCGTGTAGGTGGCATCCGAAGCCTGCGACTGGCCCGGTGCACGCAGCACCTGCTCGAGTCCGACGATGACCGCGCCGTTGAGCAGCGCGAGCGAAGCCGCCAGCGACAGCGGGTTGTCCGGCGTCGGCGTTCCGAAGTTCATCTGAATCGTCTTCAGGTCTCGGAACAGTGCCGGCGCCAGATCCGTCTTGCCGTACTGATACGAGATGTAGTAGACGTCTCCGATGGACGGCTGGAAACCCTTGTGCGGGTACGTCGACACGATGCCGGTGGTGCCCGGCGCCATGTTGATCGTGTTGTACACGAAGAGTTCGACGCCGGGGATTGCCTTGGTCGAGATGGCAGCGTCGCACGTGAAGATGGAGTTAACCACCAGCGTGAAGCTGCCGCCGTTGTCGTAGTCGCCAGCGGAGGCCGGCAGCACCGTGAAGCGCAGACCGGTCGTCGCGTCCGTGTACGTCTGGCCGGGGAAGCCGTAGCCGTGAGAGCCGCTGCTTCCGGCCGAGGACGAGACCTGGAAGCCCGCCATCGAGTTCTCGCCGATGCCGCCGCTCATGCCCGGGACGATGCCGAGGCCAGCATCCGGGACGAATGCCGAGTTGGCGATGTTCGTGAAGGCGATGGTCGAGGCCGAGCCCACAGATCGGGAATCGATCTCGAGGTAGTTGCCGAGACCCTGGACATTCAGGAAGTAGGCAACTGCCAGAGCACCGAATCCGGTGTTGTTGTTGAGCGCCGTGGAGATGAGGGCTGCCGTGGGCTGCGTACGGGCTGCCGAGACACCCGACGTGAAGCCGAGCGGCATGTTGCCCGTGCTCGCCTGCAGAACCGCAAGCTGCGACTGAACCGTGTTGATCCTCGAGGTGAGGACCAGCTCTCCCACGTACTGACCCACGCCCGCCGACGCCACGAGATTCGCCAGGACCGTGTTGGACGAGTCGACACCGTCATTGGTGCCGTGGACGCTGTAGAGGCCCGCCGTCTGGTTGCGGTGCAGGTTGAATGCACCGGAAGTGGTCGAGTACGCGATGGCGCTGACCAGCGGAGCGAGGGTCCCGAAGGCCGCCGTCGCATTGGCTTGCGTGATCGTGTTGACCGTGTCGTTGACGACGTGGACACCGGACGCGATGAAGTGCGCGTTGAGCGTCGTCTTCAGGGCGTTGGCGAGGTTTGCACCGGTCGTGTACGGACCGCCGACAGGATCCGAATCCACAGGCACTGCGTTGAGTGCCGTGTAGTTCGTGATGTCGTTGATCTCGTGGTGGACCGCGACACCGCCGTTGTTGTAGTGGGCCAGAACCTCGGTGCGGATCTGGTTGAGCAGCGTCGAAACCGTCGTGTCGTCCACCACCGATCCGCCGCCGGCGTAGGGGCCACCAGCCGCAGAGGCGTAGTTGACGGTGAAGGTTCCGGACCCGCCAGTCGTGATGAGCCACGCCTGGTTGTTGATGGCCGGGTATGTCGAGCCAGTGATGTAGACGTACGAGCCCGTTGCGAAGGCGTAGGCCGACGTCGTGGTCACGGTGAAGGAGACGCCCGCCACCACCGTGATGCCGGTGATCGGACCACCCGCCTCGTTGGCGTCGGTCACGACGTTCACGTAGTCGGGGTAGCCGTGCACTCCCTGCTGCGAGAGGTGGCGGTTGTACGCCTCCTGGAGAGCGTGAGCCAGCGTGATTGCCGTCTGCAGATTGGTCGCAGTCGGCGTGGTCACGACGTTCGTCGCATCCGACAGCTGGTGGGTCTGCACCGAGATGGCGCCGCCGCTCACGTAGCCAGTCTGGTAGGCCGAGAACTGGAGCGTGAAGTGCGTGCCGTCGACGACAGTGACGAGCCAGATGTCGTTGAGCGCCTGAACTCCCACCGCGCCCGTGATCTTGATCAGAGCGTTGGTCGTCAGGCCGTGCGCCGTGTTGGTCTGGATTTCGAAGAGACCGCCACTGTTCGTGACGGCCGCGATGCCGCCGCCGACTGGGTTGTTCTCTCCGAGGTGGACGTTGTAATGGGTCGCCAGGTCGTTGACCAGGGCGATGGCGGTCGGAAGATCGACTGCCGCAGCCAGGGGCTCGTAAGCCGCCGTGACATCACCACCGCTCGTGTACGCGCCGGTGAACACCGACCCGTTGAGCGTGAAGTGGGTCGCGTCGAGCATCGTCACGGTCCACGACTGGTTGATCGCCGCGGTCATGCCACCCGTGCCGGTGACACCCGTGATGGCGACCACAGTGCCGGTGCCGAAGGGGCACGGCGTCGTGGTCTGCACCTCGAAGAGACCGCCATTGTTCGTGACGGTCGTGACCGCGAGCGCAGTCGGGCCGTCCGCGTACAGGTGGTAACCCGTCGGGTATACCGACCCAACGTGCGCGTTGTACTGCGTGCGGATGTTGTTGACGACCGTGATGAGGCTGGCCGTCATCGCCGCCACGTCAGTCGGAGACGCGACCGAGAGGAACGCGTCGTTGATGGCCGTGACCACGTCGTTCAGAGGAACGGCGGGGCCGGACGGCAGAGTGACGCCGAACTGCTGGCCGTCGACCGACAGCTGGAGGCTGTCGTTGACGCCTTGCGAGATGTTGTAGGGCGCGATGGCCGTACCGACGAGCTGGGCCGGCTGGTTCAAAGCGTTGTACGAGCCCACCGAGGTGTTGTTGCTCTGCAGGCCGACCTTCGGAGCGCCGTTGGACTGTCCCGCGCCGACCGGCGTGATGACAGTGGCGTTCGAGATGAGGCCGGAGAGCGCCGAGCTGTTGACGTTGCGGCCCTTGATCTGCAGGATCGCCTCGGTGCCGCCCGCGAATGAGGTGGCCGACACGAGGTTGTTCGGTGCCGTGCTGAAGAAGGTGCCGGTTCCGTCCTTGTGAGTCTGGACGTCAGCATCGATCGCCGTGTTGAGCGCGGACACCACGCCGGCCATCGTCGTGATCCCGACCATGGGGACCGCAGCGATGTTGATGCCGTCGATGTTGAGCGCGATGTAGTCGGTCGATGCGAAGACCAACGCGTTGGGGTTGGCGACGGGCTGACCGAGGAGCAGAGCCGGGAAGGCAGTGCCCAGGTTGACCGTGACCGGCGCGTTGCCGTCGATGACCACCCCGCCGAAGTTCTGGCTGAAGGTGTACAGGTCGTACGGCTCGGGATTGGCGTTGGTGAACGAGGCGCCGTACGCGGGGTCCAGCGAGTCGAGGAACTGGACGGTCACCGTCTCCGGGACCGGGCTTCCTGCGCCCGTGAGGAACGCATCCGGGTTGTTCTGCACGCCGCTCGGCCACTGGACCTGCTTGGACAGACCCGAGACCGTGCCGAACGTCACGTTGAAGAGGTTGCCGCCGGTTGCCGCCGACGACACGGTGTACTGGCCCACTCCGCTCGGACCCACGGTCTGCACCGAGAAGGTGAAGACGTCCTCGCCGATGCGGTTGTACCAGAAGGTCGCGAACGCCTGGTAGTCGGCCGGGACCGGATTGGCCAGGGTCACGATGTTGGTCGAAGAATCGACCGCGTTGACCTGAACCGGAGGATGCGCCTGCGCGTCACGCCAGCTCTTGCCGACGTAGACGATGACGAGATCCGGACGGTTGGTCGGAAGGTCGATGCGGCCGTTGGTGATCGTCTGGTAGAGCGACTGACCCAGCGGCGTGTCGCGGCCGTTGCCAGTCGTCGGCGACAGCGGCATCACGAACTTGGTAGTGCTGACCTGGTTGGTCGTCGGGTCGGTGTAGCGGGCGAGCGGAGCCGCGAAGATGCGGTTGTCGACCAGAAGGCCCGTGATGACCGTCGAGTCGAAGTTCGCCGTGCCCGTCGTGTTGCCAGCCGCCACCGTGAAGGCGGTGCCCCACTGGATGGTGGACTGCTCGCCGTTGTTGACGATGACGAAGTCCGGGCCGTTCACGAAGTCGGTGCGGCCGGGGCCAATACCGCAGTTGGTGACCGACAGGACGTTGCTGTTGGGCAGGTAGTCGAACGTGTCCTGCCACGTGTTGAAGTAGTACGTGATGGCGACGATCGACCCAGGCTTCGGGGCGAAGGGCAGCGTCACGGTCTGGTGCTGTCCGTCGACAGCTGCGGCGAGAACCTGCTGGTTGTTGACCAGCACGGTGACCTTCGAGGGGTCGGTGGTCGTGATGCCGCCGCCCGAACCATCGACGATCGGTCCGTTGTAGACGCGGAACGCATTGTTGCGGCCCGTGGTTTGTCCCGGGTTGAAGCCGAGGGCGCCGTTGGCGTTGCCCGAGCCCACCAGGATGTTGCCCTGCGACACCAGCTGAACGTGGTTCAGGCCCTGGTTGTCGACGTGCACCGACGCCGTGAGGTCCGTGACGTTTGCCGCGTTGATGTCGTTGGCGATGTCCGAGGCGGCGCGCGTGGCGCCGGCCGTCAGCTTGATGGCGACGGTGTTCGTGTCATCGACCGTCAGTTGCAGCGTGTCGTTGACGCCGAGGATGATGTTGTAGGTCTCGGCCTTGGGCGCCACGAGGATGCCCGGAGTCGGCGTGACTTGCGGCGAGACGTTGTCGGTGATCCGAGTGTCGCCACGGTGGAAGTAGTAGTTGACCGCGACGATGTCAGTCGGCTGCGGCGGGATGAGCAGCTGGATGATGCCGTTCTGTCCGTCGACGGCCGAAACCACTGCTTGGCTGCCGTTGACCGTGACCGACACCTTCGTGGTGTCGTAGGTGACCTTGCCCACGCCCGATCCATCGACGATCGGGTAGTTGCGCACCTTGAACTTCGTGATCGTCCCGTTGGCGTTGCCGAGCACGGGCTGCGCGTTCGTTCCGCTGACCACGAAACGGCCAGTGGGATCCTCGCCGTACACCGGCGTGTCAGCGACGCTGCTGGAGCCGCGAATCAGCTCGAAGTTCGTCTGCGTCAGGCTCTCCTGCGCGACTCCGATCAGAACTGGGACCCGCAACCCGCCGAGGATCTGGTTCAGCACCGGCTCGGCCAGCGTTTGCACGTAAACGCCGGGGGGCGCGTAGGTCGAGAAAGGTCCGATGCCCATCTTAGCTCCCTTGGTCGAGCAGAAGTCTAAATATGCGTATTGGTATCGGCGGGCGACGTGGTCTGCGTATCGAGATTGGTATGCGTATCCGAGCTGGGCTCCAAACGTCGCCCATCATGAAAGCTCGAATATCAAAATTTCGTGATCAGTCGCCAGCTTTACGCTTTTCGACCAAGTAGCGGGCGACTCCCATCTCACGGACCTTGAGACTCTCACCATCCGCAGGCCGGAAGGTGTTCTTGTCTTTGCCAGGCTCCTTCGCGATGGCAGCGGCGCCAGTCTCGCGCCGCACCTTGTCACGTTCCGCCTGTTCTCCGTTGATTCGGTTCCAGCGCTTGGCTGCACTCCGGCCAACAGCTTTATCTAGGGAGGGGTAGTCGAGATCATGCACGCCCGACTGGCCGTGCACTCCACTCTCTCCTCTCACACCACCCTTGAAGCTAAAGTTGGTGAGAGAGACTCCAGCCCGCGGTGCCAATTGGCCACATCCGGGACATGGATGGGCATTCTCGTACTGCTTGATATCGTCCTGGTTGACGAGGGTCTCCTCGAACTCCGCGTTGCAGGGCTCGCAGCGATACTCAAAAATCGGCACAGTTCACAATACCTTATGAGAGTCTCGTCGCTGTTTGTTGCGTGCGTCAACGCAAAGCTTGCACTCAATTCTCGGAGCGTCTAAATGAGTCCTGCCAACATAGCACTCATTGAGTGGAATTAAGCCATGTTTCTTACAAATCTTTTGAGTGGATGTGTAACTTATTTTCTTCGCACGAAATTCGGGGTCTTTCCATTTATCAAGCAGCGCTGATGAGATGTTAGCCGTCACTTTGGTGCGGTAGTTAGCATCGTTCCAGTTTTTCCTGCTCGATTCCGAAAGTAATGTTTGCATGTCAGGATGCAACATTTTTTCTATAATTTTCGGCAAAGCTTTCGCAATCGCTATGGGACTCAGGGGCTTTCCAAGCCTTGATCGAGCAATCGCTGCACAATGTTCTGGACTAAGTTTCACACCCTTGTGTGACGCAGACACTTTGGCTCGCCAAGCAGGATCTCGAGCGCGCTTCCTGGAAGCGGAAGTACATTTATCACGAAAATCGGGATCATCCCACGGGTTCTTCGTTGGGTGTGGAACATGAAGACCCCCACGCATGATGTTGAATCCAATCTCTGGATTCCGAGTGTTAAAAAAATTCGATCCAACATTCTTCTGCTAGATTCGCAACTTCGATATTTTGACAAGTCTCTAGGACTTCGTGGGAGAAGGCGTCCGGTCCATATTTGCGAATAGCATTCGGAAAGTGCCAACGTCCGCCCTTACTTCTCAGGGCAGTCGAGACATGGTCTTTCCATCGCTTCTCCATTGTCCGAGAAGTGATACCAATGTAACGACGACCAGAGTCAGTATGTGTATGACAGTAAATTGTCCAGACGGATTTTGATGATGCCATTGAATAACACTACCAATTAGTAGCGTTATAAACGGACTCAAAACACGCTCGTAGGTCAGCTTCTTGCCAATCTTGACCGGCACCCCATTGATCCCAAGCTCGGTGGCCAACTGGAGCAAATCGTAGGAGGCTGCGCCCGAGAGGAAACCAAGGGTGTTGGCCTGCGATTCGGACGTGAGGTCCGTGCGGTTGATGACGATCGGCAACGGGACCCAGGTCTCCCAGTCCACGCGCAGCGAAAGGGTGACCGCGCTCTCGTAGTAGTAGTCGTCGATCTCGGCGTTGTAGACCTCTTCACTCTCGCCGCCGGGAGTGATGTCGAGAAGCTCAAGTCCCTCGAACCCGAGGACGTTCTGCCGCTCGAGGAACTTCTCGACCACGTAGTCACTCATGCGCTCTCTGTCGGTCGCATCACGAGCGAACACGATGAGGCTGAAAGTGACCTCGAACTTGCCACCGTAAACTTCGGCCACCTCGCCGCGAGTTCCGGTGACGACGATGGCCATTTGGTCGCCCTTCTGCACGCGGTCTCCGAACGCCAGAACAGCGCCGGGGATAGACTGAATATCCGTCCAATCGCGGTAGAAGTCGTAGGGACCCTGCTGAGGCAGCTGGTACCTGTAGTTGGCGAAAATGGAATCGCCGGCGGGAGTCGGCTGCAGGAACGTAACGACGGTGGTGTTATCCTCGGCCTCGTAGTTGACCGAGTAGTCGACCCCAGGAACGAGGACGCGTCTGTTGTTGAGCGACAGACGCAGCGAGCCCGGATACACGTTCTCGTGAGAAAGCTGAGCGTATTGATCCGCCGAGTTCGTGAAGTAGATGAGCGGCTCGTTTAGGACCGTGATGATCGGGTCTACGATGAACTTTCCCGGCTTCTGGCGAGCGTCGTCTGGAAGCTCCTGCACCGTGACGATGTAGACGCCAGGCGGAGTCGGGAAGACACTTCTGTCCGGGTTGACTTCCTCGAGAATGGTGAAATTCTCGCGGGTCCACTCGAGTGAAGTGCCCGGGAAGTTCTTGACTGGCGCGAGCATCACGAATGACGACAGACGGCCGACGTAGTTGTCCGCGCTCAGGCGAACACGGTCAGCCGTCGTGTTATCAACGATAATGCCGCGCTGGGGCCGCTGCTCAAACGAGAACTTGTTCTGGACGTTCTCGGAGTCCTCTCGATACCTCGGGTGATCGTAGAGGATCTGCTTGAGTTCGTGGATGACCCGCTCTTTCGTGGCGTTGGTGAGCCAATTCTTCACAGCGGGCCTCCACCCGAGCCCAGGTCAGACTCCTTTGAACGGATCCGGTTCCGTTGCAGGCTCGGGAGCCGGGAGAGTCGTGCGCTCGGAATCGTCGACTTCGACCTTTGCCTTCTTCGCTTTGGACTTCGGCGTAGCGGCCGGGGTGGGAGGGGGAGGAGGTGCAGCGCCCTTGTCCGCCTTCTGGGCCTTGTGCAGGTCCGGATAGCAGAATTCGATGACGTCGGCTTCGGTCAACAACGTCCGCGGGAACATCGCGCCTTTGATGTGTGCCATGCGCTCTCCTATGCCATAAAGGTCTCAGTCGTCCATCTGAGACAGCATCAGGAGACCAGTCGCGACGGCCGTCATCGGGTCGATCGCGCCACGCACCTCCGAGATCTGGATGGGGAACTTGGCGCGATGAAGCTCGAAGCGCTCCTTGAACTTGTCGAGGAAGCCGCCGGCGAGCGAGGTCCCGCCCGACACGATGATGGGGATGGGCTTCGGGACGAGAAGCTCGTTCTTGGCCTTCGCGAAGCGCTTGCTGAACTCGTCGATGGTGTAATCGATGAGTGTCTGGACGAAGAGCGCGATGGCCTCTTCCTCGCGCGTCTTGGGCTTGGTGATGTCGATGCCGCCTTCCTTGACGGCGCACATCTTGGCCGCCGTCGAGTTGACAGCTTTGGCCGCACCACCATCGATCCAGTCACCACCCTTGCCGAGAGAAAACTCGAGGGCGCTCATGGCGTTGTACGCCAGACACACGTTTGTCATGCCCGAGCCATACGAGATGCCGAGTCCGGAGAAGCTCTCCTTCGTGCAATCCGCATAGATGATGGCGAGCGCTTCGTTGACGGGCTCTGCCTGATACCCGAGTTCGCCCAGGATCTTGCCGAGGATTGCCCGGTGGTAGGTCACGTCCGACCCCACGACGTCGACCGCCGGCGCCGGGATGGAGTAGCAGCACTTCTCCTTGGGCATGCGAGGCTCGCCCAAGATCTGCTTCATCATCAGACCGATGACCTGCTGCGCGTCGATTTCGCCCGAGGCGATCACGCCCTGGGACATGGGACGACGAGCCTCCCTGTTGAACAGGTTGGCCGTCTCGAGGGCTTTGTCACCGATGACTAGGAGCTTGCCGTCGACCTCCACGTAGTCGGTGTTGGAGATCTTGAGCATCCGCTTGGTGTCGAGCGGAAGGTCCAAGAAGGCGTCGCGGACCCGGGAGTGCACGATCTTCTTGGCACTGCGCCGCGCGGCCACGAAATTCATCGTGCCGCAGTCGAGTCCTACCCCCGCGTCTTCAGGCTTCTTGGTGTCGGTCATGGGTCTGCGTCTCCGTATCCAGGACAATACAGCTCAGTACCACCTGGGCAGTATATCTTTGGATTCCGGAACAGGAGCAGAATCCTGTCGTTCACGCAAGTCGTCGAAGGTAGCCAGGAGCTGCTCGAGGACGACTATCTCCGCGCGCAGCCGCTTGTTCACGAACTCGTCGAAGTGAGCCAGTGCCTCCGGGTGGTTCAGAAGGTCGACACCACCGCGGCCGGAGTATAGGTCACCCTTCGCATACTGCTCGAGACGGCCCAGGGCGGTCAGCACCAGGGCCGCCACCCGCTGAGCAAGAGCGTCCCCACTATCCACCAGGTCCTGCCTGCCGCACTCCAGCAGGAAGTCCCTTGCTTCGTTGGACCAGAAGGATTGGCGGGGCATTACTTCTTGCGCGCTTTCTTGAGGGCCTCGAGTCCGGCGTCGAAGTCTTCCGTGTCAGCTTCCGAGGTTTGGACGTTGAGTTTGACCTCGGCGGATTCTGGCACTATCTGCTTCGGTATGAACATCGGCTCATCAGAAGGCTTGCTGACTGCCTGCGCGGCTTGACCGGGAAGAGCAGAGGCCGTCTGATAGATGACTTGCGGGGTAGGCGCCCGTTGAAGAGCGGCAGCCATACTATCGAGTTTCGCCATGATGCTTTGGAGCATGGCGGATTCCACGGGCGGCGCCGGCGGAGGAATTGTGGGGTGCGAGGGAGCAGCCGAGAAAGGCCACACTGGGATGGGCGGTTTCGGCGGAACTGGGGCGGGAGCGCGCTGCTCTATGGTTATCCACTTCTTGCGTTCGTACTCTCGAACCTGGCGCGACGACATGAAGGTCTGCTCGGGCAAGAGCTTCGAGCTGGATGCACCGCCAGCACCATCGAGCCGCACACCAATGTCCTCGATGGTCAGGCTCGAAGGCAATCGGTTCGTCACCAAGTACATCATGTGGATATGTAGTTCTTGAGAATCTTCTCTATCTGCGGTGCGAACTTCTCCAACACTACTTGCCGCAGCTCATCCATGAACCTCTTCATGATGCCCTGGAACTTGCCCTGCGGAAAGTGGATGTCGCCCGATTTGGCCACCCGAGTCTGGCGTTCGAAAGTGACCGAGAGCCGACCCTCTCGGTTGATGTTCATGTCGCGCGGCGCGCTCATGGCGAGCCTATGGTTCATCTTGCGCTCTTCAGGACCTTTGAACGCGTTGCGCGGTCCATATTTGCTACTGTTGGGACCCCACTGGCGCAAGTTGGACCGGGTCCGATTGGGCCTGTTGAGCGCACTTGGAACAGGCCGCCTCTTATCCTTCATCCGCGCGACGCGGTTGAAGCCTCCGCGGGCGATAACCTGGTAGGTCCTGTCGGCCGCTTCTTCGTACGCTTCGGCGGCTCGAGCTGCCGATTCCTCGAGCTTCTTGACGTCGATGTCGACCGCCTCGAGCTGAAGAAGGATTTCGAACACGATGCCCTCGGCGCCAACGTGCGAGAACACCTCGTAGTCCTTGAGCATCGGCTTTTGCGGGAAGCCAGCCTCGTCGAGCACTTTCTTCAGTGCCATCAGGCCGTCTTTGGCAATCTCGTCCTTGACTGCCTCAGTGGCCCTCTCGAGTTGTGCCACCAGGCTGGTCGCGATGCTGGCCACGATTACCTACGGTTCGTGTTCTCTGCAGTCGGCGAGTTACCGCGATACTGACGCTCGGCCGGAATGGTCTCGCGGTCAGTGAGCATCGGGAATGCTTTACCCTTGCCCGGAACGATGTACCGAGTCTGCGGTGCGACGAGGAGTTCCGTCTGAATGACGGGAACTTTGTACCGAATATCGGCTGTGTCGAGGTGCGACGTCGTGAAGAACTGCTGGAGCTGCATGCCACGAATGCTCGGCATGCGCACCGGGCCGATTCCGTACCTGTCGCCGTTGAGCTTCACGAAGAAATCGCGCTGGGTCAGCAGCGGGCTCGGACCAGTCCACGTGTCGTACGGGTGCTGGACCGTGCGACCTCGATTGCCCTGCGAAATGGAGCGTTCCCCATCTTCCGGAGCGATGAGGATGTCGTACGGACCGTCGTATCCTCCGATGATGCTCGTGCCGTAGCACGTGAGGCAGGAAGCGTCGGGCTGCTTGCGAGAATAGTCGTAGCAGCCGCACTTCGGGCCGACCAGCTTCATCTTGAAGAGTTTGACCGGCTCGCCACCGTTGCCCAGCATCCAGCGGTTACGGCGGATGGCTTCACGCCAAATCCAGTCCAGGCTCTCTATCTGACGATTGTTGGCCTCGGCCGCGCGGTCCAGCGAGGTCTCGATGAGCGCGCCGGTGTTCCTGTCGACGGCGACCGTCGTGATCCGGTAATAAGTCTTCTGGTCCAGCTCCGAGGGGACCTCACGCTCGAGGTAGTAGCGGTACGTCGCCAGGACGAGGTCAGTCGGATTCTGAGGCAGGACGGGCGGAGACTGCACCTGCGAAGCCACGTCGAAGGTCACGGTCCGGCGAAGCTCGACCTCTCCCATCTTGGCGTTGATGCTCTCGACGAACGCCGGGATGCCGTTGACTGTGACGTAGACGTTGAGGTTCGTACAATTCGGGCTGTGAGCCGACGTCGTGTCGAGGATTATCGGCTTGTTCTCCGTTTGGAAGATCCAGCGGCCATCCGGGTCCGTGTCACCGCGCGCGATGAAGCGCTGGGTGACATTCTCGTTCATGGCGACCCGGATGAGGAGTCGGTCGCGATAGAAGTCCCCGCCAATGGGCAAGGCATTGAGCCGGACGTAGGGCCCATACTCGGAGTCGAAGCTCCGGTAGACGTTGACGCCCACGATGTCGAACTGCGTGTTGGCTGGAATCTCTGTCGGACTCGTCCACCTCAAGTCCGTGACATGCAGTTCGAACCCGCTTGAACACATGATGTTCAGCGGTGGCAGAGGCAGCGCCGGATACTGAAGCTCGAGCGTGCCTATTGGGCGATCGGGCGGGAAGGGCATGTCCCTTCCTTCGATACCCGATTAGGAGGTTGGCGACTCGCCAGCCGGGGGCGCAGGAGCAGCTTGCGGGACGGGCGGCGGAGGGGCTCCGTTCGCCGGCGGAGCCATCGGGTTGGGCACGCAGACGATGTCCACCAGGCCCTCCTTGGTCTCCTTGTTCATGCTAATGCGGATGTCCTGGATGGTGTTCTCGTCGACACCCGCTTCCTTGTACGCCTTGCTCAGGAGCTGATTGCGGGCCGTTGTGATGGCCTCGAACTGTGCCATGGCTTGCTTGTGCTGCATTTCCAGGTTGCAAGCCTGGATGGCCCAATGCTGGGCGGACGACTCGAGCTTGGCGAGACTCTGAAGCTCTTCGGCCGAGAGCTTCGCTTGGCGGTGGATCATGCCGCACAGTACCGAGCGACTATTCTTCCTGTTCGCCCTGCTCGTCTTCGCCGAAGTCACCCTGGTCGTTGATGGCTACCTCGAGCTTCAGAGGCTTGACAAGCACGCGGCCCGGTTCCAAGCGCAGTTCCCGGGATACCACCTTGATGGCCGCCTCGAGCGCGCTCATGACCTCGGACTCGAGCTTTTTGACCAGAACATCCTTGGCGACCTGTCCCTCGAACTCTGCGCTGAAGGCTATCTCCGTCCGGACGCTGTACTCGGTCGCCGGGTGCTCCAGGCTCTCGTGGGTAGAGGCCGCAACGCGAGCAGCGATGGACTCGAGTCTCATATTCTGGGCACGCATGAAAATTCTGGAGGCTTGGTTGTAACCTGGGTGTGGGTCGGGCCCGGTTTCCTCATCCCTGCGTCTGCAAGGTCTGCGACAAGGAAGTTCCATACAAGGAACGCAAACGCTGTCACAAGTGCGGCGATTGGGTCCACAACTTTTGCGGCAACGTGGACAGCCGTCATCCCGAAAAGCGGACTCTTTGCTTCGGCTGCCTGCCTCCATGTTCGAACATGGAACTCATCGATGCGCAGATGCAGGATCTCGACACCAATTGGGAGCCCGAGGCGTACAAGTCCGGGGCTATCTTCCTTGCGTCGCTGCACTGCGGGCCAGACGAGCAGAAAATCGCCGAGCTGACTGGCTACCTGCCGGACGAAGTCCGACTCCGAGGCGACAGACTTCGAGCGAACAAGCTCTGGTTCGACGACAAGGTTGCCATTCCAGGACCAGTCCCGGAAGGTGACGGTCGAGCCGCGAGCATCGCGCTTCTCATGGCCGTCCTGTGCGCGGACGGGATGATTCAGCGCTCAGATACCGAGGAAGCGGCGGGGAGTAAGGGCGCCGCGGCCGACGCTGGGACCAAACGAGCTGCGGATGCCGACACCGAAGCGTGACTGACGCAAACCGCGAATGATCTTCACGGTCTCCTTCGCGGCTGTCACGAAGTCGGTGAAACGCTGCTGGGCGTCGTTGGCCATGCCCTGGTACTTGGCGCTCTTCTCCAAGTCGAGCGACACACCGCCGATGGTGTATCCGAACTCGTCGAGGATCCAGTTCAAGGACACGGCGTTGACCGCGTGCACCATAGCGCCTGTGAAGAGCAGAGTGCGCCAGTCGCGGTGCTCCGAGATGAGCTGGTCGAGCGTCTGGTAGAACGTCTGCGGCGGGTACATGTTGATGGAGTCGTTGGACATCCGCAGGAACTCGAGCAGTTCCGCGTCCTCCCAAATGTAGCCGAACACACGCGTGAACTCGTTGACCGATTCTTCGCCCGCCGGCGGCACGAAGTGGTAGTTGCGCGCCGGGTTGTTGTCGCGGAGCATGATGCGCATGCCGCGAATGAGGTCGTACTCGATGGGCGTGATCCCAGGAAGGGTCACGACCTGCGTCGCGTTATCGACGATCGAGAACTCCTGGACCGTCTGGACTTGAGGCGAGTTGACGAACTGCCTGAAGTACCAGCGAATGCGATAGTTGCCGATATTGGCGTCGAGCGGGATGACGAAACAAGCGAAGTATTCACCCGTTGCCGGATTGCGCGGATGACGATTCGCTGGCGGGAGGATGACCTCGAGTCCCGTCGTGAAATCGTAGACGCTGTAGGTGATCTCGGCCGCGTTGGTGGGCGAGCCGTCCTTCGACTTCAGGAAGATGTTGAGGCCATTCGCGCGCCCCAACTCCTGACCCCGCCGGAATGTGGTCGCCATGAAGGCACCTTACTCTTTGACGTGCGGCGTATGGCCTTCGTTGTATTGGTTCCAGCTGAGTGCCTCGGCCCGCTCCTTCGAGAAGCCGTGGTCCTTGACCATCTTCTCGACGACGCCACCCCAGCCCGGAGGAGACTTGGCCGTCTCCTGCTGCTGACCCTGGTGTTCGCCCTCGTTCAGATGGACCTCGGGAATGGGCTCGTCGCCCTCCGCGTCCTCGAGGGTCATCTTCCAGTCAGCTTGCTGCTGACCCTGCTGCTCTTGCTGCCCAGTGGTCTCCATCGCAGCGATGATGGACTGCAGGTCGGACAGTACGACCTCGAGCTGAGGTTTCGTCGAGTTGGCAAGACGCGCGGCGACGAGCCGGATGTCGTGTGCGATGTCGTTGGGCGTAACTGCGCCCTTCTTCATGTGCTTGAACTTCTCGACCTGCTTGAGGCGCTCCTCGGCCTTGCCGTGCGAGGGATAGCAACCACCACTCCAGTCCGGGTTTTTCTCGGACTTGACGCAGTAGCCCTTGCCCTTCTCGTGCTTGATGTAGCCAACCTGCTCCTGCTGGCCCTGCTGTTCCTGCTGCGAAACAACCGCGGGCGGAGCATCCGCGGGCAGACCTTCAGATTGCTGCTGAGCGCAGACGGAACGCGATGCTACCCGGGCGGCCAGAGAGAGCAGACTCATATCTCTGGTCGACATAAAAGGTATAGTCGAGAGGCCATGCTCAGAGGACTGCGCAAGCTCGCCATTTCCTTCCGCTGGATGAGCGAGAACTCGGACCGGATACAAGTGCAGCCGCAGATTGTATGGACCAGGCGCTCTGCAGTCACAGAGAAGCCGAAAGCACGGCCCGTAAGTCCGAGGCCACATCGTGTAGCCCGGTCTATGACGATGACCGCGCAGCTGCCCTGGAAGTTTCCGTTCAAGCCAGTGCGGGCGCCATGGTCAGTCTTCCAGACGTTGACACTCTCCAACTACTTCATGGAGAAGAAGTTCGACGGCTGGCGAGCCATCGTGCAGGTCGGCGCGAACAACATCGTGACGCTCTGGACCCGCGAGAAGCGGCTGATCACGATGCCGGACAACTTGAACAAGCAGCTCGCATTGCTCCAGATGCCGGAAGGCACTCTTCTGGACGGCGAGATTTGGAACATGTCCAAGCGCGGCGCCTGGAAGCACAATCGCTCGGCCGTGTGCGCCCTGACGCTTTGGGACGCCATCCGGGTCGACACGCGAGACTTCTCAGGCGAGCCCATCGAGAAGCGGCGGGAGGCCCTGGAGAAGCTGCTCGAGGGCAAGGACACGCCCGACATCAAGGCGACGGAGCTTCTGGCGGCCGACGAGACTATCGCGCGTCAGATCGACGCGGAAGCCCGGTCATTTCGCGAGGGCTCGCAGGCTCGATCCGGTTTCATTCACGGCGTGGTTTTGAAGCGGCGTGGGTCGCCGCGACGAGACAACGCCGTTCGGTGTGTCGAGCACGCCGATTGGATCAAGATTGTCTTCGACGGCATGCAGAGCGGCCTCTGATTCTGGCTGATACTTCCGGACGATCCCGAACAGCTTGACGCCGGCTGCGTCAAAATCGCGCTCGTCCCAAACGTTGCGGCCATCGAAGGCCACCAGGTCCCGGGATAGGCGCTTGAGATGCTGCACGTCAGGATTGCGATACTGACGCCACTCGGTGCAAAGGACGATGGCGTCCGCACCAAGGACAGACTCGTACATTTCGCTCGCGATGCTCACGCGATTGCCGTATCTCTCGTGCACCCGCTGCAAAGCTTGCGGGTCATGCACGATGACGTCGGCTCCGGCCGCGAGCATATCGTCGATGAAATCGACAGCAGGAGACTCGCGGATGTCGTCGGTCTCCGCTTTGAACGCGGCACCCCACACGCAGATCTTCTTGCCATGCAGATTGCCGTAGAACTTGGACACGAGCTGGCCGAGCAGGTGTCGCTGGACGTTGTTGGCGTTGTTCGCTGCGTTGACCACGAGAAGATCCTGCCCGACCATCTCCGCCATGTGACGCAGAGCCATCACATCTTTGGGAAGACAGGAGCCGCCGTACCCGGGCCCGGGGTACAGGTACTGGTGTCCGATACGGGGATCGGCGCCCATCCCGCGACGCACGAAGTCGATGTCCGCCCCAAGAGCGGTAGCGAGTCTGGCCAGCTCGTTTATGTACGAAATGCGCGTCGCAAGAAACGCATTCGAGGCGTACTTCACGAGTTCGGAGGACGCCGGATCCATGACGAGCGTCTTGCCCGAGGCCATCGGCCGATAGAGCCGCATGAGGGCGTCTCTTGCGCCGGCGCAGGTGGTTCCAATGACCACTCGGTCGGGCCGCATGAAGTCTTCGACCGCCGTACCCTCGCGGAGGAACTCCGGATTGGAGGCCACGCAGCAGTGCTTGTCGAAGTACGACGAGATGATCTTGCCGACTGCGTGCGTCGTCCCGACCGGCACTGTGCTCTTGACCACGACAACCTTGTGGGGCTGCTTGGTCTCGCGCAAGACTTCTCCGATCGTGCGCGCCGTGGCCATCACACTCGATAGGTCGGCCGACCCGTCCGAAGCCTGCGGCGTGCCGACAGTGATGAAGACGACGTCGGCCTGAACGATCGATTGATGAACATCAGTCGTGAAGGACAGCCGACCCTCGCCCATGTTGCTGGCGAGCAGGTCGTCCAGGCCGGGCTCGTAGATCGGCGACTTGATGCGGTTGAGCTGGGAGATCTTGGTCGCGTCGGTGTCCGCGCAAACCACTTCGTTCCCGAACTGCGCGAATCCCGTGCCCGAAACCAAACCAACGTATCCCGCCCCGATCATCGCCAGCTTCATCTGCCACCTGTCTGCAACGTTACTCGGCGACGGCCTCGGCCATTGGGGGGCTCCTTCTCAGGATAAAATGAGGAAGGTCGCTCTGGCCCATGGAGTGCTCGTAACGCATGGCCGCCTTGCCTGGATTGAACGGAATACCGAGCTTCTCGCGCACGGAGTTCTCGACCCAATTGCGCATCTTCACCAGCTCTTCACCGCTCAGGTGATCGGTGAAGACGTACGAGTGGTACCCGCCGTTGGGGTCGCCCTTGTAATATTCGGCCACTTTCGTGAAGTCCACGTCGTAGGCATGCAGCCTATCACCGGACTTCTTACATGTGTACGTCCAAACGTCCTCGAGCGTCGGGTGCTCGATGGCCTCGTCGTAATACGGGGTGCCGGGGTAGGTCGTGATGACCGTGCAGTCGAAATCGTCTGGCTTGACCTGCAAGAGCCAATCATGTACCGCGGTGATCGTTTCCTCGGACTCTCCGGGATGACCCACCGACATCAGGGCCTTGACCTTGAGCCCATGGCGGCGAGCGATTTCGAGGACGCGCGTGTTGTCGTCGATAGTCGCTTTCTTGTTGATGTTCTGCAGGATGCGCGGAGAAGCCGCCTCGAATCCGCAGAGAAGCCAGCGGAAGCCAGCGCGGTACATGGCCGCAGCCTGTTCGTCCGTGAAAAGCTCCGACTTAACAAACCCGCGGAGTCGAAACTCGGCGCCTACTTCGGACTGCAAATCCGACAGTGCATTCATCAGCTCGACGATGCTCGGGTTGACGTTCAGTTCGTCATCGTAGAACATGAACCCGCGGAATCCGTAGTTGCGATGAAGCATCGCCACTTCGCGCACGATAGACTGCGTCGTGCGAGTGCGGATCATGCGCAGGGACTTGGAATTGCGGCCACCGCAGAACCCGCATCCGAATGGGCAGCCGAGCTGCGCGATGAGACTCGTGGCCTTCTCGCCATCGATGGTGTAATTGTATGAGCTGACGTCGACGAGATGCCGTGCCGGGTAGGGCGATGCATCGTAGGAAACGTCCGTCATGAACAGCCCGCTTCGAGGGTCGTCACCGTCGATGATGCGAGGAGCGTCGGGTTTGAGAGCAGCGAATACGGCAGCCTCACCATCACCCGAGACAAGAACGTCGAAATTCTGCAGCAAGCGGTCGAGTGCGGCGTGGGCACGGCCAGTGCGACCTGCCTTCTTCTCGAGCTTGACGGCCGAATGCACAAGTGTGACGTGCGGGCCGCCGATGATGATCTTCATGTCCGGTCGGACGGCTCGGATGCGCTCAGCCACCTTCACCGCGGCCGGCAATTGCGGTGTGGTCGTAGTCAGGGCTGCGACCCGAGCCCGGGATTTCTTGGCGTACTCGTCGACGACATCGAGATAGTTCTCGATGCCCGACAAATCGAGGAGTTCGACCTCGTGACCCGCACGCTCAAGAACAGCGGCCACCTTGAGGATGCCGAGACTCATGAATACCCGCTCGTCGAGCAAAAACACCGAGGGCGGTGTGATCATCAGGACCGGCTCCGGCGATCCCCTATCCTTGCCGACAAGCCTCCCGAGCGGAATGATATTCACCCCGAAAAAGCCTGATTAGAACTCTGTATAGTCCTCCATGATCGGGACAGAGATTCGACGTGGGTCTTTTGCCGGTAAAGAGTTCAGCTTCGTGTACTGGAGCGAGCAGACAGGACTCGACCCGGACAGGTCCAATGACACATGGTGGGTGTTCGAGGACGAAAAAGAGGTCCGCGAACGTCACTGGCATTTCCAGCCGGGTGACGTTGTCATAGACGTGGGTTCGAACTGCGGAGGATATACCCTGACTGCAGCCGTCCAGGGCGCGGAGGTATGGGCTTTCGAGCCCTACAAGCTCTGCTCGAATTGCCTCGCAGCCAACGTCGCCATCAACCCCGATTTCAACATTCACATCATGCGGGTCGGAGCCTCAGACAAAGAAGAGGAGATCACGGGAATCGATGTATTCGGTCCTCGACTTGCCGGTTCGAATTCTTTCCCTGGGTATCACGAGCCGCTCAAGCTAGTCCCGCTCGACAGCGTCTTGGGGAATCTGGACAAGGTCGACATGATCAAGGTCGACATCGAGGGGCACGAGGCTAAGATGTTGCGAGGGGCGGCCGAGCTGATAAAGCGGTGCAAGCCCCGGATGCTCATCGAGGAGCACATCTTCCGCGACCCATCACTCAGCCAGCAATGTCAGGAGATCATCGAATCATGGAATCTCGGCTACAAAGTCGAGCGGGTTCCACGCGGAGCGGTGATCCACGCGTTCTGGACTACCGCGGGCCCCTTGTGATCGGATTACCGCATTCCTCACAGCATCCTTCGAGACCGTCGTCGTCTTCGTCGTCTTGAGACACGATCTCGACCAGAACCGGATTGCATCGATCCGCTGACGGTCCGTCGATCGGTCGCAGGCATACTGTCTTGTTCATTGGCTAGCCTTCTTGGCTTTGACGTCCTGAATGATGCGCTCGAGTTCGACGCAGAGAACTCGATAGTCGTACTTCTTGGCGCGTTCACGGCCAAGATCCCACCACTTCTTGTGCTCTTGCTCGTCCTTCAAGAGCTTGATGACCAAGTCGGCCCACTCGTGACCGTGATGGCTCGCCGGCGCATTGACCATCGGGCATGCACCCTCATAGATTTCTGGAAGCGCATCCGCTCGAGAGATGACCGGCACTGCGCCTGAAGCGCAGCCCTCGATGATGGCTACTCCATACCCTTCCGTGTATTGGAAGGGATCGCACGGATAGGCCAGAACCATTGCCTCGCTGTACTCGAGCGCGAGCTGGTCCCGGGAAATGGATCCGATGTGAATGACACCCGGCAAGTCGAGCCTGTCGCGCACGAACATTGCTCGACGACCGTGCTCACGCAGATTGGCCTGAGGCGCACTAATCAGCCCGGGGATGCTCTCGAACCAATGGGCCATCGAGTGATAAAACACTCGAAGCTCGGCATGGGGAACAGCCTCGCGAATGCGTGGCCACTGGTCAAGGACCAGGTGGAGTCCGCGATCGGGCGACGATGTGTAAATGCAACGACCCGGCACCTTCGGAGCCATATCGTAGACGGTGGGGTCGCACCCGTTGTACATGGTGTACCACGGGATGTGGGCCGGCGGGCCCATCGTCTTCAATCGCTCACCGAGCGACGTCGAAGCCGGGCCGAACGCATCCACCCAAGCATACTCGTGCCCTTTGACATACGAAAAGTCGTTGAACTGCATGTCACAGATTCGTACGACTTTCGGGCTGACAATACCGAGCGCCGCGGGCTCGTTCCAAGTCAACGCAGCATCCCAGGTCTCGTCGATGCATCCGCGCTCAGGATATGGGCGGACTTTGACCTGGCCCCACATCATCGTTTGGGGATTTTCCGCACAGAAGACAGTCACGTCATGGCCTCGAGCAGCCATGAATTTCGCGTACGACAGGAACGAGCCATCCGTGCCCGTCAGGCCGCGGGGGTCCTGATTGATACGCGTGAAGTCGAAGGGCCGAGGACCCTGAGGCGACGTTGTGCCTGCGCTGATGGGGCCGAAAAGGAACCCGAGTTTCATGTGAGCCCCATGAGCAAGCGGACCTGCTTCGAGATCTCTGCCCAGTTGTGGGTCTTGCCCATCTCTCGCCCCCTGGCCTGAGCCACTTTGTAGACTTCGTTATCAGTCAAGAACCTGAGCAGGTTGTCGAAGTAGTGGTCCTTATTCTTCGCGTACGGTGCCGGAGTCGTCGGCACGAAGTTCCCGTAGATCTCGCCCAGCGCATCCGAACCACAGATTACCGGGAGGCATCCGGACACGGCGCCTTCGAGAGTTGTGCAAGAGAACCCTTCGGTAAACCGCACCGGGTCGCATGTGTAAGCGAGGATTCGTGATTCGGACAGAACCTTCACCATTTGGCAGCGAGACACGCTCTTGTGATGGAAGAGCCCACGGCCCTGGAGCTGGCTGACCGCCATGTTGATGTATTTGTACCTGTTGGCCAGTTCCTTCTCACCCAGCTGTTCGTAGATCTGAACGGCGTTGTCCTGGATGTGATAATAGACGTGGCATTCCACGTCGGGGACACGCTTCTTCAGGCGCGGGAAAAGTTCCAGGAGCCAGTGAAGACCACGATCAGGACTTGAGGCATACACCAGCTTGTGGTTATTCCTCGGGAACTCGTAGTAAACTGATGGGTCGCATCCATTGGGTAGAATCCGCCAGTCCTTGAACTGGCTGAACTGCGACAGATGCTTCTGGTGCGCGTGCGACAGGGCGGTCACGATGTCCGTATACTGCTCCCATCCATGGCAGTATCCGAAATCGTTGACTTGCTGATTGAAAATACGCAGCGGCCCCTTATTCATATGTTGGAAGCCACCGGGGTGAATGGTCGCGAAGGCCGCGTACCAATCCTGTTTCGCTTCCTGCTGCCAGCGGTCCCACCTGGCGAACTGAATGCCATGAGCCGAGAAGTTCTGGCTGAAGTTCGAGTACATGGTCACATCGTGACCCTGTCTCCCCATTTCAATGGCCTGCATCAAGTTCGTGATCTCGGAACCTGTCAGTCCCCGAGGGTCTGTGAACAGGACTTCTGGATTGATTGGTCGAACCGCCGCCCACGGGTCGAGCAAGAAAGCGATCTTCTTGCGTGACGATGACGTGGGAGCTGGCTTTGGGTCCGGTGCATCGCTCGGCTGGTAGCCAGGGACATCATTCGAGGGCTGGGGCGGGGGCTCGGGCGGTGGCGTAGTCGTGACAATCGGGACGAATCCGGTGTTCTGGCAGATGATGTCGCTCAGGACCTTTCCGGCTTTTTCGTACGTATATTGCTTGGCCAGTTCTCGGCCGAGCGCCGAGTAATGCTTGGACACATCACTGTCTTGCAGGACTTTCACTACCGCATCGGTAAACGGAGCCAGGCTCTTCTCAGCCGGACCGGGGACCATGTAGACATGGTCCTTGTAGATGGATTCCAGTGCATCCTGCGGGGTCAGGACGACGGGAATACCGATCTTGCAGCATTCCATGATGCTGACGGAAAATGTCTCGCACGGGGAAACGACCGAGCAGGGAAAGGCGAATACACTGGCTGCCGACAGCTCCTTCAGAACCTCGGTGCGAGGAAGGTTGGCCATCAGGGTGACGCCACCAGCCTTCTGAGCAAGTTCCAGGTTCTGCTTGAGAGCGCGGACTCGCCTGCTGATCTCGGAGTTCTCGATGCCGCGACGGTCCACGTGTGCGTAGAGCTTATCGAGGTCGCTGATCACGTGGAGAGTGGCGTGCGGGACTCGAGCCTTGATTTCTGGCCACATCTGCGCAAGAAGATGCAGGCCGCGCCCTGCTGACGTGTGATAGACGACGCGCCCAGAGACTGGGTTCCAATCCGGGACAGCCTCTACCGCGTTCGGAAGGACACGCCAATCCGCCCATGGAGCCCAGAATGCCTTCAGAGTCTCCAATGCTGCCTGGCTCGGCGCGGTATTGACATCCGTGTGTTCGAATGCAGCCAGACCCTCAATGAGGTAGCTGTGGTGAGATGCAATCCGGAGACAGCCCCACCTGCCGCGAAGAGGCCGGGCGTCATACTGCGCCCACATGACGTTCGGGTGCCCATGCTTGTCTAGTTGATCAAGCGGAAAGTATTGGACGTTGTTGATCGAAGCGGGTGTCCGAAAGAGCGAAAACGCCCGAACCTGGTGCCCGTACTTCGGCAGCTCTTTGACCAAATTGAGGAACGCAGCGCGACACCCACCACCCACGCTGTCAGACAGCGGGTTCAGCACGTCCATCGTGTATCCGCTGGCAGCGTCGGGTGACAGAATTGCGTGAACGATGGAGCCCATCAGATTCCCCTCTTGAGATACCAGGCAATCGTCTTGGCGATGCCCTGATCGTACGGCACTTTCGGTTCCCAGCCCAAGAATTTCTTGGCGAGCGCGATGTCCGGGCAACGCTGCTTCGGATCATCCGTGGGCAATGGCTTCATGACGATGTCGCCCTCTCCGCCGAAAGCGGAGATGACATCCATGGCCACACTCTTGATGGTACGCTCGTCGGGGTTGCCGATGTTGACCACCGGGATGCGCTGATGGAGTGTGTCCACATCGACGTTCTTGATGGCTCGGAAGTTGACCTCCATGAGCTTCACGAGTGCATCGACGGTATCCGAGACGTAGCAGAAGCTCCTGGTCTGGCTTCCGTCGCCGTAGACCGTCAGCGGCTCTTTCTGCATGGCCTGCAGGATGAAGTTCGGAATGAGCCGGCCGTCACGGAAAGCCATCCGTGGACCGTAGGTGTTGAAGAGTCGCGCGATGCGAACGTCGGTGCCGTACTGGTTGGCCCAGGCGACCGCGAGACTCTCGCCGATGCGCTTGCCCTCGTCATAGCAGGCACGCGGCCCGAGCGGATTGACGTGACCCCAGTAGCTCTCCTTCTGCGGATGCACCTCGGGGTCGCCGTAGACTTCGGAAGTCGACGTGATGAGGAGACGTGCCCGGGTGTTGCGCGCGCACTCGAGCGCGTTGCGCGTGCCCATCATCGCAGTCTCGATGGTCCGCACCGGGTTGCGTTGGTAGTGCACCGGGCTCGCAGGGCAGGCCAGATGGTAAATCTGGTCACACTCGATGTGCCACGGGTCGCAGACGTCGTGCCGGTAGAACTCGAAGTCCCGATGGTCGAACAGGTGAGCGATGTTCTCCCGGTGAGAGGTGAACATATTGTCGATGCAGACGACCTCGTGTTTCTGCGCGAGCAGAAATTCGCAGAGGTGACTTCCGATGAAACCCGCGCCTCCTGTGACAATTATGCGCATATGAACTTCTCCAGATACCTAATAGCGGCTTTGAGAAGCTGGATGTTATCCAGAAAGCGCGCAAGTCCATTATTGCATCTATCGCAGAGGAGACCTCGAATGATCTGAGTCAGATGATCATGATCCACGCTTAGACGCTTGAATTTCGTGCACTTTCGTTCGCAGATTGCACATACACCATTCTGAGCTGCGAGCATCTGCTCATATTCTTCAACAGTGAGATTTCGACGCTGAAGGCTCCGAACTAACGGATAGTTAGGATGCTTCTCCTTCCAACGGAGATCTGCTTGTTTTTTATCCTCTGGGTCTCGAGCTGCTCTCCTAGCCTTCACTCTCTCAGGATGTCGTTTCTGATAATTCTCGACATTCACACGTTGTTTGTCGAGATGGAACCCGCACTTCCAGGGAGTGAGACCTTTGGCTTTGCGATCGCGACAATCTTCGCATGGAGCATTTGTTGGTCTTGTAATTTCGAAAACGCTCATTGTGCAGCCGCCTGGTATTCGGGGAGTTCCAGATCTGAGTCCACGCCTTGGAGAAGCATTTCTTCCCAATCTTTGGCGAGGTCATCCCAGCCAAAGTGCTCGGTGGCGTAAAGCTGTAGCTCGAGCCTATCCGCGTCGCCATCCTTCAGCAGAGCCGCCACAGTCGCATCGAGGAACCGGTTTTGGAAGTCAGCGTTCTTCCAATCGCCATGGACCATGGTGCCGCGATCGCCGACCGTCTCGTTGAGTGCGGCGAGTGGAGTAGTCACCATGCGGAGACCGGCGGCCTGCGCCTCCATGGCTGTGATGCACGAGGTTTCGGAGAACCAAGTCGGGTAGGCCCAGACTCCGCTCTTGAGCATCTCGCGCGCAAGCTCTTCTTGCGACACGCGACCGTGGTAGAAAACGCCCTGATTCTTGAATTTTTCGATTGAATTCTTTAGGCTGATGATGGTCAGGCGCTGCGCATTATCGGCGCAGGCTTCCCAAGTCTGGAAACCGTAGTAGATGTGCAGCTCAGCGTCGGGCACACGCTCACGCAGTCGCGGCCAGATGTCGAAGAGCGCGTCGAGCCCGCGATCTGGACTCGAGGAATAGACGATTCGATGCGGACTGCGCTCGTGCTTCTGATCGAAGCGCGACAAATCGATGCCGTTTCTCGTCTTCTGCACCTTCTGCGGAGGCAGCCAGTTGTACCTCGACAACAGATTCTGGCGGTGCCAGTCAGAGAGCGCGAGGATACGGTCGATCTTGCCAGCGCGCTCTTGGTTCAGAGAGTCGCCGCAGTGGATGTCGTGCACCCAAAGAACTGAGTGCTTCCATCTGACGTTGTGGTGGGCGTCGACAGCCTCAGGGCGCCGCGACGTGATGAGTACGTCGCACGACAGGTCCTTGTACTTGTTGACGTCGAGATACTGCACTCCGTCGAACGTGTACTCGAGCGTTTTGTTGCTATTGCGCGGGCTGCAGTCGCCGAAGACGCGCACGCGGTGGCCTCGCGCCGCAAGGCGACGACCCATTTCGATGACGGCGGTCTCGGATCCTCCGATGCCATTGAGCTTGGCCGTTTCCGGGTTCCAAGCCTCGACGCCGCGGCCGACATAGAAGACGATGTCGAGCTTTCCGTCCGGTGCTTGCGATTGTTCGACAGGCTTCGGGCCCTGAGGCGCCGGGATCTTGTTCTCCCGCTGCGTGGCTTCGAGAAAGTCGCGGACTTCCTTCGTAATCTTGCCGAGTTCGACAAGTCGATTGAGCTTCTGCTTGTATTCCTCGACCGCGTCGTACTCTTCGAAGACGCGCTTGTTGAGATTGAGCTGCTCGTCGTTCGGAAAGACTTGGAGAGCCTTCTTGATGCTCTCGACTGCACCCTTCGTGTCGCCTATCTTGCTCAGCGCCAGGTTGTAATACCTGTGGATCTCGAAGTTGCGCTCGAGCGGGTTCACGAAGAGAGTCGTTGCAGTCGGAGGCTTGTCCAGGCCCATGCGCGCGTAATGCACGCACCGCTGCCACCAGCGATGAGCGTTGTTGCCTCGCTGGGCCATGAAGTAGCAACCCTTGGCGACGGTGAAGTAGCCTTCACCCCAGTCCTCGCGAATGAGGATAGCCTTGAATCCCCACTCAATCGCTTTCTCGTATTCGGCTCGGTTCATGTAGTGGTTGGCGACGAGCTGCGCTGCCTGCCAGCGCTCGTCGTCCCAACCGGACTTGTCCATGTACAGAGCCAGCCACTTGATGGCCTCGTCGATGAGGCCGTTGTTGCCGCACTCCATCCCGAGGTAGTAGAGGTGCCGAGCGTCCTTGTCTCCACAAACCTCGTACTGCTTGCGGAGAATGCGCAGATTCCGGCCCGGCTCCATCTTCTTGTGGGCCGCGTTCCGGTGGTGGACGATCTTCACCCGGTTGGTGTGCTGGCGGACGTCTGCGCCGAGCGGGCAAAGGACTTCGTGCACCCACCCGCGCCACTCGAAATGCTGCCGCGGGGTCACGAGCCTCTCGCGCTCGTGGACCATGTTCACGTTTCCCGCGTGGTCCCGGCTGTACTCGTACGGCATCATGACCAGCGACGGCTGGCCGTTGCGCGCCCGGTCATATTCCTCGACGAGACTCCCTAGATTCTCGGCGCCGACCACCTCGTCGTCGCCGTCTATCCACATCACCCAAGGCTGCTTGGCGTGGCTGAAAGCACGGTTCCGGGCCTGATCGAAACGTAGAATCAGACCATTCGGATTCTCGGGCGTCCTCGTTGCCGGGGCATTGCACTCCGTATACGTCTCGACAAAATCCGCGTACTTGCGCGCGATTTCGACCGAGTTGTCTTCGGAGCCCGTGTCGACGACGATCAGCTCGGCGACGTGCGGGCGGATTGACTTGAGGCAGTTCTCGAGTTGGCCGTGCTCATCGCGAACGATGAGGCACACGGAGATGGGAGCCACCATGCGGTCTTGGTCTCTGTATGCGTGTGGACCGGCGAACCTGCCGGTCAATCACACGTTACCGAGTTAGACTAGCGTGGCGAAAAACTCCATGTCCGAAATCGCCCGGTTGATGGTCATGATGGGAGCAGATTGGTCGAAGACCTTCAGTTGCGCCTTGTGAGGCGAATGGCTGTTGTGGGCTTCGACCCATTTCTGCATACCATCCATGGTCCCGTGCGTGAAGACGTGCACGCGATTCTGCTGATCCGGGATTCGGCACCAAGCGACGACGACCTGCTCAGACGAATGGGTAAGTTCCGAGACGGTCTGTTTCTCACCCTTCTCGTCCGTCTTGTCGACGTCGTTGAAGAGATGGAACTTTCCGCCTTCTTGCTTGTAGAACGAACCCATTCGCCACCCTACTCAGGTCATCTGGGAATACGAGGCGTACGCGTCGATGCACTGGCCGCGGAAGCTCATGTTGGTCCACGGCGTGGTTTGCGACGTGTACGCGTTGGAGATTGCCGTGTGAGCGGTCTCCATCGTCGCGAGAGCGCCTGGAGCTCCAGTCCAGTAGGACTCGTTACCAAGGCCCGAATCAGTCTCTGATCCGCAGAACAGGCCAAAATCACGCGCCGAGGCCGTCACGCTCGCGTAGTTGTACCAGAACGCGAACTCATTGATCTGCGTTGTCGAGTTGTTGGAGTAACACCCGACCGCAACGAAGTCCGCGTTATCAATGAGGTTCAGACCCTCGAGCTGGCTCGCCTTGCCGTTGTAGGAGAAAGAGAGCGCTGCAGAGGACGGATCTGCGAGCCACTCGGTGGCGAAACATCCGACCGGGATGTGAAGCACGCGACGAGCAGCCTGCATCAGGTCACACAGACCGATCGGGTCCGCAGTCGTGTACCCGGTGACCGAGTAGTATTCGACGTCGAAAATGAGCCCGTCGAAGCCACCAGCCTCGTTCGTGATGGAGCCGGTCTGCGCAATGGCGTTGAACTGCGCGATGTTCTTGATGATGTTGGAAGCCACCCAGCCCTGCTGCTGACCCCACGTGGTGTCGCCGGCGAGGGCGTAGACGCGGATACCGGAAGCGTGGCACCAGTGAATGAACTTCGCCATTTGCTGCTGGTTGGCCACACTCCAGTTCGAGCCACCGATATACTCCCACATGTCGAGGAAGATGAGGTTGACCCCCTTCGACGAGCACCAGTTCAACACGCTCTGGATGTTGGCGTCGCTCCCGATGACGCCCGAGCTACCTGTAGCAGGAACCCACAGAAACATGGCTCGGTCCATGTTCGAATTCGGAGGTGTCGGGACTGTAACGGCGGTGATCGTCATATGTTTCGTCTCCTGAATCATCTAGCAATGATGGAAGATGATAGACGATCTAGAATTGGACATATTCGAACGTCGCGTAGGCTGTTGATACCGTTGCCGCGCCAGGCTTCTCGTTGACGAAGATGAAGTCAGGGCCAAGCACCGGGATCGCCGTCCCGAAGGGCACAAGCACTTCGCCAGGACCCCCGTGCGGGAAAAAGCCGCCCATATTGAGCTGCGGGAGATTGGTCGCGAGTGGATTTTGCTGGTGCATCAAATTAGTCGCACCTCCAGCCGCCGTCGCTCCGGCGTAGATGTCGAGGATGTAACAGGTCACACCTGTTGGCACATAGTGCTGTGCCCAGAATGTCTGGTTGTCGGTCGCCGCAATAGATCCCCAAGCGCCTCCGGTACCGCCCGTGTTAACATCGATGCTAATAGTGCCGACGTTGCCACCAGTCGTCCCCGTCATTGTGACCAACATGGCCTCGATGAACGCGATGGTGGTGCTCACGGTATTCACGGCCGTCGTGCCATTCATCGTCACGACTTCTTGATTGAGCGTAAAGGTTGTATCGAGGTAGCTGACCGTGACCTGTTGGGCTCCCGTCCCCGCCGAGGCATCGTTCACACTCGAAGAGACAAGGCTGCGTTGGGCGTTGGCCCCCTGAGGCGCGTATACCGTGGCGCGAACGACCTTCCCACCCGTACCGGACGTGCCGACGTAACCAACGGCAACACCTCGAGTCGCACTCGGGGGCAGTCCGCCAATCCTGGCAAGATCGAGAGTTGTGAGCGCTTGCGTGCCGTCGAGTAGTCCAAGACCCATGTTTAGAACTCCACCCAGTCGAAAGATGCATCAATTAGATTTCCCGAAGTGCTCGCCCTGTAGAACCGAATGCGCGCCGGACCCGCAATGACAGAAGTTGGTTCTGTCGAGCGAGCATATCCTCCATAGCGAGCCCCTGGGCCAACATGAAGCGTGGTCTCGGCGGGTCCGGTTGCGATTGGATTGATGACGCGAAGGAGTGTCGTGAATGAACTCTCAACTCCCGTGTTATCCCACTGAATGCCGACGATGTAGCAGGTCTTTCCGGTCTGAACGTAATGCATCCCCAAGAACGTCTGATTGTCACCACCTGCGATGATCGAGCCAGTGCCGATAGTCGTGATCGTCCCGCCGCCACCCGCGTTGTTCACGTAGAGCGTGATGACCCCTGCGTTCACCCCACCGCTACCAGCCCTCGTCACTATAAGGCTCTCGATGAATCGGTAGCTGTTCACCGTTGCCACTGCTGTCGTGCCGTTCATGGACACAACTTCAGTGAGTCGGTTCATGTTTCCGTCGAATCCGACTACCGTGACTTGCTGAGCGCCCGTGCCCGCTGAGGCATCACTCGCACTCGCCGATTTGAGGGATCGAATTGCAGCGGAAGTCTGCTCTGTATATGCAGTCGCAGACAATTGTCCCGCAGAACCCGAAGAATTGAAACCAACCGTGTGGCCGACGTATGCACCAGAAATCCTTGCGACTGCCGCCGCGTAGGCAAAATTTCCAGTTAGAGCGAGACCATTAACGTCGGTAATAATAGAGCGCAGAGTGTTGGAAGCGTCGATACCTCCAACCATGGCGGCTGTAGGTGGCATGGCGCCAGTAACGCCAATTGGACCATCGAACAGAGTGGATGGATCTCTAACTTGGCTCGCCCGCATCGCACAGTTCGCCGAGCCTGAAGTGAACGCAGAAACTCTGACGCGAGCGTGCGATGCGCCACCTGCACCGACGATCGTTTTACCTGTAGTTCCATTCGCCGAAGAGAATACGATAGTCGAAGCTTTGGAACCTGTCGCCGGATCGTCAAAAAATGACGTGTTCCAAGTAGTTCCACCATCAAAGGAGATTTCGGGAACGATCGTGCCGATGAGTGTACCTGAAAGAAGCTGGAATCCAACGCTCTGCGATCCCGCGAGTGCCACCTGAACCGCTGCATTCAACGCATTCAGAAGCCCAGAGCCTGTTGTATCAGGAATTTGAGTGGAAAGAACTCCACCTGTGGGGCCGCCAGCGGCACCAAGTCCGACCACGGTCGCATTGAGGTTCGCTGCGGTCGGCTGCGTGACTTGAATGGGTCCCGTCACGCCAACTGGCATCATGCCGTTTTGGCCCTGCACAGTCATCACCCCGCCCGTGGGCGAGGGGAATCCGGGGGTCCCCTGGCTCGTATCGACGAAGATCGGGGCGGGAGCAGCTACTATCACCGCGGGCACTTTGACTTCTCCAGATACTCGGCGGCCATCCGCAACTGAATGGAACTGTCTTTCATCAGCTCAAGAGCCCTATTGCAATCTGTGCATAGAAGACCACGGATCACGTTTGTCTTGTGATCGCGGTCCACGGAAAGACGGATGACTTTGCCGTTTATCGTGCGCACTTCCTTCTCGCGACATATGGCACAGACTCCATTCTGTTCAACGAGAATTTGATCATAGTCTTCAGGAGGGATGCCGTAATCGTTCTTGAGGTTTCGTCGACGGACGCTCTCAGAGTGGAGAGGATCTAACCCATCGCGTTCGCGCCGAGTCGCAACACTTCTTTTTTTGCTGGCGGCATACGCTTCTGGATTCAGTTCACGGCTTTTCTTACTCCGTTCTATAGATGCTGCCTTCCTTTTCTGGGGGTCTTTGTACGGCATTAGATATTCCTGACTTCGGTGTACGAAATGAGCGTGTTACCTGAGTAGGTATATGTGATCGTCACTTGTCCAATGACGGTGACGCCATCAGAAGCATAGGTTTTGCGAACTTCCTGCGTGACTCGAGAACCCGAGTAGGTGTAGTCGATGGATTTGAGGAGGGTGCTCGTAGCGTGATTCGTCCAAGTCTCTCGATAGACCTTGCTCCCAGAGTAAGTCGCTGCGTAATCGTTGGTGACCTCGACGGGATCGTTGCAAGCGAGCAGGAAGTCATTGTAGCTAGGACCGGTGACTGACGGACCGGTTGCTCCTTGCGGTCCAGTTGCACCGGTGCTTCCAACAGGACCCGTTGCTCCCTGGGGGCCAGTTTGCCCTTGTGGCCCTGTTGCTCCTTGAGGCCCCGTAGCGCCAGTGCGACCAGCGGCTCCAGTTGGTCCTGTCGCGCCTTGCGGTCCCGTCGACCCGGTGACACCTGGTGAACCTTGAGCACCTTGCGGACCGGTCGATCCGGTAACACCTGGCGAGCCTTGAGTCCCCTGCGGACCGGTAGCTCCAGTTGATCCGGCGGGGCCGGTGGCGCCTTGTGGTCCTGTGGCACCCGTCGGTCCAATTTGGCCAGTAGGTCCTTGCGATCCGACCGGTCCCGTAGCACCTTGAGGACCTGTTGCTCCAGGAGATCCTTGCTGCCCTTGTGGACCTGTAGCGCCTGGAGATCCCTGTGCACCCTGGGGCCCTATCGGTCCTGTCGGCCCAGTGGCCCCGGTAACTCCGGGAGAACCCTGCAGCCCTTGTGGTCCTGTAGCGCCGGTAACACCAGGTGAACCCTGAGGGCCTTGCGGCCCGGTAGATCCTGTACTTCCGACAGGGCCTGTCTGTCCTTGAGGCCCGGTTGCTCCCGTAGCGCCAATTGGTCCGGTCGGACCTTGTGGCCCAGTAGCCCCCGTGATTCCAGGTGAACCCTGCTGCCCTTGTGGACCTGTAGCGCCAGTGCGACCAGCGGCTCCAGTTGGTCCTGTCGCGCCTTGCGGTCCGGTCGCTCCTGTAGCTCCAATGGGGCCGGTCGCACCCTGAGGACCAATGGGACCAGTCGATCCTTGAGGACCCGTGGCTCCGGTGCTACCAATAGGACCAGTGGAACCCGTGACTCCGGGGCTCCCTTGGGATCCTTGAGGTCCGGTGGCGCCGGTAGATCCAATGGGCCCAGTTGCACCTTGTGGTCCTGTAGCGCCGGTAACACCAGGTGAACCCTGAGGACCTTGCGGCCCAGTCGACCCAGTGACTCCGGGTGAACCTTGAGGTCCCTGTGGACCTGTAGCGCCGGTGCTCCCGATAGGACCAGTCGCTCCTTGCGGACCGGTGGGTCCAGTCGCACCGATCTGTCCAGTTGGACCATGCGGACCGGTCGCGCCAGTGCTTCCAATCGGGCCAGTCGACCCAGTTACTCCAGGCGAACCTTGTGCGCCTTGAGGACCGGTGGCACCAGTTGAACCAACCGGGCCCGTAGCACCCTGCGGTCCGGTGCTTCCCGTTACCCCTGGACTACCCTGCTGACCTTGCGGACCGGTGGGGCCAGTGGCACCAGTAGAACCGACCGGACCCGTGGCACCCTGCGGTCCAGTGGAACCCGTACTACCGATTTGTCCAGTTGGGCCCTGGGGTCCTGTAGTTCCGGTTACCCCCGGGGATCCCTGAGGACCAATAGGACCGGTTGGGCCCGTATTTCCTGTGACTCCGGGTGAACCCTGCGGGCCTTGGGGTCCAGTTGCTCCTGTGGATCCTATGGGGCCAGTTGAACCTTGCGGTCCTGTGGCTCCGGTGCTCCCAATTGGGCCAGTCGATCCTTGTGGTCCAGTTGCTCCTGTGACTCCCGGCGACCCCTGCGAACCTTGAGGGCCAGTGGCACCCGTGACCCCTGGGCTGCCCTGTTGACCTTGGGGGCCTGTAGCGCCAGTGCTGCCAATCGGACCAGTTTGTCCCTGAGGACCGGTAGGACCGGTAGGACCCGTAACTCCTGGCGATCCCTGCGAACCTTGCGGGCCCGTTGAACCAGTGACCCCGGTGACTCCAGGAGATCCTTGCTGACCCTGAGGTCCAATGGCGCCAGTGCTGCCTACAGGACCAGTCGGACCGGTTGCACCCGTCGAACCGATCGGGCCGGTTTGCCCCTGTGGACCGGTGGCGCCCGTAGACCCTATCGGGCCAGTTGAGCCCTGAGGCCCTGTGGCGCCCTTTACGCCAGGGGACCCTTGGGGGCCTGTACTTCCGGTTGAGCCTTGCGGTCCAGTCGACCCAGTAACTCCCGGACTTCCTTGTTGTCCTTGAGGTCCGGTTGACCCCGTGACGCCAGGAGAGCCCTGCTGACCTTGCGGGCCGGTCGCACCGGTAGACCCGATCGGGCCGGTTGGACCTTGGGGACCGGTTGCGCCAGTGCTACCCACAGGACCGGTCGAGCCCTGAGCACCTGTCGCTCCTGTGACTCCTGGCGATCCTTGTGTTCCCTGAGGTCCGGTAGCACCGGTCGGTCCGACATCGCCAGTCGGTCCCTGAGGTCCTGTGGAACCTGTGACTCCCGGTGATCCTTGAGGTCCTTGCGGTCCTGTCGATCCGGTTGGGCCCTGTGGACCAGTCGATCCAGTTTGGCCCTGAGGACCTGTGCTGCCAGTGACACCAGGCGATCCCTGAGCGCCTTGGGGGCCCGTTGGACCCGTGACGCCTGGCGATCCTTGAGTTCCTTGCGGACCAGTTGCACCTGTGGAACCGATCTGGCCGGTTGGTCCTTGCGGGCCGGTCGACCCCGTAGACCCTATTGGTCCGGTCGCTCCCGTGATGCCTGGTGAGCCTTGAGGTCCTGTGGCGCCAGTGACCCCGTCAGCACCAGTAGCACCCTGCGGTCCGGTCGCTCCTATAACGCCAGGAGATCCCTGCGGTCCAATAGAACCAGTCGCACCTGTGACACCCGGTGAACCTTGGGAGCCTTGCGGGCCTGTGCTTCCGGTCGGTCCAACATCTCCGGTCGCACCTTGGGGCCCAGTCGCTCCCGTCGATCCAACAGGCCCGGTCTCTCCCTGTGGGCCAGTTGAACCTGTAGGTCCGATGTTTCCCGTAGGTCCTTGGGGCCCGGTGCTACCGGTGACACCGGGAGATCCCTGGGGGCCAGTCGCGCCAATCGGACCGGTCTGGCCCTGGGGACCAGTTGCGCCAGTAACACCCGGAGACCCTTGCGGGCCAGTAGACCCCGTAATCCCAGGGCTTCCCTGCGGGCCAGTGGCACCTGTAACCCCGGGAGATCCCTGACTACCCTGCGGGCCTGTAGCGCCGGTGGCCCCGTCCGGCCCTGTAGCTCCAGTGGAACCAATTGGCCCGGTAGAACCCTGAGGGCCAGTGCTGCCGGTAACTCCTGGTGACCCTTGAGTGCCCTGCGGGCCAGTGGCACCTGTAACCCCGGGAGATCCCTGTTCACCTTGCGGGCCGGTCGCTCCCGTGGCTCCGACGTCACCCGTAGGACCCTGAGGTCCAGTTGCGCCAGTCGATCCTTGCTGTCCAGTCGGCCCTTGGGGACCTGTAGACCCCGTTACTCCGGGAGAACCTTGATCCCCTTGAGGGCCAGTTGCTCCCGTTGGTCCGATGCTGCCAGTCGATCCCTGGGGGCCAGTTGCTCCCGTGACTCCTGGGCTGCCCTGATCGCCCTGAGGACCTGTAGAACCGGTCGGTCCAATAGAGCCCGTTGATCCTTGCGGACCCGTGGCTCCAGTTGCTCCTTGGGGCCCAGTTGCACCGGTAGAACCAACAGGTCCCGTGGACCCGGTGACTCCTGGAGAGCCTTGGCTGCCTTGCGGTCCTGTAGCTCCAGTGGCACCATCTACGCCAGTTGCGCCTTGAGGGCCCGTGGTACCTTGAGGACCGGTCGAGCCCGTGACACCAGGGGAACCCTGCTGGCCCTGAGGACCCGTGGACCCCGTGACACCCGGCGAGCCTTGATCTCCCTGTGGACCGGTTGCCCCTGTAGCACCTTGGGGACCTTGCGGGCCTGTAGCGCCAGTGGAACCGACTTCTCCAGTCGGCCCTTGCGCTCCGGTTGAGCCAGTTACGCCTGGCGATCCTTGCTGTCCTTGCGGTCCTGTGGCGCCCGTAGCCCCGTCGACACCCGTCGCACCCTGGGGACCCGTTGCGCCTGTGGAGCCGACTGGTCCGGTTTCTCCTTGCGGGCCAGTAGAACCGGTGACGCCAGGGGTCCCCTGATCACCCTGAGGTCCCGTCGCGCCTGGAGAACCCTGCTGCCCTTGCGGACCGGTCGGACCAGTAACTCCATCATTGCCTTGAGGCCCGGTCGGACCAGTAACTCCCGGAGAACCCTGCGGGCCTTGGGGACCGGTCGGTCCAGTCGCGCTGAGAGGCCCTGTAACTCCAGAGGGGCTGAGTGAATAAATCTGACCGGTGTCAGTGATGTAGAGGTCCCAAGGCAGACCGCTCGGAGTGAGGATTTGGAGAGGCGGAGCTAGTCCGGTCGGCGACAAACCCGTGTACGGCACGAAACCGACATAGCTCATCGCCAGATCGAGATCTGGCTTCAGCGAGTCATCGTCGAGATAGATATCGACGTAGATCGTCGCATTCGAGACACCAGTGATCACCGCGCCCGCGTCGATGACATTCTCGAGCGCAGTCTGATTGATCGGGTTGGACTGGTATCTATAGATGCCCATTACACGAGCTCAACGGTCACAACGACCTGGCTAACAGCAGGGGAAACGCTGGCTGTTTTTGTGGCCTGAATCGTCACTTGATCGCCGGCGTTGACGTTGACGGTGTGAAGCGTGTCCTGGCCAGTCGTCACGTTGCCGGCAACAGTCGCGGAGAGACTCGTGGTTGTGCCATTGACCTCCACCGTGTAAGTGATGGTGTTTGTAGAAGTGCTCGGCGAATTCTGCATCACGTAGAGATGCTGCAGAGTGCCGCTCCTCGTCACGCGCAAGCGATAGATATCTGAAGTTGCAGCGAGGCTCGAGACGTAGCCTGGATAGAGCCAGCGCGTTGCAGTCGTCGTCGCCATGCTGTCGGCGGCGAAGACGAGAATGGTGCCCGCGCCCGGACCTCGAGGTCCGGTGGGTCCGGTTACACCCGTGGGACCAGCCGGGCCAGTTGGACCAGTTGCACCTTGAGGCCCGGTCGGTCCCGTGGCTCCGATCGGTCCCGTGGCTCCTGTAGTGCCGAATGGTCCGGTGGGCCCAGTGAAGCCCGTAACGCCTGGCGATCCTTGCGGACCGATCGGACCTGTGGGCCCGGTGACACCGGTCACTCCGGGGCTGCCCTGCGGCCCAATCGGTCCAGTTGGACCAGTTGCACCCTGAGGTCCTGTTGCGCCGGTGACCCCCGGCGATCCTTGCGGACCGACAGGACCAGTCGGACCAGTGAATCCAGTTACTCCCGGGCTGCCATGCGGCCCGATCGGACCGGTGGGTCCAGTGACACCCGTTGCTCCCTGAGGCCCGGTGGGTCCAGTTGCGCCTTGCGGGCCAGTTGCACCCGTGACACCATTGGCCCCGGTCGGTCCTTGCGGGCCAGTGAATCCAGTGACGCCCGGCGATCCTTGAGGCCCGGTCGCGCCAGTGGGGCCAATGTCGCCGGTCGGGCCCTGAGGACCCGTAGCCCCCGTGACTCCCGGAGAGCCTTGTGGTCCGATCGGACCCGTAGGTCCGGTTGCACCCGTGACCCCAGGAGAGCCTTGCGACCCGACCGGGCCGGTAGCACCTGTTGGTCCTATGTCACCAGTCGGTCCTTGAGGACCCGTGGCCCCTGTGACGCCAGGTGAGCCCTGCTCACCTTGGGGTCCAGTTGGACCCGTGGCTCCAGTGACTCCATCAGCACCGGTAGCCCCTTGCGGACCGGTTGCACCCGTCGGCCCGATATCGCCAGTCGGACCTTGAGGACCTGTAGCGCCAGTAACTCCAGGAGATCCCTGATCGCCTTGCGGACCGGTTGCACCCGTGACGCCGGGAGAACCTTGCGGCCCGATGGGGCCTGTAGCACCGGTGACGCCAGGTGAGCCCTGCGGTCCTGTGGCGCCGGTTGCTCCGTCAGCTCCCGTTGCTCCTTGCGGCCCAGTTGCCCCGGTAACACCCGGTGAGCCTTGAGGACCTGTTGCTCCTGTAACGCCATCTACTCCGGTGGCTCCTTGAGGCCCGGTAGCACCGGTTGGGCCAATTTCTCCAGTTGGACCCTGCGGCCCAGTGGCGCCAGTCACCCCCGGTGAGCCCTGATCGCCTTGCGGACCTGTCGGTCCAGTGGTGCCTGTCACACCATCGGCGCCAGTGGCTCCTTGTGGTCCGGTAGCGCCCGTGACTCCAGGAGACCCTTGTTCACCTTGCGGGCCGGTCGCGCCCGTAGCACCGTCCGCTCCGGTCGCTCCTCGAGGACCGGTGGCGCCAGTCACACCATCAAAGCCAGTAGCACCCTGCGGACCAGTCGCTCCGGTAACTCCCGGGCTGCCCTGATCGCCTTGCGTACCAGTTGCTCCCGTGGGCCCAATGTCTCCCGTGGGCCCTTGCGGTCCAGTCGCTCCTGTAACGCCCGGCGAACCCTGCGGACCGAAGTCTCCAGTCGGGCCCTGAGGCCCGGTGGCTCCAGTTACACCATCTGCACCGGTCGGGCCCTGCGGACCTGTGGCGCCCGTGGGACCGATATCGCCAGTTGGACCTTGTGGGCCGGTGGCTCCAGTGACTCCGGGTGACCCCTGCTCCCCTTGAGGCCCTGTCGCGCCCGTGACTCCATCAGCGCCCGTAGGACCCTGAGGACCAGTTGCTCCAGTCGGTCCAACATCACCAGTAGGACCCTGGGGACCTGTCGCGCCCGTAACTCCGGGTGAACCCTGATCACCTTGTGGACCCGTAGCACCCGTGACGCCATCAACTCCGGTAGCCCCTTGAGGTCCGGTGGCGCCGGTAACTCCATCGACACCTGTCGCGCCCTGAGGGCCTGTCGCCCCGGTAACGCCCGGCGAGCCTTGGTCTCCTTGCGGGCCGGTGGCTCCAGTAACTCCTGGGCTACCTTGATCGCCCTGCGGGCCCGTGGGACCGGTCGCGCCTGTGACACCGTCATTGCCCTGTGGTCCAGTGGCGCCCGTGGGTCCGATGTCACCAGTAGGCCCTTGAGGTCCTGTCGCGCCCGTAACTCCAGGAGATCCCTGGTCTCCCTGAGGACCCGTAGCGCCGGTCGCGCCATCAGGTCCAGTTGCACCCGTAAAGCCATCGGCACCAGTCGGTCCCTGTGGGCCAGTAGCTCCGGTGACTCCATCGGCACCCGTAGCCCCTTGTGGGCCGGTGGCTCCGGTGATACCCGGCGAGCCTTGATCACCTTGAGGCCCAGTTGGACCGGTGGCACCCGTGGCTCCGTCTGGACCCGTGGCTCCTGTGACTCCTGGAGATCCTTGATCGCCCTGGGGTCCAGTCGCTCCCGTAACTCCGGGGGAACCCTGCGGTCCAGTCGCTCCTGTGGGACCAATATCACCAGTTGGTCCTTGGGGTCCTGTGGAGCCAGTAACCCCATCAGCTCCCGTCGCACCTTGCGGTCCAGTTGCTCCGGTGACTCCGGGTGAACCTTGATCGCCTTGCGGACCTGTCGGACCGGTTGCCCCATCAGGTCCTGTGGCTCCCGTCACTCCCGGAGATCCCTGCTCACCCTGAGGGCCGGTCGCTCCCGTGACGCCATCGTTCCCCTGTGGACCGGTCGCTCCGGTCACACCAGGAGAGCCCTGATCGCCATGAGGCCCGGTGGCGCCCGTGATGCCTGGCGAGCCTTGAGGTCCTGTAGCGCCAGTTGGCCCTATATCGCCTGTCGGGCCATGCGGTCCAGTTGCACCCGTAACCCCCGGACTACCCTGATCGCCTTGAGGCCCTGTCGGACCGGTCGCGCCTGTAACTCCATCGGGGCCAGTGGCTCCGGTTGGACCGATATCACCGGTTGGACCTTGAGGACCCGTAGCGCCGGTCACACCTGGCGAGCCCTGATCGCCCTGTGGACCCGTGGCACCGGTCACGCCGTCCGGACCGGTGGCGCCCGTGACTCCATCGGCACCCGTTGGGCCTTCAGGCCCTGTGGCGCCAGTAACGCCATCAACTCCGGTGGCGCCCGTGACTCCAGGCGATCCTTGATCACCCTGCGGCCCAGTCGCACCGGTGACTCCATCAACACCAGTTGCGCCTTGTGGGCCAGTAGCGCCGGTGGGCCCAATATCACCAGTCGGACCCTGCGGTCCAGTTGCACCCGTAACACCATCGGCACCCGTGGAGCCCTGAGGTCCTGTAGAGCCGGTGACTCCATCTGCTCCTGTCGGACCTTGGGGTCCAGTTGCACCTGTGAGCCCAGGGCTGCCTTGGTCCCCCTGCGGCCCGGTCGGTCCCGTGGCTCCAGTCGGACCGACATCACCGGTTGGTCCTTGAGGTCCGGTTGCGCCCGTGACTCCTGGCGAACCCTGATCACCTTGTGGGCCGGTGGCTCCGGTAACACCGTCAGCTCCAGTTGCACCTTGAGGTCCGGTAGCGCCCGTGACTCCGTCAACACCAGTCGGTCCCTGCGGACCTGTTGCACCAGTAACCCCAGGAGAGCCCTGATCACCTTGTGGGCCAGTCGGTCCAGTGGCGCCTGTGACTCCGTCCGATCCTGTCGGACCTTGTGGACCAGTTGCACCAGTGACACCATCATTGCCTTGAGGTCCAGTAGCGCCCGTGACGCCCGGCGATCCCTGATCTCCTTGCGGACCCGTGGGGCCGGTGGCTCCGGTAACACCGTCATTTCCTTGCGGCCCGGTGGCGCCAGTAACGCCGGGGCTGCCCTGATCTCCTTGCGGACCCGTTGCACCAGTAACCCCGGGAGAGCCCTGATCGCCTTGAGGCCCGGTGGCTCCAGTCGGACCTACGTCGCCGGTCGGTCCCTGCGGTCCGGTAGCCCCTGTGACACCGTCCGCACCAGTTACTCCTGGGGAACCTTGGTCACCTTGTGGGCCCGTTGCGCCAGTGACGCCAGGAGAACCCTGATCGCCTTGAGGCCCGGTGGCTCCAGTCGGACCTTGCGGGCCCGTAGATCCTGTGACCCCACCTTGCCCTGTGGCGCCTTGAGGTCCAGTGGCGCCTGTAACGCCAGGAGAACCCTGAGGTCCGGTCGCTCCGGTGACCCCAGGAGACCCCTGATCCCCTTGAGGCCCGGTCGGTCCGGTGGAACCTTCTGGACCAGTTGCACCAGTGACTCCGTCAGCTCCCGTAGCCCCTTGAGGTCCGGTCGCGCCGGTAGGCCCGATACCACCCGTAGGACCTTGAGGCCCGGTTGCACCTTCAGGACCAGTGGCCCCGGTGACTCCATCCGGACCTGTGGCTCCAGTGACTCCAGGACTGCCTTGGTCGCCTTGCGGACCTGTGGAGCCGGTAACACCATCAGGACCTGTCGCTCCTGTGGCTCCGTCAGCTCCCGTGGCGCCTTGAGGACCTGTCGCTCCAGTGACCCCAGGCGATCCCAGATCACCTTGGGGGCCAGTAGGACCGGTGGCGCCCTGTGGCCCAGTGGCGCCCGTTACGCCATCCGCGCCCGTAACTCCTTGCGGTCCGGTAGCGCCGGTGACACCTGGACTTCCCTGATCTCCCTGAGGTCCGGTCGGCCCTGTAAATCCAATTTCTCCGGTTGGTCCTTGGGGACCAGTAGCTCCAGTGACACCCGGTGAGCCTTGTGGACCGGTCGTGCCAGTAACACCATCAGGACCCGTGGCGCCTTGTGGGCCCGTCGCTCCAATAGGACCGATGGCGCCCGTAGGACCCTGAGGCCCTGTCGCTCCGGTCACTCCAGGTGAACCCTGTTCGCCTTGAGGCCCAGTGGCTCCGGTCTCTCCTTGTGGACCAGTTGCACCTTGAGGCCCAGTCGGACCCGTGGCGCCAGTAACGGTTTGGCCTTGGGGTCCTGTCGCTCCGGTAACTCCCGGCGATCCTTGCTCGCCTGCAGGACCAGTCGGGCCAGTTGCACCCGTAACACCGTCTGCGCCCGTGGCACCTTGAGGACCAGTAGGACCGGTGGCGCCCTGAGGACCGGTTGCACCGGTGACTCCCGGGGATCCCTGCGCACCGATAGGACCAGTCGGGCCAGTTTCACCCTGAGGCCCAGTCGGGCCAGTTTCACCCTGAGGCCCAGTAGCTCCCGTGCTTCCAATCGGACCGGTCGCTCCCTGCGGACCAGTGGACCCCGTCACGCCAGGAGAGCCCTGAGGCCCAGTGGCGCCCGTGGGTCCGGTCGCACCCTGCGGACCGGTGGCTCCAGTTACTCCCGGGGATCCCTGTGGTCCGATTGCACCAGTTGGACCGGTGGACCCAGTGACTCCGGGAGAACCTTGAGGGCCAATCGGACCTGTAGGCCCGGTCTGTCCCTGAGAACCTGTGGGTCCGACAGATCCGGTGGGTCCAATGCTGCCAGTCGGACCCGTGGGGCCGGTGGCACCTTGAGGGCCAGTTTCACCTTGTGGACCCGTCGGTCCAGTGGGTCCCGTGTAACCGGGCCCAGTAGCGCCCTGCGGCCCAGTCGTCCCCTGCGGCCCAGTCGGACCCGTCGCGCCAGTAACTCCGTCCTGCCCAGTCGCGCCCTGAGGACCTGTCGCTCCTTGCGGACCGGTCTCTCCTTGCGCGCCAGTCGGTCCAGTGGGGCCAGTATAGCCAGGGCCCGTCGCGCCTTGCGGACCGGTCTCTCCTTGCGGTCCCGTGGGCCCGGTCGCGCCCGTGGTGCCGACAGGTCCGGTCGGCCCAGTCGGTCCGATCTGACCTGTGGGACCTTGCGGTCCGGGAAGTCCAGTCGCGCCTCGAGGGCCAGGAGTGCCTTGGATGCCCTGCTGCCCCTGAGCGCCAGTCGCGCCGGCGGGACCCGTGGGTCCTGTTGCGCCTGTGACGCCGTCGATTCCCTGCGGCCCAGTCGAACCCTGCGGACCGGTAGACCCTTGGGATCCCGTGGGTCCAGCGACACCAGTTGGCCCGACCTGCCCAGTCGGACCCTGAGGACCCGTAGCGCCCTGCGGACCGGTCGCCCCTGTGACCCCGGGCGAGCCCCGCGGCCCAGTCGAACCCGTGGGTCCTTGCGGACCAGTCGCTCCTTGCGGACCAGTTTCGCCCTGGGGACCGGTGGGCCCGACTGCTCCCGTGGGGCCGGTGGCACCTTGCGGGCCGGTCGTTCCGGTGACGCCGGCGGAGCCTTGCTCACCCGCCGGGCCAGTGGGACCAACTGCGCCCGTAGGACCTTGCGGGCCGGTCGCTCCTTCAGGACCAGTCGCTCCCGTAGCACCTGGCTCACCAGCCGGACCAGTCGGTCCTGTCGCGCCAACGCCAGTCGGACCCGCAGGACCAGTTGCGCCCTGAGGACCGATGTCGCCTGTCGGACCAGCTTGTCCAGTAGGCCCTTGCGGACCGATTTGACCAGTGGGACCCGCGGGACCGGTCGCGCCCTGCGGACCGATAGGACCCGTCGCGCCAGTCCCTCCCTCGGGCCCAGTAGGACCCAACGGACCGGTGGCTCCCGTGGGGCCAGCCGGACCAGTCTGGAGGTGTCGGCCGCGAGGGTTCTCAATGCCCATCGGCCTACTCGCTTGATGCTGTGAGCGTAATCCCTATGGTCCCGGGTGCTCCCGGCACTCCACCTTCAGCCGCAACCAGCCTCACAGTCGTGGCGCCGCCTGGAACGACTGCCTCGATCATGAAGGTGATGGCCGCGCTCGAGGCAGGTATCGGTCCTTCTAGGTCCTGCAGGTACGTGTTTTGGAGTGAGAACGGCTGCTGCGGTGTGAAGTCCAGATCGATGAGCGTCGATTGAGCCTCGTCGGTCCCGTTGCCCCAGCGCAGCTGCAGCAGCGCGTAACCGCCCGGAGCGCCGTAAGAATAGGTCACATAGAAACAAATCTTCTTGATGCAGTCCGGGATGATGTATGGGGGCTGGTTGGTGAAGTTCCCGGACGGCGGCAAGCCCTGCGTCAGCAGGTGGATAGTGCGAGGCACCTCCACTTCGCAGCAGGACTTGGGCGGGCAGGGAGGCGTCGGCACAACAGGAGGCGGAATAAATGGCGCACACGGAATCGGACTGCACCCGCCGCTGCCGCATGCTCCCGGACACGGCTCGCAGGTGGCAGCGTAGACGATCCTCGAGAAGAGTGGCCGAGTGGGCGTTGGGCAGTTCTGCAAGAACAGCGAGCTTTCGCACAGAACCGGCACGACGACCGAGTATGGAGCGCCAAGGTCCACGACGCTGAAACCAGCCCGCGCAGACTTCATCGGTGTCGATTGATCAGCCTGCCACTCCCACAAGCAGATGTAGTTGCCGCTGCAGAGCGAGACGAAGTATGGAGCGTAGTAGGCCCCCGTCGCGCTGCACATCGCCGGCGTGCGCGGATGGAGGCAGTTGCCGACAGTGTCGAGGATAGTGAAGAAAACCGCGAACGCGCTCTGCGGGAACCCGCTCTGGTTTTTCAGATAGAGCGTCAGGTCTTTCGGGCCGAGCGCTTGCCCGGACAGGAACGTGAACTGTCCTTGCGCCGGAATGTCGTTTGGTTGCAGTCGGCAGCGCTCATAGTCTGCCGGGTCAACGACGAAGATGAAATCCGTGTGGCATACGGTCGGGCCACCGAATTCCTGCATCACCTCCCAAACGACTTTGTAGTTGCCGTTGGGGACGTTGGTGAACCAAGGAGCGTAGTAGCGACCAGTGCTTTGACGGATCGCCGGCAAACCGCGGCCAGAAACCTGCTGCCCGTCTCTTGCGTAGACGGTCCATTTGACTGAGGCGGCATCTTGAGCGTATCCGTTCGAGTTACTGAGGAATAACTGAAGATCGCCTCTCGACAGATTGCTTCGGACGAGAAAGGCCGCCATTTACACTCATGGTTGGGGGACGAAGGTGGCATTCAGTTCATTCGAAGCCGGCCCTGGCCTGGCCGGCGTCACATCGTAGGACAGAATGACCTCCTCCCCGAGAGTCGCCTCACGGAAGATGAGACGCCAGAAGCCAATGCGATCCGGGAAGAACCGCACAGAGTAGTAACCAGGTGATCCGGCGATCTCGTTGAAATAGATCGTTCCCGCAGAGACGCCCGAGTCGGCAACATTGCTACCGTCCGCCAGAGGCCAGGGAATTGCTGTGTTGTCCGCGAAAACGGCGAGTCCGAGCGATGTGTAGCTCTCTCCCGTCACACGGTTGATGCTGCCATTGGGCATGTAGAGATCAATCTGATCACGGATCAGCTGACCTGCGGGCACTTGCCTGGCCATACCTGGAGCAGGTATTGGAGCCCTAGAGTGCCTATGTTGTAGTCTCTGCGGTGGACCTCGAGAAGAAACTCGAAGCCCTACGCTCTCAGTTGGCCCAGGCCGCGCAGGCTGTCGTTGACGAGTGGGAGCAGGACGAAGAGGGCATGGACGAAGAACTTGGAGGCGGTGGCGTTTGCGACCGTGTGTCCGAGGCCATGCAAGGAGTGGTGGCCGACCAGCTCGAGGGAGTGGAATTCACCGAGGGCGGCCAACCCGGCGACGACCACGCATACTTCATCGTGTACGACGAGGACGAAGCATTCGCTGTCGACATCCCGCCAAGCGTCTACGAGACTGGCGGAGGCTACAGCTGGAAGAAGCGGCAGGACGCGCAGATCGAACCGTCAGACGTCGTCTTCTCCGAGGTCGAGCGAGATTTGGTCGCTGACTGGGAAGACTAGGGATCGAAGCAGAGCTGCTTCATGTCCATGACGTTCTTCGCGTATTCACTGGCTTTCACCAAAGCCTTGCCCGAGTAGTAGTCTTCCCTCAACTGTTTGAGGGAACCGCCCGGGTTGGTGAACACGAAGAAAACGCGAGCCCCCTGCTTGCGCCTATTCTGCATGTGGCATCCAGCCAGCTTCAGATACGCGGCCAAGTAGATGTCGTGGGTCTCAAACTTCTCTTCAAGTTCCGGCATTTGGGTCTCAGTATGCGTCTGCGTTTCCGCACACTCTACTGAGTGAAGGGTCCCAAATGCACAGACGCCCTCGCTGGAGGAGACAGCGAGGGCGCCGGATGCCGCTTACAGCGTGTAAGCGGTGTGCCCGTCGTCTTCGGTGATGAAGACCGCCGGACCTGCAGCGTAACCGAGGCGAGCCGTCGCGCCCTCGTTCGCGCCGAAGGGCGACTGGTACGGGGTTTGGGCCGGGTAACCGGGCTGGAAGTAGGACGCCGAGAGCAGCGAGAGCTTGCCCTTGGCGAACGACAGGAGCACCGGACCCGTCTCGATGAGCTGCGGCGCGATGGCGTTCTGGATGGCCGTCGCGAGCGCGAGGAACGCACCGCTCGGCGTCGAGGCCGAGTAGCCCGTCATGTTCGCGAAGGTCGACAGGGCGCCGATCTGCGAATACGAGATGTTGAAGGACAGCGTCTCCTCGGTCCAGCCGAGCGCCGTATCCACCAGCGCCGCCGGGTTGTAGATGACAACCGACGTTGGCGAGATGTACTGGACGATCTGCCACGTGCCGTCGTTGGAGGCGTGAGTGCCGCCCGTCAGCACCAGGTAGTGCAGCGTCGAGTTGGCCGTCATGCCCGTGAGGCCCGTGATGACCGCGGTGCCGTTGGTGCCGACCGAAGCCACGGCTGCAGCGGCGCCAGTTTGGCCCGCGATGGCCGTGAACTGGTAGACGCCGGCGTTGGCCGAGGTGCCGATGAGCGACGAGGTGCCCGCCGCACCATTCGCCACGGGCAGACCGGACAGAGCCGACGTCGAAACGCCGAGAGCTGTCGCGAGCGTGCCGCCGAGGTGCATGTACGCGGTCGGACCCGAGTTGAGCGCGCTGACGAAGGGCGCCGGAGGCTGCGGCGACACACCCAGCGGCGGCTGAGGAACGCCGGCGTACGTCGAGGAGAACGACGCCGTCACGCTGGCGCCTGGCGCCACCGTGTTGATGCCGATCTGGCCCGAGTGCGGATCCGTGGAACCCTGCACGATCGCCGTCAGCGACTGCGCGAGCCCGTTGGCCGCGAACGCCGCGTTGAGGGCCACGGCCAGCTGCGCCGCCGTGTACGTCCCCGTCGCGATCGTCATGGTGATCGTGGGACCGCCAGACTGCACGATGGCCGTCAGGGTGTTGTTGGCACCCGTGAGCGTCAGCGGAAACGTGGCGCTGTTGCCCGGGTTGCTCAGGAACGCGTACTGATTCAGTACGCTGGTGAGCGTGGTGTTCGAGGGGAACTCGAAGTACCGGCTCTGTCCCGGCGGTTGCGAGGAGAAGTTCCTCTGCGAGGTATTCTCCACGTCGTCGAGGTAGATCCTCGAGAGGTCTTGGCGGATGAGTCCAACGCGCATTGTCTTCTCCTCAAACTCCTGTGCTCATCAAAGCGTGAAGATGCTCAGGTCACCGTGAACACGTTGCTGAGCTTCGAATTGCTCTGGACCTGAACCATCCAGCCCGCCACGACTGGCCCACCCGTCACCAGTGTGTTCGGCAGGACGATCGATGCGGCTGCGATGGTGCCGCCGCCTCCAGTGATGGCGGTGTCCTTGATCGTCTGCTTGGCACCGCTGAGGTTCGTCAGGATGACGTAGGTGTGGTCCGGCGTGAGCGACAGGAACGTCGCACCCGAGGCAGGACCCGAAATCGTGGTGTCGCCCACCGGCGTGTTGTGCACAGCGCCCGTGATCGAAGGACCGGCCGAAAGTCCGCCAGCGTGGGTGAAGAAGCTGACGTAGCCTTTCGCGGCGAGCTTGGTGATCACTCCGTGCGGAAGCTGCGACTGGAGCCTGACCTCGTCCGATGGAACGAGGTCGAGATAGCCCGGCACAGTCGGATCGATGGGGTTGACGTACGGGACATAGACCGCCTGCTTCGGCGTCTGCGCGTACGTGAGATCGGTCTCGAACTGGCCCGAGGTCCGGTCGATCTTGTCGAGCAGGATGTCTCGCGGCAGCACCTGCGAGTTGATGACCCTGACGTATGCCGGCGTTTGCATGCCTGTCTCCTACTTGACTGAAGTCGATAAAAGCTGCATCAGTGCATCGGGTCGTTTCGCTGGGAGCCGATGAAGTTGAAGGGAACCGAGGCGCCATTGCCACGAACGAAGAGTTGCGACACAGCCGGGTAAGTCGTCACCAGGTTCACGAAATCGCTCGAAAGTGTGGGGACTTGGAACTCCGGGCCCGTAGGCTCGAATGCCACGTACAGGATCGCACCGCCGTTGTTCTGGATCTGGACGTTGTTGACCTGGCAAGGCAGCTGGATCTCGAGTGAGCCGGAAAGAGCCCCCGCGTTCGGAGCACTTCCGCTGAGAAGGATCGGTCGATTGGGTGCAATTGGATACGGCAAGATAAGCATCCCGGACTCGGCCGTATTGGTCGTGCCGTCCAGATTGACCTGCTGAACGCGAAGCCAGAACGGCGTGGAGTCGCTCACACCCACGGTCGAGAAAACCGTGTTGACTTTGCCGCCTGTCATATAGTCGGTCGGAGCGAACCTGAATCGCGTCAGATACGGCTGTCGACTCTGACTGAACTGCTCAGAGTCGCCCATGATGTTCTGCATGCCCTGCACGCTCGGCGAGGCATAGCCACCAGACACGGGCATGTTCTGGAACGTCGTGTATGCCCCATCGAAATTGGCAGCAACCTGAAAGTTGTACGAGGCCGCGTTCGCACGCGACTCCGGACTGGTCGGGGTCGTGGCATTCGGGCCCGACGTCAAGTTGATGTCGACCAGATTCGGGCGACGCCTATAGAGCGACAGATACCGTGCCATCGCTCGGATGAGCGATAAAAAGCCGCTATGGAAGGTCGTACACGGTCATCACGATATATTCGTACGGATTGCTGCCAGAGTTGATGCTCACGGTAGCTGGGGTGACCGTCGTCTGCTGCCACTGGAGCTGGATCGTATGGGAGGTTCCAGGCGTGTTGGCGATCACTTGGGCCCCGCTCAAGCTCTGCGATACACCAGCGTAATCGGTCGTGCCAGTCGCGAGGATCTTCGTCTGCGTGGCCCCGTCGAGCGAGAATCCCACCGTTGCACCGTTCTGCACGGCGTCGGAATCGTACGAATAATCGACTTGCACCAAAATACGGGTCCCGTTGAAAGTCTGAGTCGTCGTCATCCCGCCCAGGTCCGCCAGGGGTGCATGGGACGCGAGTTGGTAGTCGAACCCGGTCGCGACCGTGTAAACGGCAAGTACCCCGCCACCATTCGTACCTGCGGGACCAGTCGGACCTTGCGGACCAGTCGGACCTTGCGGCCCACCAGAAGGACCAGTCGGACCTTGCGGCCCTACCGGTCCTGTAGCTCCTTGAGGTCCTGTAGCTCCATTTATGCCCGCAGGACCCGTTGCGCCTTGGGGTCCAGTCAAGCCATCGACGCCAGCCGGTCCAGTCGAACCCTGGGGGCCGGTAGTGCCATCAGCACCAGTCGGTCCCTGAGGGCCTGTTGCACTAGGACCGGTTGCTCCCGCAGGACCCACAGGACCTTGGGGGCCGATGGGACCCTGAGGACCGAAACCAGGAGGTCCCTGAGGACCGGGCGGGCCTATAGGACCAATGGGTCCAGGCGGGCCCGGAACGAACTGCACAGGCGCGGCCGAGCCCTGGGCCACCAGCTGAGCGGTGAAGGAATAGGTGAATTGTCCCGGGCTCTGATTGGCACCCGTCAGAACGATGTTTGTGATGAACGTATTCGGCGCGTTGAGCTGCGAGTAGACTGCAGCCGCATTCCCAAACACGAAACCCATCGGATCGGGCAGCGCCTGATCCGACACCACAATGATGCCGGCCGATATGACGGCCGGATTCGAACTAGGAGTCCGATTGGCGCTGATCGTGGTGCTCACATCAGCACGCCGCCATAAACAGCTTGCCGCCTAGACGATGAGCTTGTCTTTCTTCGTCTCGGCGATCTTGGCGTCGAAGGTCGGAGCAGCCTCAAGGCCCCTGTCCTTGATGGCCTGAGACTTGGCTTCTTCCCAGGTGCCGGTCTCCTCGCCCTTGTAGTTGGGGAGTGCCTTCTTCGGCGGCCCGTACCTGTCGAGCTGGCGCTTTCCGGCGGCCTCGGCTGCCTTTTGGCGATACTGCTTGAATCTGTTGCCCTTGGACGGCCAGGAACCCGTGGGACCATCCTTCAGGACGATGTGCGGAGCGTACGGAACCCACTTGTAGTTGCAGGGGTCTCCGCACTGCACGCACGGAGGGTGCACGGCCCGCATGTCGTCCTTGATGGAGACCTCGACCTCGAAGACGGTTCGGTTTCCATCCGGGCCAAGGCACCCATCGTTGGTGCACTCGTACGTGTAGATCATGGGCTACTCTACTGCTGCTCTTGCTGGCCCTGATCCTGGCCTTCCTCTTCCTCGGATTCCTCTTCCTCGGGCTCTTCCGGAGCCTCGTAGTCCGGGGTCTCCTCTTCCAGTTCGGAGAGGTCGACCTCGTACTCGGGCAATCCCTCTTCCTCCTCGAGAGCGTCCTTGACCGCCTCGTAATCCTCGGTCTCCTCCGGGATCTCGTAGTCGGGCTCCTCGGCGGGCGGCTCGTAGTCGGGCTCGAGTTCGGAAAGATCGACTTCGTACTCCGGGAATTCCTCTTCCTCTTCGGCCTCGGGCTCTTCGGCGGCCTCCGGTTCGAGACCTCCCTCAGGCTCTTCCTCCCAATCGATTTCGATCTCGGGGTCTTCCTCCTCGAGGTCCTCGATGGGAACTTCCGCTTCTCCCTCGAGCCTGTCCCAATCCTCGTCGACAACGTCGAGGATTTCGTCCGAATCCTTGTCCCAGTTCTCGTCGACGATCTCCTCCATGAAGTCGTCGAGTCGCTTGAGGACCGAGTATGCGTGCTTGCACAGGAAGTATTTCCTGTCGGGATCGCGAACGTCCGGCGGCGCGGCCGTGCCGAATGGCTGGCCGAGCATGTATGAGTTTTGCGATGCGTGGAACTCCGGGCCGTTGTAACGCCAGAACGGACAGTCACATGAGAGCGCGACCTTGTCCACGTCCGACAGCGACGCTTGGACCACGCGAGCACCATGACCGCAGTTGACCGAGAACGTAAAGATCCGGCTCTTCTTGTCGTAGCTCGTGAGCGAAACGCGGCAGCTCTGCGCGTTGCGCTTGATCTTCTCGGGAACTCTCGGCTCGAGTTCTTCCGGCTTCATCGCCTGACGTCGTGCCCGCCAGGGAAGCTCCAGCAGGGCTACCAGCTGGATCGAGGAGTGCCGAATCGGCTTCTCCTTGGTCCTGTACGGATAGTCCCAATACTGGGTGATGTCGACATCTTCGACGAATGTCGTGTCGGTCGGGGTCTGGATGTTCTCGTCGTACTGATATTCCTGGTGGTGAGTGACCGAGTCGGCCTCGCCGTCCTTCGTGTCGAAGATCGATCCGGGTTCCGAGGACGGAATCGTGGGCTCGTTGTCCTCGTACTTGAACGTCTTGGTTCCGAACCAGTCGGCCTCGTTCTCGCCACCGTCACCGAGTGGAGTGGCACCGTCCGCAAAACGCCGGCGCGCAATCCGACTCGCCAGATGGCGTCGAGATGCAACCTGGATCGTCTCGACCTTGATCGGAATGAGGAAGAGAGGCTTGAGATGATCCGGAATCGCCGCCGCGAACGAGATGATGTCGGGATACACCTCCTGGCAAAGGAACGCGTACTGCGCTGCCTCGCTCAGGATGAATCCGTGCGGGAAATCCTTCTTGTCGGACGCCTGCTGCGAGTTGCGGATCATTTGTCGACCTCGTAGTCGTACTCCGGGGCCGATGCCCGCTGCTGAGGAGTAGGCTGTCGCCCGGTCCTGCGCGGAGTACGGAGCCGCACGTCCTCCAGGACGCGCTCCAACTCGTCAACCTTCTCCGGCCTCAGAACTTGTCGCAGTTCTTCGTAGTCGAACTTGTCGACTGCCATGGCAGCAGCCTGGAGAGCGCGCTCGAGCTTGAGCATGCACTCTGGCACGGCATGGATGATGTCGCCCGCCACAGCGTAGAAGTGATCTCGCTGTGGCGAGGCATGCACCAAATCCAACGCTCGGACTACGTAGCTCTTGAGTTCGTCCGCACGCAGGCGAGCATCGGATAGCTCCTCCTGAATGTAGAGACTCACATGAGCCGTACGTTTGGTGCTCATATTTGTCTCGATGCTCGGAGCCTGAGAATGGCGTCAACTGCTGCCTGAGCCTCTTCAGGTGTCATCCAATCAGACTTCATTCGATTGCAAAAGCCGCAGCAAGAGACAACGTTTCCGATTACATATCCGACGTTGCTGTTGAGACGATCGAGGCCACAACCTTTCTTCACCGGCTCACCAAGTTTGCCCTTGCAATAATAGCAAGGTTGACTCACCAGAATGATATATGACTCCAGAGAGAGAGTGAATTCAAGCCCACGATCTCGAGCTACCCATTTGGCTTTCTGGTATCTTCCACGAGCTGTACCGACATACTTGTGTCGACCAGCAATAGTCGCCGGTTTTTTATTGTGGCACTCGTAGCAGACATTGCTTCTTCCGTCCTTAAGACGCTTGTTTGGCCGGAAAAGCGCAAGCGGTTTGTCGAGACCACACTTGATGCAGTTTTTAGCTCTGACTTCCTCCTCGGGAGCCATAGGCATCAACTGATGAACAGTCGCCTCCGCCATTTCGGTTTAGGCGGCCCATCAAAGTCTTGGGGCCGCCCAATCAGGCGCCGAACTGCTTGGGATACGTCTTCTCGAGCATCTTGCGCATCTGGTCGCCCTCGGCGGCATAGAGAGCCTCGAGGAACTGCTGGGATGCGCCGTGCTTCTTGACGGCATCCATGCGGTCCTTGAGCTTGCCCGTGAAAGACCAATCCGCCGGGAAGTCCGGGTCGATGCGCCGGGCCATGCGGATCTTGGGCGGCAGCTTCGTGTCGATCTTGACGTCCTTGGACGTCGCCTTCACGGTCTTGCCGTTCTTGGCCGCGGCGCGCTCCGCACGGATGTTGCTTGTGTCGGCGACGCTCACGCCCTCGGCGTTGCCCATACCCCTCGAGGAATGGCGCACCTTGCCGACGACCGTGCCCTCGTTCTCGTCCCCGATCTCGACAGGGGCATTGCGGTTCATCCTGCTGGTCGTGCGGATGTTGATGCCCTCCTGCTCGGTCTCTTCGTACTGCTGACGAAGCGGAATGGCACCCGACCCGGCGATGTTGTCGAGCCGATGCTTGAGCTGCGATGCCCCAGCCGACGTCATGTCGATCTTGCCAGCATTGGCCGGCGTACGCAGGCGCGCGACAGGCGTGTAGTCCTGCTCCTCGATAGCGCCCGGATTGACGACCAGGCCGCTCGACTTCCAGCCGGTCTTCTTGGGCTGCGGCCGATTGGCGGAGGTGATCACGCGCGGTTGCGCCCGGATGTTGCGGCCACCGGGGTTGTGCATGTCGGCCCGAGCCTCGGGGCGCCTGTCGGACACGTGCATCACCGTGTCCTCGTCCATACTGTCGGTCTCCATCGAGTTGGCCTCGTGGCGCTGCACGCGTTGGAGATCCGTGTTCTTCGTCTGCGACTTGGCCACCTGGCGCGACGGCACCACCGCAGCCACGTGACCATCGATCTCGGCCTCGTCGTCGGTGAACCACCCTTGGTTGACGGACGACCGGAGGCTCGGGCCGATGGGGAGGTCCATCCCGGCGTATTTGAGCAGAGTCCCGTCGTACTGGACCTGTTCACCCTTGTCGATGGTGACGCTGTGTGGGCCACCAAGACGAATCTTCATCTTGGCGTAAAGGGTGACGAAATCGTTGCGTTGCCAACGGATGTCCATAGTGCAAACTCCTTCGGGCTTGCACTATTGTACCGAAAAATTGCGCCAGTTGTTATAAAAAGGCTACCGAATAACCCGGCGGGGCGGCGCGCTGGTCACCACGTCCTGGTCCGATTCCTGCGGCTTCTTCGTGCCTGGCTCGCGCCGAAGTTCCGTGATGAACTCATCGACATCATGCTTGAGGCTGCGCAGAGCGGGGACGAGCTTGTCGGGCTCCTCGGTCTTGCGCACGAACTTCATCGCTTCCTCGACGTCCTTGCCCTCGTCGGTGTCCCAAATCGACAGCTCGACGTCATCGGCGGCGATGGAAAGTATTTCTCGAGCGACGCGCTCGATGCGCTGCTGACGACACAGCGCCGAAGCGAGGAGCTTCAGGTCTTGGCGGACGAGGGTGTTGCTGGGCTGCTCACTGGCGTCGATCTTGGTTGCAATTCGACGCAGAATAGAGGCTACCTTGTCCGGCGCGAGCATACTTCCCTGGGGCATAAAAACCTACGTAAATGTCTGTTCGAATAAGGTACGAGGCGGCCAATGCGGAAGCGTTTCTTCAAGTTCACAATCGGGGCGGTTCTATTCGTGATGCTCCTGTTCGTGGGCTTGTGGTTGGTAGCCCCCGTTTTCGCCAAGAACAAGGCAATCGAGCGGGCCCAAGCGATGGGCCTGACAATGACTGTGAACTCCGTGAATCACTCGGACGGCGGTTACCTGTTCGAAGGGATTCACATCAGCTCCAAAGAGCTGCCCATCGAAGCCGACATCGATCAAGCGATGGCGATTGTCGATGGATCGAAGCTGCGCGCTCTGACCGTCCACGGTGGGAAGGTCGTCGTCCACGGGAGAGTGTCCGAAGTCCGCGGTCAGTGGCAATCGTGGCGAGACAAACACCACGGCAATGGCAGTGGTGAGAAGGCCGTCATTATGGCCGACAAACTCCAGCTCACGTGGCAGGCACCATGTGGCGGAGACGATGCTTCTGCTACAGGCGTTTCGGTCAACAACACGGACCTGGTCGTGCAAGCGAGCGATGTAACCGCAAGTTGCCTCGGGTGGAAAGCCCACTCCACTGACGTGAAGGCATCTTTGCAGAGTGTGGAAATCGGCAAGCTCGAGATTACGCGTTCCGGAGCAACAGGGCCAGCAACCACGTCACCCAGGAACCTCGACACCAGAGAGTTCCCCGTGCAGGGGTCCATTCCAAACCTGGTCGTCAGAGAGCTGAACGTCGACGACAAGCCCCACACGCTCCACGCGAAGAACCTTGTGTTCCGCGGCGATTCCGACTCTGGCGACACGGCGTACACGAAGTTCTCCTTCGACGAGATGGAGGCTGACCTTCCGAAGGTTCACAAAGTGAGTCTCGGGAAGACTGGGACCGAGGGCTGGCTGAGTGACTTGTCGTCCGGCGGATACGCGCTCTTCTCCTTCACCGTGAAGTCGGATGGAGCCCGCGGCAAAGTGCAAGGCGTCACAGGCAATCGGGTGACCCTAGGGACAACGGAGTTGGTCCTCGCAGGAAGCCTGCCTCCGGATTCTACGTGGAAGTCACCGCATGTTCTCTTCGACGAGAGAACCCACGTGAAAGTGGAAGAGGTGCAGGTCAACTTCAAGGGTGAGTGGAAACCCGGTCGACTGCAAGCTGACGTAGAACTCCCCGACACGGACTGCCAGAAACTCCTTGACGCGGTTCCAGCGGGAATGAACCGAGCCATCATGGGTTTGAAGATGAAGGGCTCGGCGGAAATGCAGCTCCACGTCGAGAAAGACGACAACCTCGCCGAACCCGTCGTGAAGCTCCACCTGTTCGATCACTGCAAGGTCACGAGTCCGCCGGATGGGGCTGACCGAGCCACACTGCGATCGAGCTTCATGCGTGTAGTGCAAGGCCCGATGGGAGAGGGTGTCGAAATCCCTACGGGACCAAGCTCAGGCAAATGGATGCCGCTGGGCGATATGTCACCCTTCCTCGTCGATGCCATCCAAGTGACGGAGGACCCGGGCTTCTTCGGTCACTACGGATTCGAGCCGTCCGCCATCGAGAACTCGCTCAAGACGGACATTTCGCTCGGTAGGTTCGCACGGGGCGCGAGCACGGTCACCATGCAGCTCGCCAAAAACCTGTGGTTGTCGCGCGAGAAGACCATCGCCAGGAAGATCCAGGAAGCCTTCCTCACCATCTACCTCGAGCAGACGCTCTCCAAGCAAGAGATTCTGGAGACGTACTTCAACGTCGTCGAGTTTGGACCGATGGTGTACGGCATCACGGACGCGGCCAACTTCTACTTCAATACTATTCCGTCCAACCTCACACTCTCGCAGGCGCTCTTCCTGTGCTCGATTCTACCCAACCCCAAGCAGAATTGGTTCGGGGCAGACGGGCAGCTGCAACCAGGTCGGCTCAAGTGGCTACAGACGCTCATGGTCGCACTCGAGCACCGTCATCTCATCACGCAGACGCAGTATGAAGAGGGCGTGACCGAGATTCCCGTTCGAGGAATGCCGAAGCCGGCGCGTGCACTAGCGCTTGAATGAGATCTTGCTCGGCTCCTTCGCATCCTCGATGAGACTATCGAGGTATGGAAGAACGTCCTTGTTGGGCGCGAGCTTGAAGGGACCGAGCCACTTCACCTCGGCATCGTCGAGCTTCTGGATCGACTCGTCCAGATTCAGAGGGTCGACCTTCGAAATGTCGAGGAATCCGACCTCCGTAGGGTCGGCGAGCCGCTGCCGTTCCGGCAGGAACATATTTTCGGGACCGCTCGTGAAATGGATGGCCCGGAAGACGAACGTCCAGCGAGTATTCTTCGGCACCGGATAACCAGTGCGCATCTGGAATGCAACGCTGTGGCGCGAGATCGACTTGTCGAAATCGGGCATCAGCGCGAACGCGTAGCGCTTGTTCTTCTGCCGCAGGTGAAAGTGGAACCACTCGGTGGGCTTACCCTCGGCCCACATTTTGAGGTGCTCGACGATGTTGTCCGCATCCTTCATCAGGAAGACGGGTCGCATCTCGTAGTCGGTGTCCGACTTGACGTTGTGCTTGAACCAGAGACAAGCCTCGGCGGCTCCGCTCGGAAGCTGATCGAGGCCCTCCATCAGCTCCGCGGTCCGCTCGGGCGGGATGAGCTGCATTGGGTCTCCCACCAGCAAGGGAACGTAGCTGATGAGGACGATGGACATCCCGGGCGACTTCTCGTCCTTGGGCTTACTCACCGCGGAAAGTACGCCGCCCGGGATCTGGACTTACGCGGTCAGGCCGCTTCTTCGGACTTGTCCCAATCCGGCACCTCGTACAGGAGCCTCGTGCCGGCGACCAGGGAGCGATTGGCCGAGGTCGACTGAACGAAGACCGCGTACTTCTCGAAACTCACCGGCTTGAGCTTCACGTCCTCCCGGTCTTCACCCTTGCGCTCGCTCTGCGGAGGAAGCTCGAGCATTTCGCGCACTTTGGCGCCGTTGAAGATGTCGCCCGTGGACTTGTCCATGAGCACGATCTCCTTGAAGCCCTGAACGGTCTCGGCCTTCGTCAGCTCGTAAAATCCGCGACCCTTGCGGAACTCGACGCCCTGATCGCGGACGAAGTCGGCGATGCCCTGCTTCTTGTCGACGGGCAGGATTTGGAACCTGCCGGCCGGAACCGCATGCAGCGAGGCGTCGCCGGCGGCGAACGCGGGCTTGCGACCCAGCAAGATCGAGATGATCTTGTCCAGGTTGCGGTTCATGCGCTTGTCTTCCTTCAGCTCCTTCTCGAAGCCCTGGAGCTGCTCGTCGCCACCCTGCTTGTAGCAGACGGCCATGATGAGGTCGTTGATGGTCGCGAACTGGTCGAGCGTCAGGTAGAATCCGCCAGTCTTCTTGGCGATCTCCTCGTAGAAGCTCTTGGAGTGCTTGCGGCAGCCCGGCATCGCGTGGACGCCGTAGACGTTGATGCCCGCCTCGAGCAGGAGTCCCAGCTCGTTGCGCCAGTCGATCTTCTTCTTGTTGTCCGGATACGTCGGTCCGTGCGGGACGTCGTCGCCGATCATCACCAGGACCTTCGACTTGCCCGAGGTCCACTTGAGAGTGCGCGCCTGGTGGAGCACCAGCTCGTAGCACTCCGGGGAGTCCCCTCCGCCCGTGGGCTCCACCTTGTCGATGAAAGACGTGACCTTCTTCACGTCGTCCGTCAGATCGAGGATCTTGGTGACGTACGAACTTCCAGCGTCGCAGTAGTCACCGTGAGCGATGACTCCCATCCGGAGCCCTTCGATGTCTCCGAAAAGCCGCTTGGCGGTGTCTTTGCAGTTTCGCCTCACCTGAGTGAGGCATGGGTACATAGACCCCGTGGTGTCGAACGTCAGGACCACATCGATCGAGGATTTGCCCATGCGGATACTCCCTTCTTGAAAGGGAGTGTACAGGCGCACGGTCGAGATCTACGCATTCGGGGCGGCCTGGGGAGCGATGTAGGCGCTGATATCCACGCCCGAAGAGTGGGCTCCCGTGGCCAGCTGGATGGCCGTCGAACGCGCCGTGTCAGGGTCCATGCCCTGCGTCCGAAGGAAAATATAGAGGTTGAGCCAAGCCCCGTCCGCGTGACCGAAGTAGTGGTGCGCGTAGATCCCCGGCGCCAGGCTATTGCATGGCGCGTACGGACCCATCACTAGGGTGTTGCCGTTCAGGCCGCGAAATGTGAGGGGAATAGTCAGGTTGGACGCCGGCGTCAGCATCCAGAGTACCAGCTTGAAAACTGACTCTGCTTGCTCCGGTGTAGGGACCAGGTACTTGCCGCCGGCTGCCCAAGGAGCGTTGGTGATGATGTCCTTCCACGGACTATTCTTGGGAGCCAAGCTGGGTTCGTAAGGGTTGACAGTCTCTATTCCGACTGACGGGCCATTGTGCTGGCTCCCATGCCACAGCTCATCGGTCAGCAAATCCCCGTGCTGGTAGATGGTGCCGTCGTAGTCGGCGATGAAGTGGACACCGAGCCCACGGCCGCCAGGATTCGACGGCGACGACGGCATCAGGACTTGTACGGTCTCTTGCCAACTCGACGTAACAGTCTCGTGCACCACCGCTTCGGTCACGGGACCAGTACGTTTCTGGTTGACGAACCTGTAGACCGAGGGGTCGGTGAAGTTCTTCAGGCGCACACCATCGGGCCCCTCGAGCGCAACCCCGTTGACGATGACACCAGCAGCAACCATCACAGCCAAAATGGGTATCGGACCTTTATCACGGGCGGAGACGTGGCGTTCATAGGGATGCGGCTGCCATCGATCGCAGCGACCAATCTTTCGGAGATTCCCGTCCCCGGCGAAGCGACACCACTGCGTGAAATGCATGTGACGTTGGCTTTCTTGGGAAACCAAGTGCCGATGGAGCAGGTATTCCGGTCCCTCGCGTGCTGCTACCTGGTTGCGCAGGAGTACGCACCTCTCGAGCTGACTGCAGCACTGTTGATGAGCTTTCCGGCCGACCCGGAAGGGCGAATCCCGGTCATCGCTCGAATAGTGACCCCGCAGCTCTTCGACATGAGAGCGCGTTTGGTCCAGTTGCTTGAAATGAATAAGGTGGAGTATTCCAAGCGCCACCCGCAGTACAAACCACATGTGACGCTGTCGTACGCGCAGCAGGCAGTGCCACCGCAGAAGATCAAACCGCTACGCTGGCCGGCACAGTGGCTCACAGTGTGGGGCGGCGACGAAGCGGATCAGCTTTTCTCTGCGGAAATAGAACTCCGCGGGCAGAAACGCTGACGCTCTTATCCCGTGTTGTGGCGAATGGCTGCAACAGCCAAACGCTCAGTTGCCAAGACGATCGCCTCGATAGAGAGGCAAGGCGGCCTGCTCCTTCCGTGTGGGTGCGTGATAGGCGTGGAACTTGGCGGCATGCGAAGGCTCGTGGAAACCGTTGGACCAGAGCCTGTGGTAGAAATCTTCCGCGACATCCAGTGCGCTATCCATCCACGTCGAATTCGCAGACGCGCGAAATCACGTCCGGCTAGTCCGTAAGCTTCAGGCGTGTTGATGTAATGATCTGAAGATGGGCGAGCTGAACGGGTGGACGAAACTCGGCGATAAGGTCGAGGGCAACGGCAAGTGGCGTCTTTTGAGGCACGGAGGCAAAACCTTCGATACCTTGAAGCCCAAGGGTGAGTGGCCGCCGGAGCAAGCCGAAAAGGCCACGCGCGAGTACCAGAAGCTGGCCGAAAACGTGAATATCGGCGGCTTGTGGCTTGTGGCTCCAGACGGCACAGTCGCCGCTCTCATCTTCCGCAATCGCTAGGCGTTCATCAGGTCTTCGACAAGGAATTCCTTCCAGGCTCGATGGAAGTCGTCCTCTTCGAGGAGTCCCGGAGGGATGTTCTTTTTGAGGAAAGCGACGAGTTCACCCGTGTACTTCATGCGGTGTTTCTCGCGGAACGCTTCGATGGCTTTGTCGAGCACGTGCTCGCGCTGAGCCTCCGTCCGAGCGTCGCGCACGGTCAGGTTAATGGAATCCTGCACCTTGTACAGGACTTCGTTGCTGACCATTTTGTTCAAGATCTCGAACGCCGCTTTCTTGCTCAGAAGCACCTGGATGGACACCTTGGACTTGAACGAGTCGAAGAGTCGATCGACAACACCGGACGCGTAGTCTTGGAAGCTCTTGGCCTTGATGCGACCCTTGTGATGCGACGTCTTGATTATCGCGTAGACATGCAGGTCGGCGACGATGCGCTTCTCCGAGTTCAAGCGCACGTCGGTCTGAACTGAAGGTGCCACGACCTGAGCGTCCGCAAGCTGACGAGCGAACACCGCAAAGTTGGGCTCGAGCTGCTCCATGTAAACGATCGATTCCGCGTCTTTGCACAGAGCTGGATAAATAAGCCGGTACGCTGTCTGCATGCGCTTGTCTGCTTGGAGAGCAAGCACCTGCACGAGCTGCTGACGGAGATCGACCGCCGCGGCCAGGACATCAATGAACCTCTGGCGAGCGTAATCTAGTGTATGCACGATCTTCCCGAGAAGGAGTTACGCGAGACCCTACAGCAGCTACGTGATACTGAACAAGTCGTCCGGCTGGCAGTGGACGACGGCCTCGGAGAGAGCATGTTTCCTGGTCTCGTCAGTGCCATCGAGGGACGCCCAGCATCCGCCAAGGCCATTGCGAACGAGATAGGAACGGATTCTATCTTTCTCGGGATGATGCTCCAGGAGAAGACCAAGGCGCAGGTGCTCCAGATCGTGCAGCAGACTCTTGCGCGCGGGGAGAAGATCCTCGCTGACAAAGTGAAGCCCGACGACCGCGAAGAGGTCCTCGCCGGCGAGAACTTTGGCGTGGTGTTCATGCCACCAGAGCTGCTGCGCCAGCTATGGGGCCTCGGAGAGGCGGTTGTGCACTTTCAGGAAGGGAAGAGCGAATCCAAGCGCGTGGAGCCACGAGCCATCAACGTGATGATGCTCGCCGCGCAGTGGGTTCGCGACGCCAGAACACGTTGGGGACTCCCCGACAGAGTAGAGAAGGTAGAGGTGGCTCCCCTATTGAAAGAGCCGCCCATGGAGCCGCCGTTCTAGTGGATCTGCATCCGAATGGGCCGCAGGTTCTGCTTGACCTGGTCCATCTTATCCTCAAGCAATTCCCGCCGATCAGTCACTTCCTCATGGTGCATAGTCACGAGCTTGAGGATGGTCTCGAGAGCAGAATATGCGCCCTCGAGGAGCTTCACGGCTCGTTGTGGGTTGTCGCGTGAGGCCGCCTGAGTGAGAAGGTCGAGCTGACGCTTCAACTGCGTAATGATTTCTTCGACTTTGTCCGACTCGATGGGCGTGTCCTCTTCGGGGTCACCAGCAGCTACACGCGCGGCGATTTGCAGGAACCGGCCCATCGGGGTATACTACTCTTGGACACAAAGGGTCGGAAATACGACCAGGTGGATAGTATCGAGGGACATGCGCAAAATCCCCATGCTCAAGTCGGTGCCTCTGGCTCCGAAGGTGTCGGTCGGGGTGCGCCGGCTCGCCGAGGGTTTGTACAGGGTCCTTCTCGAGGACCTGACTCAGCGCCAAGCCTCCTACTTCGAAGTTGGAACCCTGCGCGACGGCGCCCTGACAGTCGGCGCCAATCCGCGGGGCCAAGCGGCAGTCAAGATGCCGGAGTTTCCGGCGGCGATTCAGGAGCTTTCGGACTTCACGACCGTTGACACGGTCATGTCAGAATAGCGATCACTGACTCGAGATCCGCAGTCACCGCGGCAATGGACGGGCGGGAAGCCTGCTCCACGTTGTTCGCGATGATACGCAGGATGTCGGCCACCGAAGACGGTCCAGCCGACAGTTTCGTCTTCTTCGGGTCGAAGGTCATGCCCGTGTCTTTGAGCTGCTGCAGAAGCTCGCCCTTCTTCGAAGCTCGCTCAGCGGGCGACTTGAACATGCCCTTCGCGAGCATGTCGAGATCCGGCGGACCGAACACGCCGTCGTTCTCGTCGACCATGTGATCGTAGAACGATTCGATGGAGCTGTACGGCCCCGAAAGGTCCGCCTTCTCTTGCTCGAGCTGCTTCTCGCCCTTCTGGCGAACTTGCTGCTGCTCCTTGTACTTCTGGACCTTCTTCTGCACCGCCTTCGATTTGGACTCGAAAGGCGGGTGAGCGACAATGTGCTGGACGAGGTCTTGGACGCCGGCGCCTACGCGTCCGAAGTCCTGCTCCTGCCCAGTGTCCTCGTCCTTGGTCCAGCTCGGATTGCCCTTCGCATCGAAGTTGATGTCGTAGGTACCGAGGTCGGTCTCCATCGAATACTTGCCCTCGCCAGACGCGCCGGGCAACTTGTGGTAATATCCGACCTCAAGGTGGACAGTGTTGGCCTCTCCGGGCTTCGGATTGACGGCAAGGTTTCCCTTGACCAGCAGGCCACCGAGGATGCCGTTGTTGCTCAGCTCCGAGGGCTTCCCCGGGAAGGAGAAGTTCAGGCCGCTCCAGCCGAAGCCTGCAGACGGGTCTTCTCCGCGAGTGTCCCACTGCCAGTCGATGCCCGGCACGACTGCATCGACAAGTGGCCTCACGAGGTCTGAAATGGAGACCGCAGTCTCCTTGCTCATGGACACGATCTCGTCGGCCAGGCGCAGACGAGTATACGTCGCGGCGAGTTTCTCCCAAACGGGCATATCCCCGCAGGAGATAAACAGCCTAGGTCAGGTCGACGAGCTGGAAGTACCGAGACGGAACGTGGTCGGTGAGCCAGACTCCGTTGGTCGACAGGAAGAACTTGTAGCCGTCACGGAACATCTGGTCTGTCCAAATCTCGAGAACTATCGGGTTGCGACGACGCCGAGCCACGATGAGGGCAGTCTTCACGTCCGGAGACATGTGGACGTGGTGACGCTGCATCTTCTTCAGGCCCTCTTGCTCGAGAACATCGAGGATGTCCTTCGACGTGCCGTGATACAGGCAATCCGGTGGTTCCTTCTCTTCGTACTCGAGGTCGACTTCCACCGAATGACCCTGGCAGGCACGAATGCGAGTCTTGTCCTCGTTGAATTCGAACCGCTTCTTGTTGTTGTCGCGAACGACCGCCTCGAGGTCGTCCATTGACCATTTCATCGCCGGCAGGAGCGCAGCGACTTCGACCCATCCAGCCGAATCGAGCGTGAGGCCGACGCTCTCGGGCTGATGGCGGAGCACCAGGCTCAGATGCTTGCTCTTGTGGACGAGAGGGTCTTTCATGGCGGAAAGTACGCTCGAGCCGTTGTACCGTCGCGAATGACTCTCCCGCGCAAAGGCAGCCGCAGTGTCGCCGTCGATGGGCGCATGTTCCGTTGGATGCTATCGGACCCTCGTAAACGTGAGGTCGAGGGAGATCCGATGCGGACCCGATGCCTTGCCACTCTCACCGTCCAAGAAGACGTGGAGGAGCCGGGTCATGTCTTGCAGCACGAACTTTCCTGGCTCGAGCACAACTCGGTCACACCCGAAGTCGTCAGGACCGTTGTCCGGCGCGCGATGGATGCTGGTTGGAATCCGTCCTCCAAGAGCGCTTTCCGCCTCAACAATCAGCGCGTCATCGTCGAAAACATCATGACGTGAGTTTTTGTCCCGCATCTCTGTATGCGGGCAAGATTCATCCAGCAGATCGGCATTCGAGGTCAGCTACGGATCTTTTGGGACAGGGTCCGCGTCACGAAGCTCTACGAAGACGGGTACTACTCGCGCGAGCATCTCAACGACTGCCCGAAGTCGTACGGGCGTGAAGGCTCGGCAGGTATCCACAACGCCTATCACGAGCTGGGTGACAAAACCGGAACCGAAGACTACAACTGCTTCGGCAAGGTCGAAGACTATCCGCCTGAGATGTGGCCAACAGCTTGTGCCTACTGCAACAAGCTCGTCCCGCCCAAGCAAATCCCCGTACGTGTCGGAGACGAAATCAACGACATCACCCACCAAGTTTTCACGAGCCGGCTCTACAACAATGCCTCCGGCAGGCCCGAGCCTGGCGACGTGTATTGGGTCAGGTGGCACGAGCCCGGGAAGTGCCCGAATTGGGACAACTGCGATGGGATGCACCTTTACGGCGTGCTACCGACCGGATTCGATTGGGATATCGACGGTCGTGCGAGCAACTGCACACTGCCGAACGACAGGCAACATCGGTGTTGGGTGCGGACGGGCTCTCCAGAAGCCGGAACGCTACACGTCGACAAGAATGGACACACCTGCGCCGCGGGCGCCGGTTCCATCATGACGAAGGAGTGGCATGGTTTCTTGCACCACTTCGACTGGCACACATGAGACTCCGGAGTTTTCTCCGGAGGACGTTGTAGTCGGTGTGGTAGAGGAACTTTCGTCTGTTGCACCACTGGCTACCCAATCCGTGGACGGCCATCCACGCCAGCGTGGCCGCATGCTTTGAGCTTCCTTCATAGTGCCATCGTTCATGTTTCTCGGGAACGGGATCAGGGAGAAATACCAGCCCCGCTAGGGACCACATCTTGGCGTGCTCGCTGTACCCGAGACACCGATACGTAAGAATGAAGAGCCCGCCGGCGCTCACGGCGGCGACTCTGTGACGGAACCACTTGTGGAATCCGACAGGGCTACTCGCGTCAAACCCGTGCTCGGTCACGATGGCTTTTGCGGGGCCCGTGTACATAGCTTTGTCGCCGAACTGGTGAATGTCGAGCGACTGGTGCACGACCCAATACTTCTTACCATCCGAAACGAACTTGTCGGAGACGTCCGCAATGCCCTGCAAGTCGGGCGGGCCCACGTAGGCGTATGGCGCCTCGTACACAGGGAGCGCCCCATCGGGCAGTGCTCGAAAGTAAAACCGAGGCATCAGTTCGGAGCACGCACCCCGAGAATCGTCGCCATGTTGCGGTATGCGAATGCAGTCGGACCGACATGCCGGGGAAAGGGCGACCGGAGACCGGCTTCGACGAGAAACACGGCCATGTTGTTGCAGGTCCACTCGATCTGGAGTTCCACGTGACGGATCTTCCAGAATTCCGGCGTGGCGAGTTTGCCCTCATTCGCGCGACGGCGCGCGTCCTCGATGTTCCGTTGGGCCTCGTCCAGGAGCTTGAACAGCTCGTCGGGCGTCTTGTTGCGACATGACTCGAACCCCTGGATGGAGCCCTCGAGCTTGTGCGGCTGGTCTTTGTACGTCTTCTTGCACCCATCGATACCGCGACGGATCACGGCGTCGAGCGCGGCCAGATATTCCATCAAGAGAGATTACAAGGCAGGGCCGGCGATTTCCCAACCCTTGTCGGCCTTGCGCAGGAAATGTAGCCCCTCGACGGGTACATCGTTCACGGATTCGATGCCGACCTCGAGGTCATCCTTGGTTTTGGGGATGTCGTTGGGGTAGGCGGGCTCTTTGAAGAGCTTGACTTTATGCTGACCGAGGAGACTGCGAACGTGATCGACGTTGTGCGCCTCGGCCAGAGCCTGATTGACCGTTTCGAATCCCGGCGACTGCGCGGCGACGCGAGATGCAATCGCAAAGAGCCGCTTCTGATTCATTTGTCCTGATGAGGGATAGAAGCCCAAACGTAGGATCGAGAATGGAACTGCTCTGCACGGCGAAATCGGCGGTGGATGGGGACAGCACGATTGAATGCCATGTCTTCATGCTCAGGGACTGGAGGATAGAGCCAGGCGCTACCCTCGAGCAACGGCGTGGTGATGAGGTCATCGCCACATGGGAACTCGTGGTGCAGACGGGCAAGAGCCTCATCCTCAAGAAGGGTACAACCCCGGCCGAGTCCATCGAGTTGGCGGATGAATTCTACGTGCAGCCGCCCGTTATCGAGCAACCGGTTACGATGCAAGCCACAATCCCTGTGCTGCTGTTCGGGGGCAAAAATTGGAAGCTCGCCTCACCCAAGAAGTGGGTGAAAGCAAACATCTCCGTCGAGGGATGTCCGCAAGTCGGCGAACTCAATATCGATGGGCAGGATTATGTAGTCATCAAGCTCGCTGAGGGCTTCGCTGCCCGTCCGCGAGCCGCCTCGTAAGTTGGGACCTATCCGGCGTACTCTTATCCCATGGAGTTCTTTGCCGGCACCAGCGCGCAGCCCAGGGACTACCAGGGGCGAATCTGCAACAAGGTGCTGTCGATGCTCAACGGAACGTGGACCGCGAAGGACGGTCACAGCCCAGGGCAGGCCAAGTCCGTCCTCATCGAGGCGCCTACCGGCTCGGGCAAGACCGTGATGGGCCTCGGGCTCGCGCAGTACGCCTTCCAGCACGGGCTGCGGGTGGGCTGGTGCGCGATGCGGCGCAACCTACTCCGGCAGGCGATCGACATGCGAGACCAGTTCGGCTTCCAGGTCCCGAACATGGCGCTGATCTCCATGTTCGAGCAGGACCCGCCGGATGATGTGGACTGGCTGTTCGTCGACGAGGCTCAGCACGACAGCACCGACAGCATGGCGCACATCCACGCGCGTGTGAAGCCGGCGAAGGTCATCGGTCTGTCGGCTACGCCGTACCGCACGGACCGTGCGCAGCTCTCCTTCGAGCGCATCGTCAAGGACGTCGGTATCCACACCCTCATCCAAGAGGGATACCTGTCGCAGTACGACCACTACACCATCCCCAAGTATTCGCCCGAGTCGGTCGCCGAGCTGTTCCGGCGTCATCCGGACAAGTGGGGCAAGTCCGTGGCATTCTTCCTCACGATGGAGGAGTGTGAGCGTGCGCAGGCCGCTCTGAACGCAGTGGGAGTGCGCAACGAGGTGGTGTGGGGCGGTTCCAACAGGGAGGAGCAGATCGACGCCTTCCGCGAGGGAGACGTCCAGGTACTCGTCTCTATGAGCATCCTGTCCGAAGGCTTCGACGCCGAGGACATGCGGTCGGTGTTCATCCGGCCGTCGTCCCGCCTGCCGGCGGTGCAGATGGGCGGGAGGGTCCTGCGCATCTGCGAGCAGGAGCCCGTCAAGCAGATCATCCAGTGCCAGGACACCCACCACCCTTTCGTGAAGACGGCACGAGCCCGCCGGTCCTACATCCAGGTGGGGGAGAGTTTCCGGTCGCTCGCGCAGAACGAAAACGTAGACAGGATCGCCTCGGCCATGGCCCAGCAGGTTCTGCTGGCCGACGCCTCCCTGCCGCAGTTCATCTTGGACAAATCCAAAAAGCTCCCGGGGCGTTTCGGAAGGGACGCCGAGCACGACAACGGCCGGTTCCCGGTCGCCGGCCGTAGATCTCGGAGACCCCGGCGTAGGCGTGGTGTATAATCCCAGGAATTCCCCCTTCAGGGATACCCATCAGGAGGTCACATGGAAGCTTCGGTAATTCCCGAGCTGCAGTACAAGATCCTTCCCCTGGCAAAGGTGCAGGTGGAGAGCACCAACGACGAGAAGCGCCTGGCAGCCAAGGTGCGAGTCGGAACCAAGTGGTTCGCCACCACGCAGCGGTTCTGGACTTCGTTCTTCGCGAAGTTCGGGATCTCCGACTCCATCTTCAAGTATTACTCGCACCAGGAGGTCTTCGACCGCATCTGCCAGACCAAGGACGACGTGGAGCTGCGGTTCTGCACGGACGGCACGAAGGCGCTCGCCATCTCCAACCCGGCCAAGCCGCTGCTGCAGGTCGCCGAGTTCGACAAGATCGCCCGCAAGTTCCACGGCGAGAACCTGCAGTACGAGGACGGCATCATCACGAGCACGTACACGCCGAACTCCGGTGAGCACCAATTCAAGATCGGTGGCGACGCGTTCGCCAACCGCTACATGCTCGAGACCCCGATGGATGGGTACGGCAAGCCCTCCATCTACCTGTCGCTGCTGCGGCAGGTCTGCTCCAACGGCGCCGTCGCCTACGCCCCGGCCTTCCGGACAGACATCACGGTCGGCGACAACCCCAAGTACAACCTGAACCGCGCTCTGGAGTCCTTCGACTCGGACGAGGGCTACTCGGCCCTGCGGCAGCGCTTCGAGGTGGCGCAGCTCTCGCCGGCCTCCCTGTGGGAGTGCCTCAAGCTCTACAAGCGGCTGAAGGGTCTGCGCCACAAGGACGCGATGAAGGCGTTCGACAAGGTCGTTGGCGACATCTACAACCACTACGGAGTGGCGAATCTCGATGCCATTTCGGAGAAGAAGCTCCGCCTGCTGCCGGCCAAGTGCAGGGTCTACGACCTGCTGAACCTGGCGTCGGAGGTCTCCACACACCACTCGAAGGGCATGGAGGCCCGTCAGCTGGAGGCGTGGCTCGGCACGACCATCTCGGGCGAGTTCGATCTCGAAGGGACCGACACGAAGGCCATCGACTTCGAGGGCAAGCACTTGCCCGCGGCGAACTGACCTGGTACGGTGAGGGCGGGTTCCGGAAATCGGACCCGCCCTCAGTGTATTCCCCTGTGCAGGAGGACTGCCATGATGATCGTCCTCTGCGCGTGACGTGTTCACGCGCGGATGAGCACGCCACGCTCTTGAGTAGGCTTCGCCAGCCTCTTCCTGTCCCGCGGGCGTATTCGAGCGGACCACGACCGCAAGGTCCGTCATCATATCGCCCGCTCCGCCGGACTCGTGTAGCGGCTGGGTGGCTGTCATGGCAGGTAGAGATAGGAAAGCGCGTGAGCGGAAGCTCCGGCGCTCGAAGAAGACTGATCGTAAGTTGGCCCAAAAGGCTTTGTACGAGCAGTGGAAGAAGGAAGGTCGGAACACCAAAAGCAAGCGCGTGAAACTCCGGGCGAAGATGCTGAAGAAAAAGCAGATTCGCACGAGGAATCACGCGACTGGCCCGTGCGGAAACATCGGTTGCAAGCGCTGCAATCCGATCCCGCAAAACCTCGTCACCCCGACCTTTCTCCACTCCCACTGAGGAGAGACGGCCCCGCTGGTGGAAACGCTGGCGGGGCCGTCGCATGTTCGGGCACAGATCTCGCAGCGCGCACCCGCGAGCGGCTGATCCGCTCGGAAAGGTGGCTATCATGGCAACGCAACAGACTCAGGAGAAAGCGGAAACGAGGCGTATGTCGCGCGGCGAAATCGTGTCGCAACTCGAGGACTTGGGTAAATCAGGGGACCACGAGGATGTGATGAACGCCGCGAAGCGGGCGATCGAAGTGGCCGAGAAGCAGGGAGCGGACGATCCGTACGAGATCGCGGTATCCTTCCTCAACGCCGCTGCAGTCGTCGTGCCCGGGACCAAGACCATCTGGACGGAGCGTCGTCTCCGCGAGTTCGTCGATCTCGGTGTCAAGCGGCCGGGTCTCTAACCGTCCTGCTCCGCTCCGACCCGACCGGGATTGGGCCTGGTCGGGTCGGGCTGTGCGGGGAAACGTGCATCCGAGGCAGTTTTGCGATCAGACTACGGAGGAGATTCGGTTCTATGACCTGCTGCCCCCGATGCGGCTTGGAAACGCCAGACCTCCATCATCTTCATGATGACTGCATTCGTGATTTACGCAGATGCCACGAGGTAGCCAAGCGCGCACTCCTGAAGATACACGCCATCGCCAAAAAACTTCATACAGAGCCCAGCAGTTTTGGCTCAAGTGAAAAACTCGTGGAGGATGCTCTGCACGATTTGAACATCACATGTCCGTAAAGCCAAATACGACTGAGCCCCGGTATCCCTTGCGGGGCCGGGGCTCAGAAGGCCGTCAGGCGCTAAGGTCAGCGCGCGACGATCAGGCGCACCAGGCCGCGGGGGTTGTACGCCCCGATGCCAAGGTTCTCGAACATTGAGAAACCTATTGTCCGCTCCTCGGGGTTGTCGGCCGAGAGAACCGTCAGCTCCGTGCGGACCGGGATGCGACCGAAGTGCTCCGGCTCACACGTGATGTAGACGACGCCGGCGGCGACGAGGCGGCTGACGATGAACTGGGCGTTCCAGCCCGTCGCCATCATGCCCGTCTTCCACAGCGTGGCCTGGCTCTCGATGTCGAGCACGTCGCGCCCGAACTTGCGGATGTCCGCGTAGTCGGTCGCGTTCATGTAGACGCGAGCGACGCGGAGGTCCTGCCGCTCGATCTCGGCGAACGCGTCCGCGAGAACGGCCGGAGAGATCGGAGCGATGACGGGGACGTCGGGGTTGGTCTGCCCCGGCAGCTCGTCGAAGCCGTTGACGGCGAGCGCGTCCATGATGGAGAAGACGCGGTCGTCTTCTGCCGCCTGGACCTGCGCCTTGCCGAGGTCCTGCATACGCTTGAGGAGGTCGTACCGACGCTCCTTGATCTGCGTGAGCGGGGCCTTGGGCAGGGCGGCGATCTCGAAGAGCGGGAAGATCACGCGCCGCGGCTTCATGACCGCGGTGATGCTCTCGCCCTCCTCACCGATGACGTACGCGGTGACATCCGGATCCTTGTCGTAGATCGGGAGAGCACCGTCGGGCAGCTGCTCGACCAGGAAGGTCTTGCGACCCACGGACGAGTAGTCGCGCCGCTCGCGGAGCGGCTGGATCATGGACGCCGCGAGGCGCTTGCGACCAGCCGAAGAGCCGATGAACTTGTCGACGACCTGCTCCTTGATCGTGTTGTCGACAACCTGAACGCCGAAGGGATTCATGGTATTTGCCTTTCGTCCTTTCTTCGGCTCAGGCCACGTTCAGCTCGAGGAACATCTCGGAGCTGGTGGCATCGGGTTGAGCGAGCAGTGTGCCCAAGCGGGTCACATCCGGCTCCATGGGGGTTCCGGCCGTACCGCTTCCGAGCGCGGCAGCGTGGATCCACTGCGCCTCGTACGAATCGGTCCAGTCGTTGGTGAGGTAGCCGTTGACCGAAGCGTAGAGCTTCTGGCCGGGGCTGTAGACGAGGGCGGTGCCGACGACGCCACCCGAGGTGGACATGCCGGTTCCGGCGACGAACGAGTTCGTCGTCTGCTTCGCGGTCTCGTACAGCTTGTTGCCGCACGTACCGCCGCGCAGGAACGGTCCCTTGCCCGACGCCGGGCCCGGGGTGTTCTCGTACGCGTTGCCCGCCGCGTCGTTGATGAAGAGGCCCAGCGGCCTCGTATTCACGACGTAGGCGCTCGAAACGAGCACAGCGCCTCCGACCGTGTTCTCGCCAATGTCGGGCCGAACGAAAGCGACCGACCCACCGAGAACGCCCTTCTTGACGTTCACCGGAATGGTGGTCGAGACCGCGCCGGCCGTGGTGACGACATTGGGGTTGTTCTGCGTGAATCCGTCAGGGCTCAAGGACGGGATGGTGTCCTTGAACAGGCTGTACAGGATACGCAGCGCGCTGGTGCTCAGCTTGAAGTCACCAGATGCTTGGCCGCCAATCGATCCCATGGTTGCTCCAGTCTCCGTTGACGCTCAGGTCCGACTAAGTACGCATCTCTCCGAAACCGTGGCTTCAGTCCGGTTGCCCGCGAAGCCGTCCAATTTCTTCAATCTGCTTTCCTGTCTTTCCCTTTCGTCTCCAAAGATGCTGTGGTTTGTCTGCGTATCCTTTATTTGTATCTCTGCAATTAGGAGCTTATCGCTCCAATTGCTGAAATTGCATCACGGACGGTCCCAGAGGTTCTCCAGGGCCTGGTCGACCGACGCGGGCTTGCCGCGCTGGACCTGACCGATCTTCTTGGCGCCCTTCACGGAAGCCGTGCGGCCGACCGAGAAGTTGCCCATCTCGCGAGCGTGCTGCTCCTGCTCCGCAGCCTTGATCTGGCGCTGAGCCTGAACTTCCTCGTTGTCGCCGAAGAGGTTGTCCAGCTCGTCGCCATGCGAGGCCACGGCAGCCGCCGTGACGCCAGCCGGAGTCGCCTGGAGTTCGTCCTCCTCGTCGAAGGAGATGTCGGGCTGCGCACCCGTCGCGGTCGCCATCACCGGAGCGACAGGAGCCGCCGGTGCGGGAGCCGCCTCGAAGAGGGCCTGGAGGTCGTCGCCCGCGGGCACGCCCTGCTGACCCATCTCCTCCTTCAGCATCTGATCGAGCATCTGAAGCTCGGCAGGCGGAAGGTCGCCGCCCATGTGCGGCATGCCCATCTCCTGCTGCTCCTCCTGCTCCTGGCCCTGCTGTTGCTGCTGGCCCATCATCGGATGCTGTGCCTGCTGCTCCTGCTGGCCCATCATCTGCTGCTGACCCTGCTGTTGCTGCTGGCCACGTTGCTGCTGCTGGCCCTGCTGCTCCTGCTGGGACTGCTGCTGCTGACCCTGCTGTTGCTGCTGCTGGGAGGTCTTGCCCTGCTGCTGCTCCTCCTCTTCCTCTTGCTGCTGCGCGACGCGAGCCGCAGCAACCTGCTTGAGGACAGACTTGAGGGTCGGGTCGTCGATCGTCATGATCGTCGACGCCAGCTGCTCGAGGGCCCGGTCAGCCGCCGACTCGCCGATGAGGAGAGCCGCAAGCTTGGTGCACGCCATCGCGCGGCGCGTCTTGTTCTCCGGCGTCAGCGCGTCGGGAGACACGGCGTCGAGGGCGCGGAGGGTCGAGACGACGACGCGGTCGGGCATCCCCATGAAGCCCATCGCCACTTCCTCGACGATCTTGTCGTTCGAGGTGCGCAGCATGGCACGGGTGATGCGCTCGACTGCCTTGGCCTTCTGCTCGGCCATGGCGCGCGGGTCAGCCGCAGTGGCAGGACGACCAGCCGCCTCGTAGGTGCGACCAGCCTTCTCGCCCTGGGACTTGCCGGACGTGTTGCCCGAGAACGTCCCGGTGCCGTCCGGCTTGACGTTGTCGTACGTCCCCTTGCCCGAGTGCCAGTTGTCGGAGTCCTTGTGCTTGAAGGTGTTGTCGCGGAACTCGGCGAAGTTCAGCTCGTTCCGCTTGACGTGACCGCCCTCGTACTCCGCCTCGACATCACCGTAGCCGTGCCAGGACTCGGCCCAGCTGTCCGGGTCGCCCGACTCGTAGTCGGTCGGCTTGGGATCCGGGTGCTCCTGGTTCATCTTGTAGATGTCGGCTTGGCGTTGCGTCGCCGCCTGACGCGAGGTCGCGGCACCGTTGCCCTGCCAGGTGGAACGCGTACGCATGTGGGAGTCTCCTGCTTCTTGGTCTTCTATCAAGGTCCTAAAAATTGACTGACGCGATCCGACCCTTCCACTCGAGGAACCTGCGCTCCTGAGCGGTCAGCTCCCTACCAACCTTCATCTTGCACGCAGCAATGAATGAGTTGGTTGTCGGGTAGCTGCTGGAAGGACCGGCTTGCATCACTGCTTTGTAGAGACTCGGCGGGTAGTTCCGGTCTCGGCATCGATCCTCGATCCATGAAAGGATTATCAGTTCACGAGGCGTCATGTTGGCGCGACGAATCGCTGCGATCCCGCCTTCGTGAACGGTCTTGTAAGCTTTCTCTGCCCACTGCACGAGACGCGGCGAAGAGCCGAACTTCTTGCGCAGAATGCGAGTGAAGTCCTGGCTCGAACGCACGAGACTGTCGTTGCCAGCCTCGAGATTGGCAGGCATTGGAGTCGCAGTGCCGACGTCCTCGGGTTTGGGAGCGAGCTTCTCCTCGAGCTTGTTGGTGATGCTGGTGAGCAATTGCTCTGTAATTTTATCCAGCATCCCATCAATTTTATCGGGCTTTGCCTTTGCCGGCTTGCTCGGCTCCTTGCCGCCCTGGTCCTGCTCGCCCTGACCGCCCTGACCTTGGTCCTGACCGCCCTGCTCTTCGGCTTGGTCAGCGCCGCCGCCTTGTTGCGACTCGTCCGCACCGCCCTGCTGGCCGCCCTGTCCGCCCTGGTCCTGACCGCCGAACACGTCGTCGAACGACTGCTCTTCCTGGCCCTGCTGGGCGCGGCGCTGCACGGAGGCGGCCTTCTTGATGCCGTCCATCTCCGGGATTTGCTGCCGCAGTTCGTAGACGTACTTGGACGCTTGCATCTGCGACGAGACGGCGCTCGCGTCCGGGTTCAGGATGTTGCGCCGCACAGCTCCACGAAACGCCGGGTTGCGGACCCACGACGCCTCGATGAACTGGTTGGAGTTGGGAACTGAAACGTGACCGATGACTTCAGCGAGGATTTGCTCTCGCCCAGTCTCGTCGATGAACGTTGAGAGCTTGCCATCGTAGAGGACGCACGGGCAAAGCTGCGCATCGTCCGCGGCCACGTTGCCGCACTTCGTGCAAGCAGTGAACAGCGAAATGCAATTCGAAACTCCGACGCCGTTGGCGACGTAAGAGTGATCCCCGTCGACTTGGAGGTCATATACGAATCCCTGGTACTCGGAACGGACGACCTTCTTGATCTCCGAGTAGACGTACTTGTCGGTGATCCAGCGGCTGTTGCGACCCGCTTGAGTAGACTTGATCCCGGCGAGCGCAGACCGCACCTTGACCGACGGAACTCGGACCACGTCCGAATTGCGAAGTTTGATCTGGTAGTCCACGCCGGCCGCACCATGGAGCAGCCTTGTCCCCGGTCTCTCCACGGCAGAGAAGGTCGGGACTATCCCGCAGCGAGCTGCAAGCTGCATGTACTGATGGGCGAGCTTCAGGTTGCGGGTGCTGAGGAAGACATTCTTTGTCCCACGCTTGCTCGTCGAAACGCACCCATCGGAGTCGATGAGGCCCGACAAGAACGCCATTTGGTGTTCCCGCGGCCAGCTCATGATAGTCTTGCCGATAAGTTTTTCGGACGAGTTCCTGCCGGAAACGTGGGAGTCCACGAGCCTGCGGAAGGCTCGAGAAGTGTTCGTAATATAAGCCGCACCTCGGCGACTCGAACGGGACGTGCTTTGGGGCTTGATGGGCGCACCTCCGACAGCCATATGATATTCGCGCGCAGCCCAAGCTACTTGGTCGAGTGAGCGAATAGCATCTTCGACGATCTCGGGGTGAGACTCGTCCAGGCAGAACCCAACGCCAACCGTGGAGTCGTGCGTGTACTCGAACTTCCAGCCATCCCCAACCCAAAGCCCGAGAAGACGAGCTTCGGTAAGGGAAACGTCCGCTTCCAGGGTGTCCTGGGAGATGGGGAAAGCGAGGAAGTCCCCGACGCGCGCAGTCCCGGCTTCGGCGTAGTCGAACGCGTAGTCCTTCTCCACAACACGAGGCTTGGATTTGTGGCCGCAGCCGCTGCGAGTTCGGACCATATCCAACGTCTCGCGGCGGACGATGTAGTAGTTGTGATTATCGGTCGAGGTGACAGGAGGAAGCCCGACCGCCTTGATAGTCTGAACATTCCAACGATTCTCGCGGATCTGCAGGTTGTCGACGCGCCGGGAATTCCCCTTCTGCGTCATGACCTCCATACCCGGGCGGACGTCCTCGATGTTTATCGGACTGCCGTCCGACAGGTAAACGAGGGTTCCAGGGACATGGCAGCCCATGCTCAGGCCCGTGATGGCGCCCGAGAGGATGTCCGACACGAGCTGGTTGTGCTTGCGGTCGGTCGCGACGAGGATGTCGATGTAGCAGCTGTTGCCGAGATCACGCGCGATGGCGTCGACGATGAAGCCCTTCGACAGCTCGGGGAGCTGGATGTGCTCGAGGTAGTTGTGCGCGCCGATGAAGGTCCGGTAGGTCGCCAGAAGGAGCGAACGCTCCCACGCATCACCGTTGTTGTTGATGATGTTGTGGCACTCGGGCTTGATGCGGAACTCAGGCCACCGGACGTCGATCTGGCAGCCGCGGTTCATCAGCCGGCCGGTCTTGACACCCTTAGGGGCGTAGGTGTCGACCGAAGCGACGATGGTCGCATGCGACAGCAGGTACTGCTTCGGGTCGCACTTGCGCAGGATCGTCTTGGCCGTGCGGTGCACGAAGTCCTTCGGAACTGCGCCCTCGTGCTGGTCGCGCAGCTCTTCCATCCACTCGTCGAAGGCGATGTTCCGACGAGAAACGATGGCGTGGGCGTACCTTCTCTTGGCCATAGGTCCTCGCCCAAGCTGGGCTATAGAAGCTCTGGCACGTTACCGTAAATTGGCCTCCCTCGAGCGTACCAAGTGGTATGAATACCCCGGCTGCGATCGCTCTCATCGCCGACGTCGAGGTGGTGAAAGTAGAGGTGACGCTCTCCCTGAGCGGGATAGAGAAGAACACCCCGCTCATCGAGTGTCTCTGGCCACGCGTCACATTCTCGTGCCGGGGCAAGCAGAAGGTGCATCCCTTCACTTACTGGCGCGAGATGATGGAGACCAAAAAGGACGACCCGAACTTCAAGTACCACACGATGGATGACTTGGTCTTCCTCACAGCGGGTCTCCGGCCCGTCAAGAGGCCATACGTTCTGGCCGATGCCGCCGAGGCGAAGGCCAAGATGTGCTACAAGAAGATCCAGCAGAAGCTCGCGCAGGCCACGCAGAAGAAGTCCTTCCAGGAGAGGCACCGCAAGCTGATGCGCAAGATCGAGCGAGCCGCAGGCAAGAAGGCCATCCGAGACCTGCTGCTCAGTCTCCCGCACCGGCTCGAGAAGCGCGACGTCGTGGAAGCCTGGCACGAGGCGGTTGTCCACAAGGTGATGGAGAGCTAATTGTAAGCTCGAGCGTGCCGCTCTTCCGCAACTCGCTCGATTACATAGCGCCTGGACAGCTCGTGACGTTTGGAGGCGACGGGATCTACAAGGTGCTCAAGTGCGAGCCGGACGCGAGTAGACTAATCCCGGGCTTCAAACAGTGGCGGCTGCAGCTCGTCGCTCCGACCGAAGACGAGGTCGTCGTCTACGAGATCATGGAGAGCTGATCAGCGGCCGGTCAGCTTGTAGATGACGGGCAGAAGCTTCGGCCGCAGAGCCGGACGAGCGTGTGCGTACCGGATGAAGATGCGCGCAGCCTTGATCTTGGCCGCGGCGAGTTCTGCCCGCTCCTCGTGAAGGAACGGCTTGACCTGGTTGAACAGCTCCTTGAGGAGCTTGACCGTCTTGCCCTCATCACCGGCGGCCTCCTGGAGGGACTCGCCGTACTGCGAGACGAGCATGCTGAGCTGCTCGGGAGAAGGCTTCTTGCCCTCCGGCTTCTTCTCCGGCTTCATCCCCTCTTCGGTGATCTCGATCTTTGGAGCCGGCTCGAGGAGATGCTCGCGGATGCCCTTCGCGAGGTTCTTGCCCTTGCGAATGAGGACTTCGACCTTCTTGAGGATGTCCTGGATGAGGCGCTTGTTCGGCTTGCGACGGGCCTCTTCCATCTCGGCCAGGATCTTCTCGACGCCACCGAAATACGCGGCGTTCTCCTTGGCCTCCTCGTTGATGTAGTGCTCAGGATCCGCCCACTCACGCTTTCCCTCGATGAACTCGTCCATCGCGGACTCGTCCATTTGGTACGACGGAGCGTTGGCCTTCATGTCTTCGGCCTGCTCCTCGAGCTTCTTCTGCGTGGGCTTGAAGACGTCCTTGAACTTCTTGAAGAAATCCTTGATGCCCGCGGTCGTCGAAACCTTCTTGAGCATCTGGCGGAGTTCTTCTTCCTCCGCCTCGGCCGCGTCCTCGAAGAACTTCGCGAATTCCTTCGCGTCCTCGGTGTCGAGCATCTTGAGCGCGTCTTCGAGTTCGTCCTTGAGGGACTCAAGGACAGTGATGCTGTTCTCGAGGCTCTGCTCCCACTTCTTGGCGCCCGGATTGATGACGGCAATCGCCTGGCGCTCCAGCTCGTAGCCGAGCAGAGGGTTGTACTGGCCAATTTGACGCGCCAGCTTCACCCGGCGCCATACGGCGCGACTCATCGGCTGATGTCCTTGGGATGGATGGCGAACCCGCATCCCTTGCAGAGCATCACACGGCCACCGTGCCGGTAGACACGCGGCTTCAGGAGACCGTGGCAGCGCGGGCAAGAGAGCTTGCCGGTCTGCTTCTCCTTCTGCGTCGTCTTGTAACGGCGCTTCGGGTCCTTCCAGTACAGAGCGAGCCTGCGGCCCAGCTCGTACAGGTTGGCGATTGTGATACGTACAGCCTCTTGGCCATACTCCGGACCGAACACCTTCGCCATGCGCTGGAAGGCTTCGATCTCGGGAATCTCGCAGTGCCACGCCTCACACGCCGCGCGCCACAGAGGCAGGGTGTGCTGCTCGTACCGATCGACGATGCGAGCTGCCAGAGAAGTCGAGGCGGTGAGCGACTTGCGCCATTTCTCGTCCGCCTTGACCACTTCGGGCGAGTTGATGTTGCGCGCCATCTCGTGAGTCGAGTAGATCTGATCGGCCGACATGGGCGGCACGAACGAATCGCTCACGTCCTTGACCAGCTCGGTAGGCGAGATCTCTTCCTCGCCCCACGGCCACTGCACGTGGACTTTGCCCGAGTCCGGACTGGAGTAGATGACACGCCCAACGTAGGGAGAGAGGACGAAGTCGCGGTACCCGGCCTTCCGGACTATATCGCCGCTCTTGAACTCCCTAGCGATGAGTGAATCATCTACGAATGCAGTCCTGAACATGGCTCCCTCGCATTGGGCGCCTAGCCCGGAGAAGATTAGGCGCCGAGTGGCTTCAGGGAGCCCAGGTCTTGCCGGCCGTCTTTGCCGGTGCGGCCGGACGCGCGGGACCCGAGCCGATGGCGGTGCTCTTGCCAGCCGGACCCTTCTCCCACGACGGCTGCTTCTTCGTGCCGCCGGCGTACTCGTTCAGGTCGCGCACCTGGAACTCGTCGCGGTCGGCAACGCTCGAGGAGATGTCGGCGTCGTACGTCTCCATGTCCTTCGTCGAGTTGTAGCCGTGCGGAGCCTTGTGCATGTACGGCTCGTCGGTGTCCGTCGTGATCGGCTTGATCGGGTTCTCGAAGGTCTTCATGTACTCTTCGTCGGAGTCACGCTGGACGACCTTGGCCTGGATCAGCCTCGACGCACGCTTCTGCAGGTTCTCCTTGCCGAAAACGGCAATCTCGAACTTGTCAGCGAACGTGTCGATGTCGCGGTTGATGGCGCTCGCGAGACGCGGATCGATCTTGCCGGCCTTGGCAAGACCGTCCAGCTGCTCGGCGGTCGAGTCCAGGGTGTGAAGAACCCTGTTGGCGATCTGCTTTTGCTGAGGGGTCGGCATGTCTATCTCCGGGTCTGTTCTACAGAACTATGAAAACTGTATCAACCCAACCTACCACTTGATGTCGGATGGGTCGATGGTGACGGCTGCCTTCTTCTTGCCGAAGGGAGGCGCCTTCTTGCCGCCAAACGGCGGGGCCTTCTTGCCACCGAACGGGGGCTTCTTGCCGCCCTTGCCGCCCTTGGCCTTGTCGCCGCCCTTCGCGAAGGGATTGGGCTTGTCGCCCTTCTTGCCCTTCTTCTTGGCCTTGTCCTTCTTGCGCTGCTCCTTCTTCTTCTTTTTCTTGCCGGCGGCGAGGATGATCGGCAGGAGCACCGGGCGGGCCTCCGGGTTGGCATGCGCGAGGCGAACGAGCGTGCTCATCGCCACCACGACGCTGCCGGTCTTGACGCCCTTGGCAGCCTGCTCGGCCTCCGAGAAGAGCGCGTCCATGCCCTCCATGAACTTCTCGATGTCGTTCTCCTGGAAGAGCTTCTTGGCTTCCGCCTTCTGCTTGTCGAGGAACGCCTTGACCTGCTCCTCGTCCATATCCTCGAGCGGCTCGAGGTCCATGATGGCGCCGGTCTGCTGCTCCTGACCCTGCTGTTGCTGCTGACCCTGCTGTTGCTGTTGCTCTTGGGCAACGCGGGCAGTGCGGCCGGACGCGGTCTTCTTCAGAAGTTCGTCCATCTCCGTCAGACCATCGACGAAGTCCTCGATAGACTGCGCGTCGACGACCTGCTTGAGGTGGTTCTTGAGATCCTTGATGTCGACCTTGCCCTCGACAAAGTCGTCCATGTCTTTGTCGTGGATCTGGCTCTGCTGCTGTTGCTGGCCCTGGACAGGGCCGCCAGCGGCCGGCGGAGGAGGCGGAGGAGCCATGCCGGGCGGGCCAGCCTCGGGCATGCACTGCTCGCCCTGCTGTTGCTGCTGACCCTGCTGCTCCTGCGAGCACATCTCCTGCTGCGAGTGGTGGGAGCCTTCCTGCTGCTCCTCTTCCTGCTCTTCCTCCTGCTGGGAGGTCTTGCCCTGCTGCTCCTCTTCCTCCTGCTGTTGCTCTTGCTGCTGAGCAACCATGGAGCGAAGGTTCTTCACGATCTCGAGCGCCGCACGAGGGTCCGTCTTCCGCAGGTTGCTCGCAACCCGCAGGATGTTTTGGTAGTGGACATTGCTCATGGCGGAAGCTCTCCTCGATTTCGTGCTGTCGTCGTTCGTGATCAGGGTCTCAGAAAACACGTCAACCTTGTCGCCCATCAGGCGAGCAAGCAGCATGTTGTACGTCTCGCCGTCGATCTTGCCCTGGTAGAGATTGCTGTCGGCCAGGTGGATCGACAGGTCAAGCGCGGCGCGGAACGGTGCATCTTTGGCACCTGACTCCCACTCGAACTTGAGCCAATCCTCCTGAAGCAGGTCCTTGGCGTGGGCAACGATGGAGTCGTAGTGCTCCTTGCCGAAGTACCGCTTGTCGATCGACTGGTATCCCTTGTACGGCCCGTTGGTCGGGTCGCCCTGCTGACGGACACCGTGATAGGTTGCAGTCTTCTGGCCCATAGCCTTACCTCGGAGGGCTCCATAAGAAGTTGCTGCACTCCTGTACCCCTCGACCATCTTCTTGAGGGGCTCCGGAGCTTTCTTGAAGTCGTCCCCGAAGAAGCTCTCTATCCCATCGACAAATTCCCCAGGGTCGAAGACAGGGTCATCATCGTCCTTGAAGAACGACTTGAGGCTCTTCTGGACCTCGTCGTAGTATTCGCTGGCAGTGATGGTCTCGGGGTCGTCGTCTCCCTTGGCGAACTCGTGAATGGCCTTCTCCCACGATTTCATGAAGGTGGAGACAGCCAGGAGCTTCTGCATCTCGCCGTAGACCCGCTCGGTCTCCTTGTCGATATCGGCGACAAGATCTGCGGCATCCACCCGGATGGGATTGTCAAGTAGGGATCTGTAGGCGGCAACGAGGGTGGCAAGCTCGGTCCTGTCCTCCAGACTCTCCTCGCTGATCTTGCCTTCGCTGGCCTCCTTGAGAACGTCCTCGAGGAGATTGGCACCTTTCTTCTTGTTGCCGGCCTCTCGAAGAGCTGTGGCTTTGATCGATGCCGGAGCCTTGAGGCTCTTGACCGACTCTTGGAGGGCTGCCAGCACGCCCGCCCGAGTAGCCCAATTGTTGGGCTTGTCGTTCGGCCACAGTGCCGCCACTTCGGCAGCGATTTCAGCTGGAGTACCTTTGAACTTCGTGTTCGCGGTCTTCTCGTAAATGCCGATGAGTTTCTTCATCCGGCCGACGAGGTCTTTCTGCGCGTCGAGCATCACCTTGTGCTGGTTGCCCTTGCCCTTTCCGGGCTTGCCGACCTTCGCCAGAGCCACTTGCGCGTAGTTCTTGCGGGCAAAGTCGTCGAACGCGTCCTGCAATTTCATCGATTGCAGGCCCAAGAGATGACTGAACTTATTGATCAGGCGATGAGCTTCCTCGCCCGGACCCGCGGGAGGCTGATGGCCTTCTTCCTCCTCTGTATCTGCCGCGACACGGGCCGCGATGTAGAAGAGTCGCGACGCCTGCGTCTTGCGCGACAGGTCCTTGTCAGTGGTTTCCTTGTCCGTGTGGTCCTTCATCCGGCGCCGGCGATTGTCATGCTTCGGCGCCCCACGACCCTTCGGCTTCCTACTCGGAGCAGGTTCCTTGTCGATCAGGCGTTCAATTTGCCTGTCGTCCTTCTCGGCAGGGGTCAGATCCGTGGGCATGCAAGCTCTGCCTAGACGGCTTATGGAAAGCCTACCGACTACTTCTCGCCCTCACCGCCGCCGAACCTGTCGCCCTTCTTCTTGGATAGTTTCAGTCCGGCAGCCGTGGCGACCTTCTCGAGGATATCAGTCTCCTCGAGGGCTTCCTCACCAGCCTTGGTCATGACGGTGCGCAGGAATTCATTGAAGTTGGCGTCATTCGGCGTGAACATATCGCGCTTGAGCTGCGCCAAAGTCTCGTCTGCGTCGATGTTGAGCAGCTCGAGGATGAACGAAATCGGCAACGACCCCTTGTTGTAGAGGTTGAACATGAAGTCCTGCAGCTCCGAGTTGTCACGCAGCGCAAGGCGCGTGAACTGGAGCTTGGGGTAAAGCAGGACTCGGTTGCCGTAGTCGTCCTCCTCCCAAAACCCCTTCTTCTCGGCGACCGGAGCAAACAAATAATCCTCGACGAATTGCGCGAGCGTCTCGCGATACAGCAGGTACATCGTGTTCATCACGTCGAGATGAATACGCTCGCCTGAATAAGTCGACTCTCCGGTGAGCATCGACTCGGTGATGCGCAGACCGATGAACAGAAGCTTGTTGGTGATTTCGTACTCGGTTCCGAGATCGAGGAGACGGTCGCGCGAGCCGACCTCGTCCCAGTGGACCTCGAAGTTCATGATGATGCTGAAGTCGGGGTCGATGAGCGCCTGGTCGATCTGGTCGCGCAGGTTCTCGACGTCCGGCTCCGACATCTTGTCGGCCCAAATGACGCGCTTGGGCGTCATCGCGCGCGATGCAATGGACGTCTGCGCCTGGCGCAGCTTGTCCTGATAGAGCAGAGTCCGCAGGCAGCGCTCGAGAATCGAGATGCCGCGGTCGTCGTAGGATGACTTCTTGTGCGTCAGGTGATAGCAGAAGGACGAGCACAGGAAGTCGTCATAGGGCGACGTGTTGAGCGGGATGGGCTGCCCGCTCAGGAGATTCTCACGGATCTGCTCCGGGATGTCCTCGGCAATCCGTGCAGACTCATCATCGTGCTGCTCTTGCGCCTTCATGACGACGATTCGGTCCTTCTCGGACGGAATCAGTTCCATCTTGGCGCGATTGGTATACTGGAAAACCTCGAGCTTGACCTGCTCCGGTGGAAGAATCTGGAGGCGCTCCCAGCCCCGGTAATTCTTGGCGACGTGCTCTCGAATGGCCTTGACTCGCTCGGTCTCGGGCTTGAGCGACTTCTTGCGTTCAATCTTGGTCTTCGCGCGGCCGGCGTAGTCAACCTCTCCAACTTCCTCTTCCTTGACGTCCGAGATCATCTCTTCGGTGATCTCTTCAGTCAGGTCGTGGTCCTCACAGAAGATGAAGACGTTGCCGTGCAGCCAGTATTCGTGCGTGGCATCGTAGAGCGTCTGGAACAGGCGAACCCGCTTGCACATCTGCTCGTAGAAGTGCAGGATGCGCTTGTTGCGGTCCAGATCCTTGCCTTTCGGGAGCGAAAGACGGATCTTGGACATCGGCACATCGGTGTGAAAGTCGATGGCCGCGCCGACGATGGGGTGCGTGACGTACCAGAACCGAAACAGCTCGCGCTTTTCGCGCTCGGACTGCGGCAGCTCGAGGAAGTCGGTAGAAAGCTGCGGGCTGTAGAAGGCGGAGTCCGCGTTCGATATGGCTCCGCCGCCAGCATTGCCGAAGGTACCGCCGTACGCGGCGACACGGATGGACTGCGCCTGCTCCCGGCGAGCGAGCCTCTCGAGCTTCGTCAGCTTCTGTTTGGAGCCATTCTGCTGGTCAACAGAGTTGACCGGCATCGGGGGAGTGACTCCAACTTTCGGTTTCTTCGCCATGAGGTCGCTCTCGCACAGCCTTCAAAAAGGCCAACTACCCGGTCTTCCGCTTCCTGGCCTCTGCCGCCTTTGCCGCCTCCGCCATCTTCCTGAGCTGCTCTCGGACTTCGAGGGGATCCCGCGTGACGCCGGGAAGGTTGGGATCCAGAACTTCGCGCTTGGCCGCTTCGATGTGACGGACCGAGCGTTCTGATTGCTTTACCAGCTGCGACAGGAAGAACTTGACCCCAGCCACGCCCTTGAGAGATGCCTGAATGCCGATCCGGCGGCCGACGCGTAGGGACCGAAGCGGCTGACTAGTGTCCAGGTCGTGCAGAAGCTTGAGATGCTCCTGAATAATCTCATCGAGCGCCGGCGTCAGCTTAGCGATTTTCTCTCGGATGAGCGTATGACGCTTCGAAACCTGATCGACCTCTTGAAGACGGTCCTGCTGCTCCCGTTCCGAAAGCTCCGGAATGGGTATCACGGCAGGCGCCTGGCCGACCTTGGGCATACCTAACACTACTTGGCGCGTGCCACCCTGGAAGCGATGCTAGCAAGGCGACGGTTGTTGACGAATGCGTCAATTGCATCCTCGATGATCTTGACGCATCCCATGTCGCCACCCATGAGACGTTCCCAGGAGCCTCCGCGGGCCGCGTAGTCGTGGAATATCTTGACGAAGTCCTCGTTGGAGAGTTTGGTATCCGGCCCGTACACGTGATCCGTGATCTGCCGCACGATCTTGTAGGCAGTCGTGTCCTTGACGCCGGGCTCTTTCATCTAGTCTAGTCGACGATTAGGGCTTCAGCGGGGTCTTGTCCGTGGGACACGTCGCATGGACGCTCCGCCTCCGTGCATGCGGTCCCGCATCCGGTGATAGTGATGATACCCGTACGTCGGCACCCGTGACGAAGGCGCCGGGGCGAGGATCGTTCCGGCCGTCAGGAGGGACGGGTTGTCCTTGACATACTCGTTGGCAAGTGCGACCGAACGGACGAGGGCGTCCGACTGGTCGTCGTGCTTGCCCGCGATCTTTGGCGCCTCGACGATGATGATGTTCTTTCCACCCGACGTCGACTGCAGCTCAAGCAGCTCGGAGATGAGCGGGGAATGCTTGCTGCCGTCCCACAGTTTGGTCTCGTCAGCCTGAGGAATCGGGTAGTCGTACAAGGCGAGCTGTTTGTAGTACATGCTCATCTTGAACCCGTGATACATCTGCGACGAGTCCATAGTCGAGAAGTTGCGCTGCTCGAATTGGATGAGATGGCGCTTGTGCAGCACTTGTTCGAAGATGGGGCCCGCCCACTGGTCGAACACTCCCTTGATGATGTAGAACCTTCTCGAGAGTGCGAAGAACCAATCAGCAATGGCTTCGATGTCGAGCCTCGCCTGATCCTGGAGAGTCATGGCGTACGGCACCATCGGCGACGGCAAGTGAGGATTGCACTCCGCCCATTTCTTCTTCGGATACCACACCTCGTGGTAAGCCAGCTCTATCCTGCCCGAGTTGACACGAGTCAGAGCGATGGCGGTGCCGTCGCCCGAGAGACCGAAGTCGACGCCCGCCCAGTGGGGCTCGCGCGGAATGCCAACTTGCTTGGGCCGCAGGTCGGGAACGATGCAAGCCTGAAGGTCCCGGGCGTCCTCGATGAAACCGCGGACGCGGTCCGAGAACTGAGCGCCGTGCTCCGTCATGAAGCCAGCGGGATCCTTGGCGTACTCCTCCTCGTAGTAGCTCTTGGGAAGGTCCGGGCGGATTTCCCACGTCGGCGCCTGGATCATGAGCATGTTGCGCGACTCGGGTCCGCCCGTCAGGCTCATCTCGTACTGCTTGTAGAAGAAACCCTCTCGCGCGTCGGGCGACGAGATGAGAATCATGCGGCCTTCGGTATCACCGACCGCCTTGCGGGTCTTCTTGTCCTTCTTGGCGAACTGCGCGATGGAGGGCTTGATGGCCTTGTACACGCGTTCGGCCGAGCTTTTGCCGTTGTCGACGAAGAATGCGATCTCGTCGAGAATTGCGCAAATGATACCACGACCGCGGAGACCCTTGGCGATGGATGATTTGAACGTCGCCGTAATGGTGCCCTTGCCCTCAGGGCCGAACTTCTTGCGGTCATTTTCCGTTCGGAAGCGCAAGAACGTTTGCGTGTCGTGCGCCACTGACGACTTGAAGTAGTCGATGGCCTGGATGTGGCCCTGGATGTCGTTGTAGACGATCGACGCCTGCTCTTTGTCGTTCGCGATGTCGAGGATACGAATTTCGGAGCCCGGCGGCATGCCGTAGTAAGCCTGCGGGTGCCCGCGCTTGAGGAGCTTGTACAGCTCGTACGCCGCGAAGACGGCCGAGAGCGCGCTCTTACCAGAACGGCGGCCGAGGATGAGGACCAGCTCGCGGCGCTCTCTCCCGTCCTGCTCGCGGATGTTGCATCGCTTGTTGTCGAACAGGTACTGAAGGTATTCCTTCTCGGTCAGTTCGAGCTTGATCGCGTCGCCGTACCTGTCGGTGATCTTGATGCACTTCTCGGTGTCGTCGAGCGGGATGTTGTAGTACAGCTTGATGATGAAGCGCTGCGCGGGGAAAAGCCCGTCCGGGAAGAGCTTGAACCGGTCGATGAATTCGAGAATATTGAGGAACTCAACATCGCCTTCAGTGTCCGACTTCTGCTGACTGCCTTGCTTCCGCTTCCTGGCGATGAAGCCAGACACCTCTGCAGTCAGCTCGCTCTTGAATACAGGCTCGCGCGTCGGCATGATTACACCGCTTCCGAAATGCGCTTCTCCCACTCGGCCATGTCAGCCTCTATCTGTCGAAAGACCAGGTCGATGTCGTTGTCGGCAACGCCGGCTTTCTGCATGGCCTCGTGAATGAACTCGAGCCATTGGTGGATGACCTTCTTGAACTCCGGGCTCCTGAAGTCCATCCGCTCTTGGCGGTTGTTCTCCTGGCGCTTGAGAAGCACATCGGCCAGGTTCCGGAGCATGGAGATGCGGGCGATAGTGTGCTGGACGGTGGGCTTGCCCTCCTTGGTAGCCTTGCGACGTTCGAATTTGAGGTGGGCGAGTTCTTCAGTGATCTCCTGGATGGCCAGTTCGATCATCTCGCCAGTGGCGCCACGGCGCGTAGCCGCTTGCACCAGTTCCTGGCGCCTGACGTAGTCCTCGCGCTCCCGAAGCTCCTGCTCGGCTGCTTTCGGGTCGATGACTTCCGGGGTCGGAACGTTCCCGCTCGGGCCGACGATGACCCCGCTCATGCCGATTTCGCCGGTGTTGATCTTCTTCCCACCGGGGAGGACGAGAAGTTTGCCTTTAGGCTCGTCCTTCTTGTCTTTGTCCTTGTCCTCGGTGTCGTCCATACAGGAACTTTACTTCAGCCATCGAGCGACGGGCCACCAATTGTAATCTCGGGGCCCTTCGCGCGAACCTTCGGAGGCTCGACGACCAACTCGTTGGCCAGTTCGAACGTCTCGACGGGGTTTTCGACTGGAGCGGCCTGCACGACAGGGAGCTTGCGCTTGGCAGCAACTGCTGCCTGACGGACTTGAGTGGGAACCTGACGGATCAGGGACTTGGCGTACTTGGAGCACCATCCCGGGGCCGTCTGGAGCATGCACCCGGTGCACCCGTCCGAAGCCAGGACGTGCGGAGCGCCGCGCTTGCGGAACGCCTGGGACCCGACGTTGCACCCCTTGCCGTAGTCGCGGTAGGCGGTCGGGTCGATGAAGAAAACGCCCTGGACGCCGTCGTCCTTGGCCGCCCGACGTCCCACCTCCGGTACCTGGGTCAGGTCGTCTCGAGAGTACCGCTGGAGGATGGCCGCTTGCAGAGGCTTGCCCGACAGGCCCGTGTTCATCAGGTGCGAAATCGTGCGACGCACCTCCTCCGGATCCATCTGCGCGACCGCCACCTCAGCCCGACCGGGCTGGAGGGTCTTGATGGTGGCCTGGACGCCGGAGTATTGATGCACCTGCTCGTCCGCCGGCGGAATCGGGTTGTGCAGGTTCACGTAAGCGACCGCAGTCGCCCAGCTCTTGATGGAGGCCGACCGCGCGTTGGCGTTCTGGACTTCTGTCGTCGTCAGTCGGTGCTGCAGAGCTGCACGCTGCAGTGCGAGCAGGAACGTCTCCTTACTGATGGGCTGCTTCTTGCTCACGATCTTCGTGTACTTGCAGATCTGAGCACATGCGCCGTCCGGAGCGCCCTTGCAGTGCGTGCACGTAGCCGAGCGCCGAATCACGTAGTCGAGATGCAGGTCACGCGGATCGATGCCGAGACCGGCTTGGTTCGACTGTCCGTCAGCTGCCAGCTGATGCATCAGGTTCAGCGTGTTGTTGCACCCCTCGAGAGCGTCCATGTCGAGGTACGTCTTGCCGAGGATTCCGTACTCGGCAACGAGACCGGCGATCTCCGGGTCTTGAGAAGCGGCGAGAACCTGCAGGTCAGCGTCGCCCTTCATCATCCGCGCCGCGTACTTGAGGAAGCCCGGCGACGGCATCGACTCGACCGGAGCCGAGAACTTGCGGTGCCAGAAGGCATCGTAGTCGGCCTGCGTCGGCTGGGCCTTGGGCACCGGCTGCTGCGTCTGGACGGTGAGGACACCCTCCGCTCGAGCAGCGATCGGAGTCTTCAGAAACGCAGCACGCAGGATTTCCTTGTACTCGCGTGCACTCGCAGGGAGTCCGTTGGCCATCCGGCCCACCGGAACGGGACCGTCCAGACGCTTCTCGCTGGCGAGCGTGGGTGCGTAGTGAGCCACGACCTTGGCCGTGTATGGAACTTCGGCCACGACGCGCTTGCCGCCGAACGTCTTGCAAATGCCCGTCTTCTGGCAATCGCATCCGCTCGAGTTGTCGCACCCTCCAAGCACGAACAGAGCGTTCCTGCTCACGGCACGAGCGAACTGGCGCTCCTTCGGATCCTTGCACGCTCGAGGGAAGTAAGAGGCGTTGATATAGACGTTGCCGAGAAGGCCGCGCTCCGCGATGACTTCGTTGATGGCGTCCTTGGCGCGGCGAATGTCGCCGATGCCGAACTCCGACTGCAGGCGACCTGCAATCGTGTTGTTGTCCATCCCCATCATCACCATCTTGGCGACGCGATTCCGGATGGGGGCCGTCTGGTCAGTGGGGGCCGTCTGACCGTAGTCCTGGCTCAACGGATTGCGGTTGACGATGGTGTGTGGCTTGAGCGGAACGAGCTGCGGGACGTTGAGCGAGCCCTCTTTCGTGTCCGAAATGAGTGCCTTCTGGAACTCCGGAATGATGTCGAGGTTCTGCTTGGGAAGAGCCTCGGCTGCCCGATAGTCCGCTTCGTCGACCGCGAGCCAGCTCAGGTCAGACACACCCTGGTTGTGAAGGATCTTGGTCAGATCCCCAAGACCAGAGGTTCCACTGAGATCGGGCAGTTTCTTAGCCATGACCGTTGATTACTCCCGCTCTTTTACGGGCTCGGACTTCATTCCTTTGAGCCACTCGTCGTGAGACATGCAGGATTGGCCGCTCTCTCGACAGCTCTTACAGTAAGCTTCGTAGGCGGTCTTGGTCGACTCCTTCATGGCGTCGTCGTAGCATTTCTCGGCTTCCTTGACGCTACCGTCACTGGCGATCCGGTCCATGTCGATGAGAGCGCGAGTCAGATTCGCCGCGAGTCGGCGGAGGACGCCGGCGACTTCGGGCTGCAGCACGTATCGGCACTCGAGATCGATGAGCTTGTTGCGGACCCTGGCCACCGTGGTGTTGCCAGCCGTCGACGCCGCACGCGCCACCGGGAACTCGTCGAGCACGTCTTTGACGAAGACGTTGTGCGAGAGTTTGAGGCACCGGATGATGTCCGATGACAGATATTGCGGCAGACCACGCGACTGCAGGAATGCCAGCACATGCCGCTTGGTCAGACCCTTCTTGCCGGCTTCCTTGAGGAAGTCCTTCGTCAGGGCCACGACCTGGTTGATGTTGGTTGCCTGCCTCGAGTTCATCGAAAGTCCTCCGGACGCAAACATGGTAACCCTATCACCGGTCACATCGGCACCAGGGAGCTGGGTTCCACCGTCCTGGTTGTCACTCCTGTCAAAGTTTATGTTCTCATCAAAGTCTGTTGCAGGAAACCCGTACGGACCCGATACGTCCTCGATCTCCTTGCCGGAAAGCCAGTTGCCGAGACTCTGGAGAAAATCGTCCATCGTCTCTTCGTTCTTCATCACCGTGGGAAGCGCAGAATCGGAAACTTTTTCCTTTTGACTTGTGTAGGCGCCGCTGTCCTGGGTGGGCGCCACATAGTCAGTGAAAAGAGCCCGCCTGCTCGACCCGGTATGACCGGGGTGCATATAATCGTAGTAGTCAGTCCGCGCCGCAGGATTATCACCATCGACAGGAAGCTCCGAGTGCTCTTCGGAAACTTTCTTGCCTTTGGGCCTGATGGCGCCAGGATCACGACCGTCGACGCCCTGCTCCTGCGGAAGCGTCGTAGCTTCCGCTACGGTCTCCACTCGAGCGTCGTAGACGTCGGTCTTCGGATGGAAGTGCTGGATGTTGGCGTCCTGGTCGCCCGGAACGAGGCCCACAGCAATGAAGCCGCGGTGCATGAGGGTCCCGAGACGTCCATCGTCACCGTCCGGATAGATTAGACTCCGGTCTGGATTGAAGACGTTGGCCGGCTGAGCATCTCCAATGGGAGGCTCGTGCTCGCAGTCCTCGTCGCAGACGTGGTCCGGCGGCAGAACGCCATTCGGAAGAGGTCCGAGGCGCATTGTCATCTCGGACACTGGTGATGTGTCGACCGACACTGGATAGCTGACAGTGCGGCTCTCCGGCTCGTTCGGATACGAGAGCCACTCCTCATCACCGGCCCCGTTGCCGGGGACCTCGATCTGCGATGACTTGGTGGCGTCGTCTGGCAGCGTGCGGCCTGCAGGCTCGTGCGCCTCAGAGTTCTCCCCGTGATCCCCTTCTTCGTCTCGCTGGGAATCGTAGGTCCCGATGCCCCAAGTATCGACTTGCTTGGGGAGGGTGCTCTCTGTGGGGAGTGTAGACGGCATCAGAACTGCGTCTCCCACAGGTTCGGAATTTCGAGCTTCGGCTTCTTGGGATTCAGGCCCGGCGGCGGGTCAGGCTGCGAATGCTCGCGCAGCCACTTGAGGTCTTCCTCGTTCATTCCAAGCGCGTAGTAATCGAGATTTTTGCTGTTGTCGGCGCCCGGGAGCCACGAGTAGGTCTGCGGGAGAGCGGCCACCTTCGTGGCTACCGAGTTCAGGTCGACGCTCTCTGCGCTCTCCGTGTACGGGTCGCCGAGTCCCGTAGTGCCATCGAGCATCGCATCGTAGCCTTCCGGGAGCTGCTTCTCGGTGTTGACGCCGCTGTCGAGTGCTTCCCCAGTGGGATCGTCCGAACCGTATTGCTCGTCGCCATTGAAGCCACCCTCACCCGGACCGATGTGCTCGATGCGGGGACCAGGCAGGCTGTCCGGATCCACCGATGAGTCCGCGACGCGAGTCGACGCCGTACGCATCTCGTACGCGCGCATTAGATGGGCAATGGCCGAAGCGTAATTGCCCTGCTCCGGCGTCGTGGTGTGCATCACCATTTCGACGGGGCTTTGGCCCTCGTGCTGTTCGCCCGTACCGCCCGGGAGTTGCGAGCCCTGCTCGCCGGGCTCCTCGGACTTCTTCTTTTTCTCGAGGATCTTCTTGTCGCGCTTGGCCGTGTCAGCGTAGCTGGAGAGCTGCATCTGGCCGTCGCCGCTGGCGTCGTTGTCCTCGGACGAACCCTCGTCACCCCAGCCATCGTTGTCGCCGTTGTCGGTCTCGTCGCTCTCGACCTGCGGGTTCATCTCGTCGGCGTTCGGGTTCTCGACAGGCTCGTCGAAGGTTTCCTCGGGGTTCTCCTCCTGGAATTCCTCCTCGACAAAGCCGGCCGGATTCTGCTTGACCTCTTCGGTCTGGTCCAGAATCTCCTCGGCGGGCCCGGACTCTCCGGCGCCCTGCCAATGCGGAGCGTTGATTTCGTCGTCGACAGTATCGGTGAAGGACGAAAGCACCTCCGCCGCCTGCGCGAGCGACTGGCGCATGTCCTTGATGTTCTGGATATAACCACGGCCACCGAGCAGTCCGTCCGGGCTGATCTGCGCGGACGGCATCTTGGAGAAGAGCCGGAAGGCCGCCATGGCGTAGCTCTGAGCACGCTGGCTGGCCCACAAGATCTTGGCAAGTTCTCGCAGCGCCTCGGGAGTCCACTGGAAGTCCTGAACGCGGATGTCGCGCCGGATCGGACCGGTGTCCTTGACGAACTCGATCTTGCCGGCCGTCCTGACTTGCGGCTTGCCGCGCACTCCGGCCACACGCATGGCGTGGCGAATGAGGACACCAGCGGCGATTCGAGAAAGGCGGTCCATGGAGACCTCTCAGCCCTTCACAGGACCGTTGTCGTCGTCGACCAGGCGCTCGATGTAGAAGCCCTTGTCGTCCTTGCCCAGGTGCCAAAAGTCCTGTTGCGACAAGTGCACCAATTGGTCTTCGGCGACGAGTTGGAAACCGGCCAGCTGACCGGCATTGGCGATGCGAATCCTGCCGACAGGCGCCGCGCTCGCCTTCCGCACCACGGGCTTCGAGGTGAAGAAGTCGTCGATTGAGCTGGAGGAGAAACGCAGGTCTTCGATCTTAGGCGCAGGCATGTCTCACCCTTTGCAAGGCATGCCAATGAACAGCCTAGGAGTGTCCGAGGGTCAGCTGACGACCAACTGCACCTGGACGTTGACCGGAGTAACCGTGGGGTTCGGGGACGAGATTTGAAGTATCTCGAAGTAGGTTCCCGGCACCTGAGGTATCCCCGCCGACCAGAGCGAGAGAGTGACGATAGTCGACTGGCCCCCAGCCAGGCCGCTGACGGTGGGCGGGTTGAAGGCGAGCCAGGGGCTGTTGTTCTGCACCTTGGCAACCGTCGCGTTCAGGATAGACGACGTCGGCCCGGTGTTCGTGATCGTCAGCTGCTGCGATCCGCTGTTCGCGGCCGTCAGCAGGGTCCAGGTGAGCTGGATGACGGCAGGCTGGGCCGAGATGACCGGCGGCGGAAGCACCGTGACGTTGACAGTCAGCGGAATGACCGTCGGCGTGGCGCGATTATCCTGCAGGTTGACCGTGCCGACGTAAGGCGCCTGCTGGGCGACCAGAATCGTCGGATCCAGAATGACAGAAAACTGTCCCGTCTGGTTCTGACCAATCCCCGGGATAGTCACCGGGGAGGCCGAAAGCCAAGGCACTGTTGGGGTCGCCGTGGCAGTCATAAAAGACCCGAAGGCGCCGGCGTTGATGATATTGACCGCCCCAACGAGAGACGCCGCGTCGCCTTGCGTGACAGTGATATTGAACGATGTCTGCTGACCCGCGACGAGCGCCAGAAGAGGCGCGAGCTGCTGCTGCAGCTGCGTCATTGAACCGGCCATCTCTTGGACGACGTCGCCGGGGATCGGAACGTCGACGCCATCCGTGTAGCGGCCAAACGGCGTCTGGATGTCGCAGACGTAGTATTGCTGCGAAGCTCCTTGAACGTTGCTGGCCGAAACAGTCCAGTACCAAGTCCCGCCAACCGAGATCTTGCTGAACCGGAAGCCGCCCGAGGCTACGTTGGAGCCCATCGCCAAGGAGCGACCATGGGAAGCCTACCAAATGTCTCGGCCGCTCATCGACGGAGCGTCGAACACCTCGGAATAGAAGCGCTCGAGGTCGTGAAGAAACCCTCGAGTGGCGCGGTTGAGAGATCGCCGGTATCGGCGGTTGGCGATCCTTTTGTCTTGGCGTTTGGAAAGGATGCTGTAGTTCACCCAGCGACGAGCCCGTTTGCAGCTGTACTGCACAGCAGGTAGGACGGTGATCATGGTCAGAACCTCCTAAAGTCCTGACATGATCGCCTCCTTTCGCGCGTCGAAGTGCATCAGCTCTCCATTACCTCAAAGACTTCTTCGTGAACTTGTCTCAAAAGAAGGCCCTTGCAGGCCCAGGTCCCGAACTTCTTCCACTTCGGCCGGTGCGTGTAGCCATGCATCCAGCGTTTCTTGGCGTTGAACGGAACCTCTATGCTCTTGACAGTAATGCAAAGATGTTTCGGACTCACCTCAACGGTCAACTTCCCGTGCCGATGGCTCGTGCCGCGGTTCACAGCTATCAGGTCGAATGTGATTTCGACGGCACCAGGCAAGTAATTGCTGCTGAGGGTGCCTGGCTGAACTTGGAAATATCGAGAAAGATAGAACGCCCCAATCACAGACACGATGGATGGACGAGCCCACTCGCAAGCCGCAGGCAATTCCTTTGGTAGCAGGTCCGCAGGCTGGAGCACTTGCTCCGTCATCTGCTGAGCCTCATCCACTGTGAAAAGGTGGGTCTTCACGCCGCTATTCTTGGGGTCAAGTTGCCGCTATTCTTGGGGTATTAGGTCGCTCCCGCAGCCTGAGCCCGGGAATAGAGAGTCGTAACGACTCTTAGCAACATCCCTTTGGATTGATGTCGTCATCGCGGCTTCACGTGCACGGTGCCTCGGGACAGTGAGATTACACCGTCGTCGGGCAGACCTACGATTCGTGGACTTGGCGGGCGACGCGAACGATGTATTCTTCCGTAGGTGGCGGGCCTGCGAGTGGTCCCATCCTCGCACCGCACCTCTTGCAGACGCGGACGAGCGCGGCCATCGAAGGGTTGCCGGACTTGCGGCGCTCCGTTTTGGGGAGCTTCTGCCACTCGTGGCCAAAGTTACGCGCCGTCACTGGGTAGCTCCCCGGCAAGCACTCGTTCGAACCGTTCCCGATTGTAGTTGATGGCAATGAAAGTGCTCGAGTCGTCTGATAGGCGACTGCCCCACTCACCCTTATCTCGGTAGAGCTGGACTCGAGCAAATTCGCAGATTCCGGGATCGATGGTGGACATGGCGGCGAGTGGGTCGTGGAACGCTTTGCCTTTCGGGTTTTTCCCAAGATATTTCGCCATCCCTTCTCGCATGAGAGCAAAGCCCGGGTTCGGATTCTCGACTCGCATCATGCGCTCGTGTGTCGCCGGATCGTAGATGACGCCGTGGCACACGTTCTTGGAGACCAGGTGTCGCTTGAGCACAGACGGGCTCTC